TTTTATGGAGAATTTGCAGATTCATAATTTTAGTATTATCTTTGTATCACAATCGGAACAAAATCTTCATTTTAACCATTAAAATTAAACATTAAAGATTAAAAAGACTTTAATGTTATGATTTATTTAATGGAATCTGGAAAGTATTACAAAATAGGATATACAAAAGATATTAGTAAGAGAATTAAAGTATATCAAACATATAATCCTGAATGTATACTTGTCCAAGTAAAAGAAGGGACTTACGAAGACGAAGCAATTTTACAAAACTTATGTAAAGCATATCTATTCAAAAATGAGTGATTTCATAAGGATTCTGAAGTTCTTAAATTGTTTACTGAATATGTGCAGAAATCTACCCCTCCAAGTAGTAAAGTATTATTTAGGAGAAAGGCGTGCAAAGATTACTACAATTCTAGAGCAAATAAAACTAGAAGAGTACTAAAGCAGTATGACAAAAATGGGAATAAAATTGCTGAGTGAAACTCCCAACGTGAGGCCCAAAAAGCATTAGGAATTGATAATACATTAATTTCTAAGTGTATTAAGGGAGAAATTAAGTTCGCTGGCGGATATAAATGATCATATTAGCCAGTTTATATGGAACAATGTTTAATGTTTAATATTTAAAGTTCAATTTATGAAAAAGTATGAAGTTTCGGCTTATAGCCTTGAGGAAGCAAAAGCAACTGCACTGAGTGAGTATGGTCTCAAAGTAACGCAGAATGTATCACAGTCATGGAAGAATGCAGGTTCACCTGTTTCAGGTAAAGAATTTGAAGGATTCTGTATTGACATGCTGGATAAGAAACGTCTGACTGGCGTAGAGGGTGTTGGCCTGGTAATTGCAATTACCCCAGGATCAAAGGATACTCGCGAGCGTCCTTACAAGTACAAGAATGTAACCAATGAGGGTAAACGTCAGATGGAGCGTGTTGTTGAGATTCGTCTGAAGGCAACTGATGAAGTAGTTGGTACTGCTAAGAACAAGGGTGAAGCTGAGAAGCTTGCTAAGAAACTTATGCTTACCTATAAGCAGGATATGGTAGCAGTTATTGTCTATCATGTTAAGGACGGTAAGGAAACAGCTTTTGAGCTGGATTATGCACCTTCGCAGTCCGCACAAAAGGGTCGTTACATTGTCTTTGGTAACGAAAAGAGTGGTTTTTAATTAAACTATATTTAGAGAAAGCAGGGTTGGATTAAATTCCAATCCTGCTTATTTTTTAAGATTTATGACAGTAGATATATTTAAACATCCACTATTCACATCTTGTGGATTCTTAGGAGTATGACCAGGAGATAGTTCCTCTTTTATTGATCAATTTCATTTAGGAGGAGAATATTGTGTTTATGTATTACTAGATTCATGATGTAAACATGATACAATCCTTTGTGGATGATCCTTTCCCTATGCTATTAAGTATATAGGAATGGGCCCCTACCCAGTAGGGTGAGGAAAAACAGGTAAGCGTCCACTAAATCATAAAAATGACTTATTTAGTGACCATCTTAAATTAGACCCAAATCGTTATATATTGACCTTTCCATCAACATGCTTAGACAAACAGTCTGCCTTTGATTTAGAATCAATATTAATAGATGCTGCATTGAAGGATTCTTATACATTATCCCCTAGAGGTTTAAGATATGTTAGAACTCCAGATTTTCAGTTAATAAACAAAATAAGAGGTCATAAGATTAATGGAAGTTACCTTAGACAAGCTGCTTAGTGGCAAATCAACACGAATTAATTCAAAAGATTTTCTTTCAACAGAAGACTATGTAAAGCCTTTTATTGAAGAAATGAGTAAATTCACTTCTACTTATAGAATAGAAGCTATCCCTCCCTCCCAAGTTACTACAGATAAAGAAGGGGAGGATATTACCTATAATAGGGTATTAGTACAGGCAATCATGCCTACTCAAATAGATGAGTATAATGAAATATATACTTTGGCATATTCTTTAGATATAAGAAGACCTATTTATAAAGTATATAAAGCAATGTTTAATAATACTACTAATTCAATAATTGCATTTGATTCAAATTGATTAGTAGTCAATGAAATTAAACCAGCAGAAACCTTTACACTTCCAATTCAAAACTTAATGAGTTTTACAAGTGATTTTGAAGTTAAACTCAAGAAATATAAAAACGATACTTTATCTACTAAAGAAAATGATCGTTATGTAAGACTGGGTTCTTGGATTGAAAAATGTCAGTTTGCAGTATGGCAAAATGACTTTGGAGGAAAGGTTAAATGGTCTCCAACAAATGTTGTTAAGGCTTATAATAACATTTATATAAATACATCAAGTGATTATTATGTTGGTGATAAGGACTCATCTGTAATTAATACATATAATTCATTTGCACAGTTAATTGCAGATGATAAAAAAGATATTTGCAATAAGTTTGAGAAAACTATGCTAATTAATTTATTATTAGAATTAAAGTAATGACAGTTGAGCAATGGTTAAATAATGACGAATTAGCTATTACTATCTGGAAGAATAAATATAGGTTTGAAGATGAATCGCTAGACGATTGGTTCAAAAGAGTTTCTGGAGGTAATGAAATCGTAGAAGAACAGATTAGAGCTAAAAAATTTATTTTTGGAGGCAGAATCCTTGCTAATAGAGGGTTATCTGATAAAAATAGAAAAATAACATATTCAAACTGTTATGTAGTTGCTCCTCCTGAAGATAATCTTGAATCTATTTTTGAGTGTGGGACAAAGTTAGCAAGAACATTCAGCTACGGGGGAGGTTGTGGAATTGATATTTCTAATTTGAGACCTTCTGGAGCAAAAGTTAATAATGCTGCAAAAACTACTTCTGGGGCTGTAAGCTTTATGGATTTCTATTCATATATTACTGGACTAATCGGTCAGAGTGGTCGTAGGGGAGCACTAATGATTTCTATTTCTTGCGATCATCCAGATCTTGAAGAGTTTATTGAGATTAAGTCTGACTTAGATAAAGTTACAAAAGCTAATATCTCTGTTAGAGTTAGTGACAAATTTATGGAAGCAGTTATTAAAGGTGAAACTTTAATATTGAAATTCGTAACTGATACTGGTGAAACAATTACTAAAGAGGTAGAAGCATATCCTATTTTTAGGAAGCTTGCTCAAATGAACTGGGATTATGCTGAACCTGGTATATTGTTTTGGGATAGAATAACTAGCTGGAACTTATTATCAAATAATAAAGAATTTTCTTATGCAGGAGTAAATCCCTGTGCTGAAGAACCTCTGCCAGCTGGAGGGAGCTGTCTTCTTGGAAGCATAAACCTTGCAGAATTTGTTACAAAAGAAAGAAAACTTGATCTTATCTCCTTAAGAGAAACTATTCGAGTTGCAGTTATTGCTTTGAATGAAGTTCTTGATGAGGGTCTTCCTTTACATCCTTTACAAGAACAAAGGGATTCCGTAGCAGAGTGGAGACAAATTGGTCTTGGTGTTATGGGTTTGGCTGATATGCTTATCAAATTAAGAGTCAAATACGGTAGTGCTACTTCTAGATCCGTTTTAGAGTCAATTGGACATGAATTAATCATGACTGCTCTGGAAACTTCTTCTATGTTAGCTGCTAACTATGGACCATATCCTAAATTTAATCGCGATTGTGTTATACAAACTCCTTTCTTTAAGAATTTAGATTCTGGGGATATGAATGATTTGCGTTTCCAAAGTTTGCACGATGTTATATGTAAGTATGGTTTACGCAATTCTCAATTACTTACTTGTGCTCCAACTGGCAGTATTGCAACCATGCTAGGAGTGTCTACAGGTTGTGAACCAATTTTTGCAACCTCTTATACACGTAAGACTGAATCTTTAGTAAATGAGGAAAAGTATTATAAAGTATATACCCCAATTATAAAGAAGCTTATTGATGAAGGATTTTCTGAAGAAGCTTTACCCGAGTATGTGGTTACATCAGAACAGATTCCATATAGAGAAAGAATTAAGGTTCAAGCAACTTTACAGGAGTTTATTGATGCTTCTATTTCTTCTACTATAAATCTTCCAGAGTCAGCTACTGTTGATGATGTAGAAACTATTTATAGATTAGCTTGGGAGGAAGGTTTAAAGGGTGTTACAGTTTATCGTTCTGGATGCAAAAGGGGTGCAGTCTTATCAAAGAATCCCGTAATTAAAGAATGCCTAAAACGTCCTGAATCTGTTGAAGCTAAACTAATTAGATTTAAGAATGGTTTTGAGAATTGGATTGCATTTGTAGGTCTCATTGATGGAAGGCCTTATGAAATTTTTACTGGTATTAACAATATAGAAGATTTTCCAATTCCCACCTCAATCACTGAGGGAGAAATTATTAAAGTAAAAGACTCTTTAGGCAAACGATATGATTTTCAATATACTGATAAATACGGGTATACTAACCGTTTAGGAGGATTGTCTCGCATCTTTAATCAAGAATACTGGAATTACGCTAAATTAATATCTGCTTTATTAAGAGGTGGTATTGAATTAGATAAGGTAGTTAAGATTATTGATGGAATGCATTTTGAGTCAGATACTCTAAATACTTGGAAGAATGGTGTAAAGCGTGCTATTAAAACTTTTATAGTTGATGGAGTTGCTTCACATGAAGTTTGCCCAGATTGTGGTGAGCATTTGATATACGAAGGGGGATGTACTATATGTAAAAATTGTGGGTTTAGTAAATGTGGATAGATCCGCACTTTAGACAACAGGGTATTGCCAAGTATAAAGAATTAAAAGATGATGGCAAGTTTGAAGGGCTGACCAGAGTACAAATTATTAAATTACTACGTAATGAAACTGGACTTGGTTTAGCAGAATGTTCATCTATCTATAGAGAATTAAATACTATGACTATTCTATTAGATAAACTAACTGATGATAAAACTGTTATAGGTAATATTCTCACTGGGCTTAAAAAGAAAGGCGGCTACTGCCCATGTAAAATTGGGAAAGAAGACGAAAATCTCTGCCCTTGTAAAGAATATCGTGATACAGGACATTGTCATTGTACATTATACAAGAATGCCTAAATATACATTACACGTTCCTGTTTATGGATCATTAGATCTTGTAATTACAGCAGAGAACGAACAAGAAGTACTAGAGAGGTACTTAGAAGAAAGAGATAACTTATTAAAGTTTAATGATGGAAAACTGCAAGATGATTTAGATATATCATATGTAGTTCAAATTAATGATAAGACACAATGTTAAAAATTATTATCCTTATCTTTTTAGGGTTGGAAATTCTTTCACGTGCAATGGCGTTAGGGAATGATGACCTCAGAAATAAAATGGCAACGATGCTGGAAGATTCTGCAAAAGATTTCAGACTGAATGGTTCTAAAACCAAAATGAGCCTTGCAGTATGGATATTATTCTTTATTGCAGTTCTTTTATGCTAGTAAATATAAAGAAATTAGTTCCTGAGGCTGTACTTCCACTATATGCTAAAGTGGGGGATGCTGGAATGGATTTAGTTGCTACTTCAGTTGATTATAGTAATGAGTACTATATCGAATATGGAACTGGGTTAGCTGTTGAAATCCCTGAAGGCTATGTTGGTTTGATCTTTCCTAGAAGTTCTAATAGTAAAAAAGATTTACAGCTTTGTAATTCAGTGGGTGTAATAGACTCTGGTTATAGAGGAGAAATCAAATTACGTTATCGGAGAATTATTAACCCTACTCCTAAAAGAAATTTTGTAGTAACTGACGTACAATGACAAGAAGAACTAGATAGTAATACGCCTATACAACGTATAAAAGCGGATTTCTCTTGTTATGGCATCGGAGATAAGGTAGGACAAATTATAATTATGCCAATTCCATTTATTACCTTTATAGAAGTTCAGGAATTATCCGAGACTGTTAGAGGTGATGGTGGGTTTGGTTCAACAGGAAAATAATGACCTCAGAAGAAATAACACAAACTCTACGAGACGATTTAGTGCAAACTATCTATAATTTACAAGATAAATTTCTTAATTTTGAACTTGGAGATGAACAAGTAGATGTACTAGTTTCAATCTTCGCCTTCTTACATAAGAAAGGGTTTGATGAGTTAGTTCTTTCTGGCCCTGGAGGAAGTGGAAAATCTGCTATAACCAAATTAATCGTTCTATACCTTGAGAAGCAATGTATTCCTTACATTTTAGCAACTCCAACAAATAAAGCTTGCGGAGTACTTCATAATTATACAGAACGTGACGTTGTAACACTTCATAAACTCCTAACTTTAAAACCTACTATTGATATAATTAATCTTGACTTTAAAGACCTTCAATGGAATGCTGATTCAATCTCTTCAGGCATTCCATTGAATGGGGTTTTAATTATTGATGAGTGTTCTATGATTAACTCCGATTTATATGAGTTTATCAAAGAGAGAGCTAAGATTAAGCAATGTAAAGTAATTTATACTGGAGATGATAAACAACTATACCCAGTTAAAGAAAAGGAACTATCTAAACCTTTTCAATGCAATCATCAATATTATTTAAGTAAAGTTTATAGACAGCAGGAAAATAATCCTCTATTGGATATTTTAAACACACTTAGAGATCATTCAATTAAACAATTTTATGAAATTCGTTCTCCTGAAGGTAATCTTGTAATATTCCATCATTGGAGAAAGTTTGTGTCTTCTGCCTCACATTTATTTAAAAAATCAGTAGATTTAGGTAATCCAGGGATTGTGAAATTACTTGCCTATACAAATAAGCGAGTAGAAGCTTTTAATCATATTCTTCGAGATTCTATATTTCAGAATGAATCTGAATATAATGTTGGAGAAATTTTAATGGGTTATGATACTTGTAGTTACAAAGACAAACGAGTATTCAAATCTATGGAATTTGAAATTATAAACTCTGCAGAATACATTGTGACGAATATAGTTCCTGGACATTGTCAATTAGGATACATTACATATAAAGGATATTATTTAACCCTTCGTCCAATTAATACAGAATATTCAGAAGATGAAATATTTATTATTTCAAGAGACACTAATGAGAAAGACTTAACTGCTTTAGCTGCATATATAGAACTAATGCGTTTAGATGCAATTCAAGCTCGTTCAAAAATAGCAGCATCAAAATTATGGAAAGAGTATTTTCGAGTTATGGAATCTTTTACTACCCCTGTTGATTTAGTCTATGGAAATAGAACCGTAAGAAAGAAAACTCTTGACTATGGTTACTGTCTATCTGTTCATAAATCTCAGGGTTCAAATTATGATAACATATTAATAGATATGGGTAATTTATTTACCTGTAAAAATAAAGAAGAGTTAAGGCAACTACAATATGTAGCTTTATCCAGAACTCGTAATAATATTAGTATGCTTATTTAAATGCATGATATATTAATTTCTAGAGATTCTAGAGGAAAAGTTAGAGTTGTTGATATTTCTTATGAATGGAATGACACAACTCATAGCTTTCTAATTATTAGGAAAACATCTCAATGAGGAGGCAAAGTAACTAATCAGCCTATTATTGAAGTTAAAAGAGGAAAGGCACAGCGTACAGCTGCAGAACAAGTTAAGTTAGAATATAACAGTAATGTTAAAAAATATCTTGATAAAGGATATAAAAATATTCGAGATTTTAAAATCGAATCACTGGATGATATAGATGATCCAGGAAAACTACTTGGAGATATAACCACAGACCAATCTGGTGCTCCCAAACCAATGTTGGCTAAAAGCTTTGATGGTGTAGCCACCTCAACATTTGAGCATGAATTTTATGGCTCAACAAAAATAGACGGAACACGATGCCTTATGCATTGGAATGGTTCTGAAGTTGTGACTTCTTCAAGGGGAGGAAATAACTATGATGTCGCAGCTAACTATATTAGGAAGGATCCAAAAGTGATGAAGTGACTTAAAGAGAATCCAAATATATGATTAGATGGAGAATTATATGTGCATGGGTTGCCCTTATCATATATTTCTGGTATTGTCAGACTTCAAACCCTGGATGATAAACACAAACAATTAAAATATTATGTTTACGATTTGGCTATCCCTGATGTAAAATTTAAGGATAGATTAAAGATTTTAGAGGATTTTGAGAAAGCTGTCTCTGATTCTGACAAAATTGTAATGGTTAAACATGTAAAAGTATCTGGATGGCTAAATATGAAAGCTCTTCATGATCAATATGTTAATGATGGTTGGGAAGGTTTAGTAATTAGAAATCCTGATAAAGAATATAAGTTTGGAACACGAGACAATCGTATGATCAAACTTAAAATGTTTGAAGATCATGAATATAAAATTCTAGATCTAGTAGATGGCCTTAGAGATGAAGATTTATGTTTCTTAATGGAAACTAAAGAAGGATATCAATTCAAGGCTAAGCCTATGGGAGATAGAGCTTTAAAACAATGATATCGTGATCACATTGAAGAATTAAAAGGTCAAATGGGTACTGTAAAACATTTTGGAATGACTAAAACAAATACTCCAGTACCTAATCTCCCTGTATTTAAAGCAGTTCGAAATTATGAATAAAAATTTAGAAAACATTATTAATCAACTAATTGATTATTACAAGGAAGTAAATGATCTAAAAGAATCAGGAATAGATATATCTAAATTAGCTGCTCACAAAGTATTATATAATTTATATACTCAAATGCTAATTGATTCTGTTGGATTAAGTAGAGCTTTAGCAATTCAAAGATATGCAGAATATCCTACATGTTCTATAGAAGACTTTAATATTTATCTTGATGATCAATATCCAGAAAGGAAAATAGTAGATCGTCCTGATGTAAAAGAGTTTGAAGAGGATGCTAAAGAAAAGTTTGTCAGAGAACGAATTGAATCTGGAGATTATATACGTGAATCAGGCTCGGGGCAGGTTGTTAATTCCGTTACAGGAAATATCATGGAGTCTGATATACTGGAGAAACTATCTGAAGCAACAAAGGATGAGAAAGTTGTTAAAGATGTATGTCAAAAACTTCCTGAATATTATATAAATGGGAAGAAAGTAGCTAAAGAAGCATATGATGAAGCTATGCTTAAAGTAGATAAAATTATTGAAAAATTATTTAAAATAATCGATGAATAACATTTCTTTTATTGATTTTGTAAATTCAAATATTGAAAAGTATATGAAAGAACAAAATCACAAAATGCTTATTGCATTTAGAAACATCAAATCTGAGTATGTTTATATGAAGGAGAAATCTGGAGAAACTGATACTGAGATTATTAAAAAGATGTTTAATAAACGAAAGGAAACTTGTGAGATTTACAAGGATAAGAACCTGGAACTCTTTGAAGCTGAAAATCGAGAGATGGTTATTCTTCATCCCTTCCTTCCTGTAAGTGTTCCTAAGAATGTCGTTCTACAATACCTTAATAGGCTTTCTATTACAAAAGACAAGAAAAACTTTAAAGCTTTTCAAGATGCTTGTATGGAAGAATTTGGAGAAAAAGTTGAGTCTTCGATTATCTTAGAACACATAAATTCGTAATTTTCATGCCTCAAATTTTGATTAAATTATTATTTTGAAGAGGTAGTTCCAATTAAAATTATAATCGAAATTTGAGGCTTATTTTTAATATTATGTCACTATATACAGATTTACAAAGTTGTAAGGTAGAATCAGATGTAGCTATCGTTTACAATAATTTATTCAAGTCACAGTTTGGAATTACTCCTGAACAGAAAAATAACTGTGATTCATACTTCTATTTGGGGGGGGGGATCCCTGTTTTAGTGGAATTCAAATATAATGAAAACTTTAATAATAGAGTTAGCTTAGTTAAGGTTTTTATTCAAGTTTTATTTTACTTAAAATCTTTTAAGGAACCACCTTTGGTTACAATTATTGCTGATTTAAATGAATTTATTATAATTAATAATTCAGTATTGTTTGACTATCTAGAAGAAGATCTAGATTGGAGCGTAAATCCCTCTATTGCTCCTAAATGTAATCAGGGTTTAATAGATAAGATGCTATTAGATTCTAATCTAATGAAAACGATTGTATACCCAATTAAAGAGACTACTGCTGATGAAGAACTTTCCTCTTTAATTTTGGCAAAAAGTAAGGAATCAATTATCTATTATATTTATGATTGTGTAAACAAATTTAAAAGTTCTAAAGCTAAAGGGCTCGATAAACAGATCTCAAAGCTATTTAAGAATCTAAGTATATATTGTAAGTAAATTATGTTAAAAATAATATTTAATAAGGAGGATTTAGGGTGTCGCAAGGTGTTTTTCACCAGCGACACTCATTAGTTACTTTCGTCATGGTAACATAATTAAGTATTGTGATCGTCCATTTAATAGTATTCAAGAAATGGATCATGCATTGATTCAAAACTGGAATAAAGTGGTTAGTGAGGATGATATAGTTTTTCATTTGGGCGATTTTGCTTTTGCAGATAAAAGTAAATGGCGCCAAATAGCTAATGCTCTTAAAGGTAGAAAATATCTTATTCAAGGCAATCATGATAGAAGTGATGATATTCCTACTGAGTGTTTTGAAGCTGTAGGAGACATGATGCAAGTATCTATTTATGATACAGAATTAGAAGACTACTCAACTTTTATCATGACTCATTATCCTTTAGCTACATGGGCAGGAATCAACAGAAGTATTTGTAACTTGCATGGGCATATTCATAGCACTCCTGATTTAAAAGGAACAGGATTTGACATTGTAATTGCTAAAAATGCACCATGGAATCAGTACGATGTAGGAGTAGACAGAAATAATTTTACTCCAGTTAGCTATGAAGATTTGAAAACTATCTTTACAAAACGAATGCTTTATGGAAATAAATCAATTAAGGGTTCACGAAAGAGTGATTAACTTTCTTTATAGAAATTTTGAACAGGGAGTGTTCAGAGTTGATGAAGAAGGGTACGAATATGTGGATGAAAAATATATTAATTTATATGATTCATTAGCATCTAAAATTTGGGAAACCGAATCTCTAATATGGATTTAAATATTTATGTAGAGAAATTGTATCAGGCTTGAATTAAATATAAAGGAGTTAGAATTCTTGTAGACTATGATGATACAATTAAACCGTATAATACAGCTTCTGAAGCTCTTTGTAAAGACATAATTAATACTTTAATTGAAGCCCAAGAACTAGGAGCTACGGTAGTTCTATGGACCTGTAGATCTGGGACCCGTTTAAAGGAAGCTGTAAATTATTGTAAATCTGTAGGATTAGAATTTACTGATGTCAATCCTGTAGAACCTTTCTTACCAGGGTATTCTATGAAAGCCTATGGTAATATACTACTTGATGATAAAGCTGGATTAGAACAAGCTTTAATTACATTAAAATTAGCATTATACAAATATAAAAAGTTCGTTTATGAAATTAACGAGAAGCAAAGATTGCAATCCTAACTACCTTGCTAAGATTGTGCAAATTGATTCATTTAGACCTCACCCTAATGCTGAGCGTCTAAAGTTAGCAACTGTTGATGGATATATAATTTCCACATCAATTGATTCTGCAGAGGGAATCTATGTATATTTTCCTGTTGAATGTGTTATCAATTCCGACTTTTTGAAGGTTAATAATCTTTACAGAAAAGCAGACCTTAATCTTGATCCTACTAAACAAGGATTTTTTGAAGAGTCTGGTCGAGTAAAATGTATTAAATTAAGAGGACTTGCATCAGAAGGGCTTATCATGCCTATCTATGAGTTGTGTAAATTTGCTGGAGAAGGAATTGCAGAACCTATAGATTCTGTTGAAATGTCAAAATTAGTAGGAACAGAATTTGATACTGTAAATGATAAATTGTTTGTCTGGAAGTATGTAATTCCTACTAAAACTTCTGGTGGAGGAATTAATGGCTCAGCTAAAGAAAAGAAGAAAGTTCTTAATATAGTTGATGATCAATTCCATTTTCACATCGATACAGAACAGTTACAGAAAAATATTCATAAGGTTCAGCCAACTGATATTATTAATATCTCTTGGAAAGAACATGGAACAAGTTTGATTCTATGTAACCTACTTACTAAGAAAAATCTTTCTCTGAAGGAAAAAATTGCTAAATTCTTTGGAGTTCCTGTATCTGAAAGTGAATATAAGAAATTCTGTTCATCTAGAAAGGTTATCAAAAACCCTGAACTAAATCCTGGTATGACCAAAGGATATTACGATTGTGATATTTGGAATCTTGCCTTCGAAGTATTAAAGGATTACTTATCTAAGGGGCTTTCTATCTACGCAGAAATTGTAGGATATATGCCTACAGGATCTATGATTCAATCTGGATATGATTATCAATGTATTTATGATCCTAAAACTTATGAGTATTCAAAAATGACTCCTAAACAAATGTATGATGCAAAACTGTTTGACATTATTGTTTACAGAATTACATACACTAATGTAGAGGGAAGAGTTTTTGAATTCTCTACTCAACAAATGAAGACCTTCTGTGAAAAGTATGGAATTCATTGTATTAAAGAGCTCTACTATGGAACAGCACAACAACTATTCCCTGAGTTGAATCCCAATGAGCATTGGCATGAAAATTTCTTGCAAGCATTGAGAGATAAATACTTAGAGAGAGAGTCTGTTCTTTGTAACAACAAAGTTCCCGAAGAGGGAATTGTACTTCGTAGAGAAGTAAGTGAAATTGATGTTTATAAACTTAAGTCAGTAGCATTCCTTGAGAGAGAAACTAAGATGCTCGATAAGGGGGAAGCTGACATTGAATCAGGACAAGAATAATGAGGTCGTTTTCTAAAGAAGAAATTCAGGCACTCAAAGAAAACAAGGAAGTTTTATATTTTTATAAGCTTCCTTGTTCTTTATTTGATTCTGGATTTCAATATATTATTGTTACTGATGCCCCAGAACCTCCTGAAAAATATGATAATGTAAAATATCTTTCTTCTCAGTGTTGGTTTCAAAGAATGCAAAATGGGAGTTTGCTCCCAATAGTTTGCACATCACTTGGAAAATCCTATAAGATAAAAGAATATGTATCTGTCTATGTAAAGCCAGATATTATAAAGCTTAGAAAATTACTGGAAAACAGTTTATTAGGAGCTTGTAAATATCCTTGAAGTTTATCTGATGATGAAATTATACAAGAATCTTTATGGGGAATTCAAGTAATTAAAGAGGGAAGAGTGAATAGAATTGATGTATTTAAATCAATTTATAAGGTGACTGAAGCTTTTAGTGAATTTTTAGAAGTATCTGCACCAATGTATCAAATGTGGAGGGAGAATAATGAGTAAGATGATCGTACTTCAAGGCTGTCCTGCTTCAGGTAAAAGTACCTGGGCTAAAGAGTTTATAAAGGATAAGCCTAACTGGGTAATTGTATCCAGAGATGAAATTAGAGAGGGAACTGGTAAATATTGGGTCCCATCTCGTGAAAATTATATTTCTGATATTGAAGAATTTTCTATTAGAGCAGCTATTAATCGTAACTTAAATGTTATTGTAGATGCCACTAATCTTAATCAGAAAACTATTGATAAGTTAACTAAACTCGCTACTGAACTAAAGGTAGACATAGAGTTTAAAAAGTTTGTTATTTCATTTAATGAAGCGTACTGGCGTGATACGAAAAGAACTCGTAAAGTAGGACTGGCAGTATTACGTAGGTTCTTTAATACATATTTTCCTGATATGTCTCAGGAAATTGTAAACCAAGAAAAGGAATCTCCAGCTAAAGAAAGATTTATTCTTAAACAAGATGAAACTCTTCCTCATGCTATTATTTGTGATATTGATGGAACTTTATCATTAATGAATGGAAGAGGTCCGTTTGAGTATCATCGAGTAAATGAGGATCTTCCAAATAATCCTGTCATTGATTTAGTTAACTCTTTATCAAAGATGTATCAAATTATTATTGTTACAGGTCGTGAAGATACCGAAGTATGTAGGAAAGAAACTCTTAAATGGCTGAATAGATATTTAACATGTAGCGATTTTTTATTCTATATGAGAAAAGAAAAAGATTATAGAAAGGATGCTATTGTTAAGACTGAAATTTATAATGAACATATTAAAGATAAATATTGTGTAGCTGCGGTATTCGACGATCGAGACCAGGTTGTGAACGATTGTTGGAGAAAGCTAGGATTACTATGCAATCAGGTTTGGAAAGGAGATTTTTAATATGACTGTTGATGAATTTAATGATAAATGGAAGAACCATTTAGAAGAAGGATTTGAAGGATTGGAGTTTAGTGATGCTGAAGGGAAGGTTGTGGATTGGTTAGATAAACATTTTGTTTTATTTGAATTAATAAATCCAGAGTTTACTTATGCGCAAATTAAACTCAAATTTGGAATGGCTAGAGTATATCTTCAAGGGCTTCCTAGTACATGTGCACAAATAGCAGAAGATGCAATAAATAAAATTATGAAATGCGAACTTTAATTAAATTATATCAGATGCTTTATATAGGAGTATGTAGGATGAATTACTGCATTACTCCTATATATGAGCCTATTCTATTATTTATTAGTTCTTATGTCTAAGAATATTCCTGATAGCTGTTGAGATAATGATCCTTCAGCACCTTGGAATGATATACAAGTAACTTATAATTATAGGTTATATGTAAATCTCGATGGTATTCTATTTGCTTCCGAAATTATAAGAGAAGTAACTACATTTGGCCACTTTGAAATCAAATCTCCAGATGATTGGTCTTTTCTTGAAAATGATATCTATCAAGTTATAGAAGATAATCTTGGGGATGAAATTAAGGAATGTAACTACAAGATTGACTTACTAAACTGAAGCTATAATGAATAAATATGTAATTGTAGAATGACCAGATATTCAATTTTTAATGACTGAATCTGGTTTTAACGAACATGCCTGTCTCATTAATGATGATGAATGAGTGTCTAAATATGGTTCTTCTGCATACTTTGTTGAAGAAGAATGATTAAATAGAATATCATATGAAAGCTAAAGTTAAAGGATTTGATCTTGAAGTTGAACCAATGACAAAATATGATTATAATGATCGTATTTTGAAACTTCAAGTACAACATAGAGAAAATAAGAGAATCAATGGATTCTATTGCAACTGGAATGGTTATAAGTTCTGAATAGATGAAATTGATTTTAACAAGATATATACTATTGAAGAATAATGATATACTTAGTTACTAACGCTCCAGCCTTAATAAAATCCACTAAATATACTTGTATTTCTGTTAAAGAAGCTTTAAGTATGTTGGAAAGGTTAAAGATTGTTGGTGTGGATACTGAAACTGAGGGTTTCGATGTCTATACTAAAAAACTGTTATCTCTTCAGCTAGGATGCTTTGATTTTCAGGTAGTTATTGATTGTACAACAGTTAATGTTTTGTTATTTAAAGATTATCTTGAATCTGAGCGATTATTTCTTTTTTGAAATGCAAAATTTGACTTAAAGTTTTTGTATTACTATGGAATTATTCCAAGATATGTATGGGATGGGTATCTTGCAGAGAAGCTTATGTGGCTCGGATATCCTTCTGGTATGCATGGAATGGGTCTTAAAGATGCAGGAATAAATTATCTTGGAGTAGAACTGGATAAGACTGTTCGAGGTCAAATTATAAATAAGGGTTTAACAGAAGATGTTATAGTTTATGCTGGAACAGATGTTAAATACCTAGAACCTATAATGGAGAAGCAAAAAGAAAAACTTAAAGAACAAGGTCTTCTTGATGCTATCCGTGTTGAAAACGCATTTGTTAGATGTTTAGCTTATATTGAATTCTGTGGAGCTAAAATTGATCCAGAGAAATGGAAAAAGAAACTGGAGAATGATTCTAACTTATGTGAAGATTTAATCTGTCAACTCAATAAATGAGTTGAAGATAATATGGGAGGTAAGTATACAACTGTAAATAGACAAGGTGATCTGTTTGATGGATTTGATACTCGTCCCAGGTGTCATATTAATTGAAAGAGTGCACAACAAGTAATTCCTCTTTTTGAAGATCTTGGTTTAAATCTTTCAGTAATCGATCCTAAGACCAAACGTCCGAAAAAGTCTACTGATATTAAAGTTATAGGACCACAAGCTTCTAAAAGTCCATTGATTTCTATATTTATGGAGTATAAGAAAGCTGCGATTTTAGTAGATACCTTCGGAGAAAAGTTTTTAGATCTTATAAATCCAAAGACTAAACGCATTCATGCTAATTTTAACCAGTTAGGCACTGATACAGGCCGATTGAGTTCAACTAATCCGAATCTTCAAAATCTCCCAAGTGATGCTTTAACACGTTCTTGTTTCATTGCAGAGCCAGGCAATAAATGGATTTCAGCCGACTATTCTGGCCAAGAAAGTTTTTTAATGGCATCCATTGCCAATGATAAAGCTATGCTTGACGAATTAGTGAATGGTTCAGGAGACTTACATAGCCTAACTGCTAAAATGGTATTCCTTGAAATTCCAAGAGACACTCCCCTTAAAGCAATTAAAACAGAGTATCATCATCTAAGAAAAGAAGCAAAAGGCTATGAATTCTGTTTTAATTATGGAGGAATGGATAATACTCTTGTTAGAAATTATGGAATTTCTGAAGAGCGGGCCAAAGAAATCTACACTAACTATATGGAGGGTTTCTCAGGACTGAGAGACTATCAAAAGTTTAGAAGAAAGGATGTAATGGAAAAAGGATATATACTTTTAAGTCCAATTACTGGGCATAAAGCATATATCTATGACTTTGCTGAACTTAAACGCCTTTGGAAAAAACAATGTGAGAAAGGATTCTGGGAGTATTATAGAGAAATGAAACGAGATGCCCCAGATTGTGAAACTGTACAAAATGTTAGAAAATTAGCAAAAAGACGTGCAGAATCTGAAAAGCAGAGTATTAATTATCCAATACAAGCTGCAGGAGCATTGTGTTTTAAATATGCATCTATCTTTTTATTCAAATATCTACAAGAGCATGACCTGCTGTTTAAAGTAAAATATTGTATACCTGTACATGATGAGATTAATCTTGAGGCTCCTGCGGAGATTGCAGAAGAGATAGGAAAAGTTCTTGTACAATGTATGGAGAAGGCTGGCGCAGTATTTTGTAAAAGAGCTAAGCTTAGTGCTGATTTAACTATTGGAGATTATTGGATACATGAATAAAATATATGAACTAGTCTTCTATTGGGAAGATATATACAATGGTTGTGAAATTACTGAAACTATATTAACAACTAGTCGTGAACGTGTTGAAGCGGAAATAGAAGGTTTTAGAAACCGCAATTTAAAAAATAGAGGTGAGGAAATTAAGCCTTCGCACAATCATTACATCTATGCGTATAAAAACAACAATGTTAAAACATTTATAGACGGTTGGTCAAATCTTAAAATATTTGAGCATGATAAAATTAATTAAATTTGGGGCTTCATATTGTGCGCCCTGTCGCGCTATGATGCCTATTCTTGAAGAACTCAAAAATAAGATAGAAATAGAAGATATCGATGTGGATGAAGTAGATCCTATTGTGTTAACTAATTATAAAATTAGAAACATTCCTGTACTTGTTTTAGTTCAGGATAATAAGGAAGTTTGGAGGCACGTAGGAAGTATTTCTAAAGTAGAATTAGAGGAGAAAATTAAAGAATATGAGGCTAATTAAACCATCTTTTGAAATACTTGAGCAGGAACCAGGTATTCAAGGAATATATAAGCAAATTGAGAGAGCAGGGAGAACATGCTATAAATCAGAGGATCATATTACAGAAGACTCAGCAGAGAAATTTGTTAATATGATTAAGGATAGACAGCATACTGCTATGCTTGAACATGGCACTGTATATCTTTATATTCATAAGGATCATGCTTACAATGTAATAGGTGATAATTGGGTAACTGAACAATACCTTTCTAATTCTTACTCAGTTATTAATATAGATTCTTATGGTAATTATCATATCACAACTAATTACAGAGTTTTATATGAAAATGACTGGCTTGACGATTTAAAATATCTCTGTGAACCTACTGAATATCATGAAAAACGAATTACAGTAAAGTTTATTTGTGATCGTGGTGTCTCCCATGAATTTGTAAGGCATAAAATACTTTGTGTCGCATAATAGTAATATTATGAAAAATAAACTCCGTGAATTGCTGGAAAGCTAAACATAATAATGCATGCTAATCAGCAGCCAAGCCAACCTTTAACAAAGTTGGAAGGTTCAACGACTAACTAATGAAACTATGATAAAATTAATTTTAATAATACTACTTAGTTGTAGAATATATTATAATCCTAGTCCATTGTTTGAAGAACACAATAATTATATTCAAAAACACAAACAATACTTATTACAGCGAGCTGATACAGATAAGAAAATTAAGCAGCTATTATCTATATACTTAGATAAGTATCAAGGAAATCGAATATGGATAATACAGTATCATACGGATATCAATGGCTATATGTGTGGTTCTATGAGATTTGAACTTTGTGATAAACAAACTAAATCTATTAAATATCAGTATACTGATTTTAACCTAAGTTGGTGTACTTTACCATATTATTTAAGAATCCATGATAGTTTTATAGGAAAACTTGAAGAGGTTGATCCTGTTTTATCTAGAATTAATAGCACAAAATATATTATTTGTAAATTAATAAGAGATTATAATAATGTTCCTATTGGTATATTTGGCATATCTTATTTAGATAAGCTTCCTAACAAGTTGTTAGAAGCTAATCTGCAACAAGATTGTATTGAATTACAGAAATTAATGTTAGAATAGAATATAATTTAGACACGAGTGCGGAGCATCCAGAAATGGATGATGATATAGTCTGATACTCCTCTGAAAAGAGGAGAGTATAAGATAAAGAGCTTATACATAACAAATTGAGAGTATTTTCCTTTGCTCAGGAAAGTACAAGATACTGTAATTATAGCAAAGATAAGTTTGGTAATGAACTTACTTTTATTATTCCTTATTGGACAAATATTCCAGAAGGACAAAGTTATTGGCATGATGGCATTGGGTATCGTGTAGGAGCAGATATTCAAAATAAAGATTTTGGATATATTGAGAAGTCTCCAAACTATTTTAATTTCTTATCTTCTTTAGAAGAATCAGAAAAATGTTATCTTAGACTATTAAATGAAGGATGGGTTCCTCAACAAGCTCGTTCTATACTTCCAAATTCTCTCAAAACAGAGTTAGTAATGACTGGAACCGTTGAACAGTGGAAGGGATTCTTCAAACTAAGATGTGATAAAGCAGCACATCCTCAAGCTCGTGAACTAGCTATTCCTTTGAAAGAGGAATTCATAAAAAGAAACTTAATAAATAATTAATATGGAGATAAATAAATATGGATCTGATTAAAGCTTGTAAACAACTTGTAGTTAAAGATCCTTTTTATGGTTTATTTCTATTATCTTTAAATAAATATTATTCTAAAGATGATGCAACAGCATGAGTTGCAAGAAACGGGATTAACTATGAATTATGTGTTAATCCCGATTTTTGAAATACTTTAACTGATGATGAGCAATTAGGAGTATTAAAACATGAGCTATTGCATATTGCATTTAAACATTTGTTAATGCAAGAATCTTTTAATGATAAAAAAGTATTCAATATTGCCGCTGATGCAGAAGTAAATCAATATATTGATGTTCTTCCAAAAGATGCTATTGATATCAAAAATATTGATCCCATGCTTCCTCCAAAAGCAGGAACCAAATACTATTATGAATACCTTTATAAAGATAAGAAAGACTCCTCTGGGGGGCCGAAAAACCATAATCATTGAAAGGATTTTTCTGATTTATCAGACGCAGAAAAAACTTTAATTAACAATCAAACTGACCACATTGTAAAACAGGTTGCAACTCAAGTAATTAAATCTAGAGGAACTATTCCTTCCGAGCTGAAAGAATATGTGGATAAATTGTTTAAGATAAAACCTTCTATATTTAACTGGAAGGCCTATTTTAGACGACTTTTAGGATTTGCTATTGATGTCTTTGTAAAAAAGACACATCGTAAAGTATCTAAACGGTTTGAGGGAGCTGCAGGTATTAAACTAAAACATAAACATGATATTTTAGTTGCTATTGATACTTCTGGTTCCGTTAGTACTAAGGAGTTAAAAGATTTTATTAGCGAGATTTATCACATCTGGAAAGCTGGGGCAGGTGTTGATGTAATTGAGTGCGACGCTAGAATACATAGGATATACCCATTCAAAGGGACTTTTGATGGTACATTCACTGGTAGAGGAGGTACAGACTTCAAACCTGTTATTGATTACTACAATCAATGTAGAAAACAATATTCTACTTTAGTATTCTTTACAGATGGCTATGCACCTACAGATACTTTTAAAGTAATGAAGCAGATGATCTGGGTAATTACCTCTAATGGTAATAGAAATAATCATTATCCAGGTTACAGTATGTTTATCCCATCTGATAATGGAGCTGAATAAAGTTAATTTAGAAGAATTTAAAACTATATTTCAATATATTATTGAGAATAACAAACGTTTAGTGGAAGTTGGAAAAATTCCCACTGCAATCTCATTGGAAGCCGATTCAGGAATTGGAAAGACTTCTACAATTTTACAAATAGCTGAAGAACTGAATATGGGATTCATCAAATTGAATCTTTCTCAGTGTGAAGAATTGGGAGACTTAATTGGATTTCCTATAAAAGAGTATTATGTATGTTCTGATGAAGGTGAATGTCAATGAGTTTCAAGCGATTTGCTGGCATATTATCTTCAAAATGGGTACAAGGTTCAAAACTTAACTCGAATGTCTTATGCGCCTCCTACGTGGATGCCGAAAGAGGATAATGAAAATGGATGTATATTGCTTTTAGATGATTACTCGCGTAAATTAAAATAAATACAATTGTATTTGTATAATCGTCAAATAAGTATTATATTTGTATATAAATATTATATTAATATGATACATCTATTTTCAGAAAAATTTCCTTTAAAATATAATGTACCTGGTATATATTATATTCAAATCAATTCTCATTCATATGTAGGAAGCTCAAATCAAATTATCAGAAGGCTTAGAGAGCATAAGAAAAAATTAACCCACAATTATCATGATAATAAGTTTATGCAAAGAGCTTATAATAAATATAAAGATGGAGGTAAAATTTATTATCAGATACTTGAAATTTGTAGCCAAGATGAATTAAAAAATAGAGAAAAATACTGAATTGATAAACTACATCCTGACATTAATATTGTTCAAGATCCTACTATGGAAAATACAACTTGTTTATACAATAGTTCTGGAGCTAAACCTGTATATCAATATTCATTAACTGGGGAATATATAGGAGAATTTCCCTCAGTCAGTGAAGCAGGAAGACAACTAAATAAGAATTCTCGTATTATTAGCCAGGCTGCTTCAGATAATTCTGTTTTTAAATCTGCTCATGGTTATCAATGAAGTTATCATAAAGTTGATAAAATGCCTTATTATGTTAATAATAGTAGTAAGGCAACAAATAAAAAAGTAGAGATCTTAGACACTGTTTCTGGATTAAGTAAAATTTATAATAGTATTGCAGATGCAGCAAGAGGTATCTGTGAACCTCAAGATAATTTTAACTCTATTTGTGCTTCTATATCAGGAATTTGCCGCAATAAGGGTAAATTAGTAAAACATAGGTATAAATGTAAATATTTATAAGTGCGCGAGTAAAATTCCGTGAATCTGGGAAAATCCTATAGGACAACCCTAATCCAAGCTTTATAGAAATATAAAGAAGGATCAACGACTAGTAGATACTGTCTTAACAGGCGATGCTGAAGAGAATGAACTACCACGAGTGCGGAAGTATAACCTATATGTATCAACATTTAGTGGTTATATAAGATATAGTCTGAACTATATAGCAATATATAGAGGTAAAGGATAAAGAGCCTTTACGATAACAATAACGGCTTTGCCTATGTTCTTGCAGGCGACTATGGAGCTTATTGATAGAGGTGAATATATTTCTTGGAAACTTCCAAAGAACTGTACTATAGTATTAACTTCTAATCCTGATAATGGAGACTATAATGTTAGTACTATGGATAATGCTCAGAAAACTCGATATATTAACTTTGAAATTGATTTTGATGTTAATGTGTGGGCACGTTGGGCTGAAACTGACAAATTAGATTCCCGAGCTATTAACTTTGCATTATTATATCCTGAAATATTTGAAAAAGAGGGAAATGTGCAGAAGATTAATCCAAGAAGTTATGTTACCTTCTGTAATGCTATTTCTGGTTTAAAGGATTGGAGCACCTCAGCAAATCTAGCAATGATTCTTAATATTGCTAAAGGATGTTTTACATCTAAAGAAAATATTGTTGGAAACTTATTTACTACGTTTATTGCTAATAAACTGGATAAGCTAATTGCTCCTAAAGATATGCTGTTTGAACCTTGGGATACTGTAAAAACTAAAATTAAAAGTTGTGTATATGATAGTAATGGATATCGTCCAGATATAGCTTCTGTATTATCTACACGATTACTTAATTATAGTCTTTTATATTTCGGAGAAAAGGGGGCTAAAACGGAAGTAGTTCAAGATCGATTACTTGAATTTATCAATTCTCCTGAACCTTTACTAACTGAAGACTTATTGTTTCATTTAATTAAAACGATTACTACAAAGTTTTCAGGAAGGGCAAATAAGTTAATTATGAATCCTAAAATCAGAGCTAAAATTTTATAATATGAAATTAAACGGAATTAATATTGCATTTCTCGTTCCTTATAGGAGAAATAGTGGGTCAGCAAATTTATGTAAATGGTCTTCATATCATTCAGAAAATATACATTTTTCAGTTAGAACTTCAATGGTGCTACATACCCCTGAAGAAGTAAATACTGCGCTAACTAATAAACTTACAGATCTATCGGATGTAACTAAGCTATATTTTGACTCTAGTTCAACCTATCCACGGTTCAAAATTAGGGATACAAAATTTCAAAGAGTTATTAAGGTAGCAAGATGTGATGCTGCTATAATTCCAGATTCTCTTAACTATTATCCTAGTAGTGGAGAGTATTATTTATTTGAATATGTTAAAGAGGATCAAACTAAAATAATTTATAGTATTTGTCCAAAATTGTTTAAAGATAGTGATTCATTTATTTATAATGATGTTTGCTCTCAGGGAACAGACTTTATAGATGGCGTCAAAACTATAAATACCTTACCTAAAGGTTCCACTTTGATTTATAGTGGAAAGTTAGTATTTTGTGATGAAACCTATGCAGAAACAATTGATAATATAGTTTCTGTATATCCAAAATATGCAAAAGAAAGTACTCTAGATAAACTAGTTAATGGCACATTGGAAAAGATTACCGAAGAAAGTATCTTGTCATTAAATGATATGCTAGCATCAACCGATGATACTACTGTAGAACTGGGATTAAAAATTTTACAAGGAATGAATGTTACAGAAAGCCCTGCTGCAGTAACATGTTTATTATATGGGAATTTCGATAATATATTTAAGAATAAAGCCATGGGAACAACAGGAGTATCTCAAGTTTTTAAGTCCTTAAATGTAGATACAAGATATGTTTCTCATGATCCCATTACTGGAATAGCTAGAGCGTTAGAGTCAAACACTTGGAAAAATGCAACATCTGAGGATAAATCTTTAACATATACTTTATGTAGGGGCATCCTTTCTAATTTTTATAGAGAAAAAGATAGACAAGTTATGGATACTCTTCATAACCTCCCATTTAAAATCAAAACATATGTCGACTAGGAATATTCTATGTATAGCTGGTTTAAAGGGAAGTGGTAAGGATGAGAGTGCTAAAATGCTTCAATTTTGTTTGAATTCTCCAAGATGAATGCAAACATATTGAATGTATAAACATTGCAATATCTTTACAGAGGGAAAGTTTAAGATTTGTAGATTTGCTGATACTTTAAAATGCCTTCTTTCAATACTCCTTAATGTTAGTGTTGAAAGATTTGAAGATAGACAATTTAAAGAGGACTATTACGTAGATTTCAGTACTTTAACAATTCATCATAAGAATTTTGTAGAAAGAGAAAAAATTCTAGTAGATAATAAGTTTTCAAAGTTAGCCAAGGATCTTAATCCTTCTTTAACTGAAGATTACTGACTTTCTATTAGGCAGGTTTTGCAATACTTTGGAACTGAAATAATGAGATATTATTTTGGGGATAAATTATGGATTTTAACTACATATGAGCAAGAGTACAAAAATATGATTATCTCAGATCTGCGATTCCAGATTGAATTTGAAGAATCAAAGAAACGAGGAGGGAAAGTTATTTATATCCATAGACCAGAGTGCAAGGCAGGCTCTCATGCCTCAGAAAGAGAGCTTTTAACGTTATATGGAAATGGAGACTATGACTATCTGATTAATAATGATGGGTCATTGTCAGATTTATTTTACAAAATAAAAAATATTAGTAAATTATGCCTACAGAAATAAAACGATGTGGATATTGCGAAAGCAATAAGATTGAACATGAATTCCAGGATAATAAATATGGAAAGTATATTCGAGTTTTTAATCTTAAAGAATCAGGAAAAGGTTCTAGTTGCACTGTGTGCAATGGAGGATTAAAAAGTAAAAAATAAACAGTTAGCCCCCTATGTTGGATTCGTTCCAGCGTAGGGGGCTATTTTTTTTTATTTTTCTTTTATTGCGTTATTAATATCCTGTCTAAATGGTCTAAACATTCCAAAAGTGTTTACAGTTCCAAGTAGAGCAGCTTCGGCAAAGTTAACATCTTCAAGTTTAAATGCTGCAGCATAACTTCTAATACTATTTTGGAGGATACTTAAGAATGGAGGATTCCAATTTAACAAACCATTAGTAACAGCATTTATTACACCCATATCATCAAGAGAGCGATTAACTAAGTCAATTCCATTACGGAATCACCAGCTCCTATCTGCTATCTGGTCTTTATACTTTATTCCAGATTCTTCAGGGTCATCCAAAAGCATTATTTGTAATAACTTAGCAAAAAACAAAAACATTGTTAAATCATATAATGAAGCCTTAAAATTAGCAGCTTCAATATCATTAGACTTAATATATTTTCTTCATAAATCCGTTGTACTTAACTCGGGATCTTTACTAACCATTTGTTTAACATTTGTATATACATCCTTAAATAACTGTTGATATGTTTGAAAAATACCTTCCATTATTCTTCCTTCTCATGAATATAAAGGAATACCAGTATCTTCACTAACAATTTCTGAATTTACTCATGTACCATTAGCATCAGTAATAATCTTAATATATTTTTGATTACCTTTTACATCTACTACAGGTGTGAAATGTCCTTGGGAAGCAACAGTAGTTCTCTTTAATGTATATTGGGTTTTCTTAGCAGATAGATAGGTCATAAACTGTTTAAACAGCATTCCTTGCCATAACTTATTTCATTCTGCTTTTGTTTCAAGGTCATAATAACCAAAGGATTCATCTGCAAAAGACTTTATAGATTCCCTTTGCAGTACCGTATATGCCATTTCAAATTTGTCTCCAACCTTATATAGAGGCTCTCCAGTACGTTCACGTTCTACATTAAACTGCCTCAACATAGCTATATAGAGTCCATATTGTTTTTCATATACAGATTTAACTGAATCAGGTACAGCATGATCTTTGTATTTTAAATAAACATCAAATCGTTTATCCTTTTCCATATCATACTTAAGTCTTTCAATTCCATCTGAATCCTTATCAATATAATGTGCATCAAAGGTTCCATCATGAATCATTTGAGCTAAAAATATAGACATACGATTCCAATAGTCAGGTGCAGTTAAAGCTCATCCAGAATATCTAGAAAATCCTCCTATAATACCATTTTTATATGATATTGTATTTTCAACCATATTTCTAAGATCCATATTAGCTAACGCATATAACTCATTTAACAACTCAATCTTAGTAATTTCAGTTATAAATTTTGGAGAATCATAAATAAGGTATTTTAGTGCTTTTCCGTAATCCTTTATTGTGAAAGCTTCTTTTCCATATCTTCTGAACATAGCATTGGAGAGGTTAGTTCAAAATCCCATTAAAACCTCTCTAGGCAAGTTAGCGAAGTGTCAAGAAAGTGCTACACTGGATGCAACAGATCTTAGTGCAGATAAAGATTTAAACATACCTCGCATTTCTTGAGGAACTAATGACTCGAAATATAAAGAAGATTTAGTTGTATCTGCAATGAATTCCATAATGTTAGAAACATCAATTCCTGTTAAATTTCCTTTTAGAGATAATGCTGCTTGCATAGCTCTAATCTGTGGAAGTATTTCATTTACATTATTTTTCTTTGCTTCTGCCATTTTATATGAAGCTAAAATTATCTCTAAATTAGTTTCAAAAGCTCCAATTTCATATTCCTGAATAAGTTTTCTTCTTTTATCCTCATTTTTTCTATCCTCAAACTCAAAAGCTAATTGATCAAATGCATCTGCTGCACTTTCTTGTTCTTTAGCTCTTTCAGAGAAAGTATCTTTGATAAAGGAATTAAATCCATAAGCAAAGTTATCATAAAACGTCTTTGCATTTAGATTTCCATTTGTAGCCAAACTAGCTAGTCTAACTCTTACTAAAGGAACCAAGAAATCATTTTCGTCTAAGTCTGCTCTTGAAGTTTTTCCAGTTATTGTTTTTAACGCAAACTTAATCATTCTTCTTTCAGCTTCACTTAAATCATTACTCATGTCCCAAGGATCTTTAAAGGTTAAATCAAAAGTATCAGGTCTATAAAGATTTCTATAAAGGCCTCCTTTTGCACCAATAAAATTACTAGTTGCTATTCCATGCCCTATAGAGTTTTCATATAAGGATTCTTCTTTACGTAATTCCCCTAATCAATTCGTATACTCATTTCTAATTTTTTGAAATGCGGTAGCCATAATATTTCTAAAATATACAATATTACTGGAGCGAATTGTATCCATGGAGTTTAACATAAAACTATCAAACCAGTTAGGAAAGCCCTTTCCAAAAAGTTTAGCATAAGTTTTTTCTTCAAACATATCTACATTCTTATAATATAAGTACATTTGTGCAACCCAAGCATAAACTTTTGCATTTTGATTTGACATATCTAAATGGTTAACATCCAATTGTGCTGTTGTTCTAATTGTTTCAAGAAGGGTTTCTAATCTATCTACTAAATCTTCAGTATTGTTGGAATCAAAATTAGAGGAAATAAACAAATCGGAATTTTCTTTTATTAATTTATACAAGGCATTTTCTCCACTTTGGTCTATCCTAAATATAGCCATAATTTGATCCGACACTTTATCAATAATTGATACAAACCGTGATTGCCCTTTATAGGGACCTTCTCGTAACGTAGTTAGGTTTGCAGACATAGGAGTGCCATTTTCATCAACAACTAATTGGGATAAAATTTCTTCAATAAAAGTAATTTCTTTTTCGTTAAAACTTTTAGATTGAGATTTAAAAGGATTAACAGCACGAATATCTCCTAATTTTAGATTTTGGAAAGCAGGTCTTTCATTTAATACTATTAAAGCTTTTAACAATGCAGCATTTCCCCTTGTAGCTTCTAGAGGCAGAATTTTTTTCTGGGCATACTGCTGCTCTAACCATTTAGCATTTGTGGTTCCTGGTTTAGCGATTAGTTCAAATAAACTTGATAGTTTTCCATTATCAGAATAATATAAAGTATCATCTAAATTTAATTCATCCAATGTAAGAATATCAATAGCATTATTAATAGTATCCACAATAGGTATAAGTCCTCTGTCAAATAAATTTTGATTATCAACAATTATATACCTATCTTGTTGATTATAATACTTATCTAATAGTGCTTTATAAAATCCTCTACGTCGGCTATTTCCTTCATAGGGAATAGAGTCTGGTAAAGTTCCTTTTAATATACTTCTAAGGCTTCCTATGAAATTATTAATCATTGCAGGACGACTCTCTTTTAACTCCTCAATATATCTATCAATTCGTTCTGAGATAGCATCCTCTCCAGATAAAGGCTCTTTTTTTCCAGTGATATCATTTACAAAATCAATTCTGCCATTTTTATATCTTATGATATTACTTTTTTCAATAATTTCCTTATTAAGTCTATACGTTTTAGCTAAAATATATTCCTCTGGCAGAATCTTTGCTATTTTTTTATCTATATTTAGCATTTCTTCTGGATCCTTATATTCAGAATATAGAACTCTTGGGATGTAATCATCTAAGTTTCTTACTACATAAGGAGCAGTTACTTCTTCGGTAATATTTTTTAATCCGTCGGAAACCAACCTACCCTTGAATTTATATATTGGAACTAAGTAGTACTGAAGTGAATTAGTATTTATTCCAAGTTGGTTTAATACTCTTCCGTAAAAGGCCTGTTGATAAATGGCAGTTAATCGTTTTTCTTTAGCCCACTTATCATAAGGTTTCTTAGAAAACTTAATGTCATAAATTGTAGATACATCCCCATCAATTACAAATAAGTCTAATTTACCTCTAATTTTTGATTTCCCTTCAATTTCATATCCAAGATCTGCAGTTAAGTCTATTTCAGAATATATTTTGACTCCACCTCTAAGTTTTCCATCACTTCCACTATGCTGCATTAATATTGTTTGATAGACCTCATTTACATTATCTACCATCTCATCAAAGTCAATTTTAGATACAGTGAAAGCTTTAGCCTCTTCCTGTAATCAAGTTCTTTGATCTTGGTACATAGTGGAAAATCGCTTTGATATATAAGCAATTACAGAGCTATATCTCTCTTTTAGTGCATAAGGACTTAATTTTCTTTCGATTAAATTGTAGAAAATATTATGTACAAACTCACCCATTAATTGAACTCTAAAGTTTTCTTTAACAGTATTTTGCACTTTTTCTATTAAAGATTTAGAATCTTCTGAATTAAGGTCAATTTTAAATTTATTTGCAGCTAAATTAAGATAATGATCTGCTGTTTTCTCTGTAATTACAGTATTATGGAATAGTTCCTCTTTAATTGCATCAAGACGTTGATCAGTAGTAAGTCCACTTTGGAAAACTAAATTATTAATATTTAGTCCTCTTCTTTGAAGTAATTCTAGAATATAATTTTTAAACAAATCACTTTCATAGTTCTCTGCAATTACTTCTGGAGCTAATCGTTTTCCATCTTTGTTGGGCTTCGTAATAACATCAGTTACTGCTATTGTATCAGAATCTCCTTCTTCTAAACTGTCTTCATTTATAGCTAAGTTTCTGTTTTTTAAGGGAACTATTTTGGAAGTTTCTGAGAACACATCCTTTTTCGCTTTATTAATAATTTCGTCTACATAGGTTTCTGTGGTAACTCTCAATAACTCTGGATCAGTTTCTCAGTTATATTTACTTCTGTTTGCAGCTATATAATTTTTTACATCCTCTTCATTAGTAAACTCTATGACCTCTCCATCATTTACCTTTAATCTTCATTTACAATTTTCCATTATAATACACAATAAATAGTTAAGTTACCATCTTCCATTAATTTCTTAATAATATCATTAGATACCTGACTTGCAGTTTTTGAAATCTCAGAATCTTCATTATTTAAAACCTCTATACCTGAATTATCTAAGACAGTATTTATATTATCCATTATTCATTGAATATCTTCAACATTATCATATCCACTTAGTGAAGAATCGTCTGCATTAACATAAAAATCTAAAAGTGCATTTAGTAGTGTATTAATAGACTCTTGATTTCCGTTATTAGTTAGCTCCAATAAATGTTTGTCACTAACCAAAGAATTTAATATGATGGGTATTGCCACTTCTGCAAATGTAGTATTAGTTGGATATTCGCTTTTTAAATATACCTTTCCATTTTCTATATAAGGATTATTCGAATCTGTGAATAGTATAGTATCTTCAGATATAAACTCTGAAAGTGTATTGTCTAAAACAAATCTTAGTTTACTGTAACTCAATGGCTCTCGTTTCTGTAGCTCCCTCTCTATAAGCCCCTGATCTCTAATTGTATTTATTCTTACAATTATGGTATCATCGGATACGATTTCACCTAAAGAATTTTCAAAATTTTCCCCGTTATAAGTTAATTTTTGATTTGACTTAGTATATACTATATCTCCCTCATCTAATTTAAATTCTTTTAGATCACTAATGGAAATAGGAGAAATTTCTCTTGAGCCTGGCTTCATAAAATATACATCTCAAAGTTTAGCGGAATCCTTTACCGTCTCCCCTTTCAAAGTTTTCCATACTCCTTTAACTAACATATAGTGATCTTTCCCTACAGTTAATAACTCTTCATTATATTTACTTGGCACTCTTTTAATTACTTCTTGAAGACTATCATAATCACTATTGACTATCTGGGAAAACTTATCAAATATATCTAAAGAATCATCTTTAACTAGTTCATCCACTAAAGTGATAAAAGCTAGATTATCATTTTTTAACTGATTATAAACAAACATTACTTTTTCTACTATATCAAGATTAGCTTCGGAAGATATAGCCACAATCCTATTAGGACTAACAAAAAAGTTTTGAGTAATAAAAGAATTATTTTTTACTTTCAAAATATTGTAATCCGTTCCTTCTAATTCTGGATAGGTATCTGTAAGTTTATAATTTCCTATTAATGTATCTGCTAGATTGCCTGAATTTAATGTAGTATTATTTCCTAAATTATCCGCAATAAATTCATATAAATTTCCAGTTACTCTTTCCCCATTTACTATATAATCCAATTCTGAATTATTCTTCAAGTAATTAATAACTGAATTAGTAGATAACGAGATATCGGCATCAAATGACACCGATATCCCATTACTTAAATTTAATTCAACACATGCCATATTATTAGCAACTTTTTATAATTAATAATCCCCTAGTTAATGCCACATTCAACTTTCTTTCAGATGTTAATTGTTTAGCTGCACCTCTATTTAAAGCTTTGAATCGTTCATTATTTAGTGGGAATACATTTTGAGGTTTTGCTGTTGGCCCCTCATCAAAATCTTCTATATAAGAATCGTCCATAAATTCATCATCATAGTTTGATTTTCTAACTTGATAAAGTGTTTCAAAATCAGTAGCTAAGGTTTTATCTAACACAAAGTTACGATCGTAAGTATCACCTATGAAATTGAAATATGAATTAATTAATGTATTATTCTTAATTACCTCAGTAAATAATTTACTAAAACTATCTCCTAGGATTTGATTTTTATTTACAATTAAATTATATAAAAACATATAATCTGCAACTGTATTATTAGGCCAATTATCATCATTTATATTCACAAAGGTCTCTCCAAGATCTTGAGATGTTACTATATCGTTTGCTATAAGATTAAAGTCTATAAGCATTTTCTCATAATAATCTTGATTGGTTTTTTCAATTAAATTAAACATAGGTTTATAATATCTTACAAAACCATCACCAGATGCGCTATATTTTCTATCTGCAATAAGATTATTTAAGAAAAAATTTGTTGGATATTTTAATCTCAAGCTTGGAATTAATGTTTCATTTACAAAGATAACAAAATTTTTCAAACCTATTGGGCTATTAATAGAACGTAAAATTACATCATTTAAAGGATGTGTTTCTCCCATTCTATCTACTTCCACATTTGAAGGATATTTAAAATCCAAGGATTTTATAGCTTGCACAATCATATCATCCGTCGCTATACTTCTCAATCTACTTGAAAGGGTACTTTTTGGAATAACTAATTGTTTATTAGTCATTAGCTTAGTTCTATTCATTTGCTCAATAATAGCTCTATATTTTCCAGATAAATTACCAATAGCTTTTTCTGCATTAATTGATAAAAAGTCCATTTCATAAAAATGAGGAGAAGTTTTTAATACATCAAGAACATTTATTGTAGTAGCACACTGTTGAAAAATTTTAATCATATCCTTTGCATACGATTCATTAGAAAAGAATTTCAACTTATCAAATATAAATCTTCTTCCGATTATATATTTTCTAACAGTTGGATTACCTCCAAATATTTGATCCTCTCTAATTTTAGCATTTATTATCCGTTCAATTCCTTGCTCGAAGTTAATACGCTTTGCAACAATAGCTCCAAACTCTGTAGATAATCCCTGATTGACTGAAAGCTCTCTGGCTAATAATGTTAATTCTCCAGCTCCTTTAAATACTTCTTGATAAAATAATAACTTTTGGTAGGCTTCACTCTTTTTATCTGTAACCTTTAGTAGTTGATCGATTGCTGTAGTAATACTTACGGAGTCAATATTTTCAAACATATTACCTTTTACCATACTAATAATATTAGTCATAATATCATCAGTAAAAATCTTAACAATATCATTTAAGTCTGCACCAGTCATAATCATTCAGATAATACCTGGAGCAGTTTCTGAAGTACAGTTAATATTATTAAGAATTGGGTTTTTAGCATTATCGGTTGCCTGAGATAGTAAACTTGATAAAGTAATTGCTACTGTTCCTGAGTTTGTAAAAAATTCAGAATGGGTTGTACTAAATTCCTTGTTAATTCCAGGTCATATAATAGTCTTACCGATACGTCTGGCGTTTCCGCTACTTATCCAATACTCAATTGCATATTCAGCTTTAATCGCAGATGCTACTATACCAATTACTTCTTTACCCACCTTATTATTACTATTCATCTTTATTTGACTTGTAGAAACAAAAGGAGAGAAATTATCACTTGATTTTGGCGATACTGCTGCAGCCTTTTCAATAGGTTCTACTGTTGTAGGTAATGTAGCATATCCTATAGTTGAGACATTATGATAGGTATTAAACATATTATTCACCAGATTATTCATAAAAACTTTGTCCAAAGTTCTTTTAGGAATTCTGTGTGAGTTATGTCTATTTATTTGAGTTGCCAATTGCCCTCCTAAAGCTTGTAATGCTGCCACTGTATAAGTATCCCAAATATATACATCATTAAAAAGATCATTTGAAGATTTTGATTGAACTGGGAACTTAGAAATATCAATAACAATGTTTTTATTTCTTACTTTAGCTATTAACCTTCTTAGTCTTGGAGAATTTACTGTTAACTTATCTTCTGCTATATATGCTTCTAATAAATCACTAGTTAAATCAACAAAGTCAGTTACTTTATTTGTTCAGCCATTAGGATTATTATCTCCCTCTGCTCCATAATATGGGGTATTCCCAGTATATTGAGCTACAAATACTCCTCTGTTTTCTCCATAAATTATTTCTGGATCTGGAAGTGGCAACTTTTTCGAAGTTTCTAAATCATTATAGTCCCAGAATAAGGACCACGCTGGGTATACTCCATCATCAGTTAGCGCTACACCAAGGTTGTTATTTTTATCCACATCATAATCAGAACCTTGCTCATAAGTTTGATATTTATTTACTAGGCTCACGTTATATGGACTTTGAAATATATCTACAATTTCACAAGGCATTGCAAACTGCTCACTTTGCGCTGGGATACGAGCTACAATATATTTTAAGGTTTCCCAAAAAGAATTATACTGTTTATTAGCTAAATCATTAATAAACTCTTCATTAACTTTAAAGATTTTATTTCTTTTCATTAGCTTATTAACCTCTGAGTTAACATTACCATCATAACCAGAATAAAGGCCAGATTGCAAAATATTATCCAAGACTTGCATTGGATTATTTTGGTCCACAATAACTGCAGCTTCTGTTCCATTTACCTTGTAAAACTCTATACCATCAATTTTATAAAGGTCTTCACCTCTATCATTAATTCTATAGATGCCTGTATCATCTGTTGGAACTGTAATTTTAGTCTCTTCAGTTAAAAAGTTTTCAACAAAATCTTTATTAAAATAAATAGGTAAATGTGCCCCAGTATTTGATTTTAACACAAACTCTGAAGGTATCATTCCATCTGGAAATATTACCTTTCTGTTGATTAGTATGCGCTCTTTAAATCATTCTGGACCTCCTTGCCTGATTTCATCAATACTTACTCCTGCTGGAATATTTAGTACAGATGAATATTTATAAGATGTACTAATTTCTGAATTAACGTAATCAGTACCTAAAATTTCTATTACAGGTAGTTGTTTTCAATCTCCTGAAGGATCATATGCAATAAAACCTCCATTTTTATTCAAGACATCAACTCTACCTTCACTAATAGCTTTATATAGTACATTATTCATGAAGGTTCTTGTTGCTTCAGGATCTTTAACTGTATCATACTCTAAAGCATACCGTAATCCTAATGAGAAAATATTAATTTTTCTATCATAGATCTCTCCATCTTCTCCTTGAATACGAACATTCACAAATACATTACGTCCTTTTAAATTTCTTGGCTTAACATAGCATTTAGTAACAGTATATAATCCTTCCTGAATTCTTAAGTATTCTTCATATGAATTTAACTCTACAGGGATGGGAACAGAACTTGAGATTCCTTCTAAATTGTGATACACTCCATCTGCTCCTTTTAGGTAATAAATATTTCCAAATTCTAGAGCCAATGGATCCACAACTTCTTTGTTGTCAATTTCCTGCAAATGTGTTAAAATTTCTGGTCTTGTAATTAAATCAAGACTATTATATTTTCTCCCAGACTCGTCTTCAAAGATCATAAGAATGTCATAAGAAGGAACCATAACATCTGCAGAACCAGCATATTTACGTTTGATAAATCCATTAGTATAAATAACTACATCGGATGCAATCTTTCCCATTAAGTTTTCATCACTAAATGGAATTGCAATCCCAAGATCGTCTAAACTAACTCCAGGATTAGCTTGGATCTTTTCATTAATCTGCTCCATTAATGCTTGAGCTAACCCAAGAACGTCCACATTATCCTTTAAGAAGGTCTTTACTAAACCTTTTCCAAAAATATCTACAAGTTTACTACGATTATCTATGTTATTTACAAATTGCGCAGATGTAGATTTGATAAGATTAGCTAAAGAGGTATAAATTTCCTTAGTGATATTCTGTACTAAACCTTTCTGAGCCATAAAGGAAATTAGCTGGGTAGGTTCACTAACTTCAGCATCATCAACTGCGTGATCAGCATCAAGCTGGACAGCAGTATTGGAAATATCTAATCCTATAACATGTAATGGTAAAGATTTACCCCTAAATACACTATTACTTGTAATAGGTAACTGAGCTGATTTATTTGTAGATTCTGTTGGAAAATAATGAATCATTTTCTTCTTTAGAAATTGATCTACATCAGATTGGGATAATACAGAACCATCCACACTAGTTTTCACACCAATAGAATTTAACAGATTTAGAACTTGATGTTGAGAAGCTTCTGAGTAAACAAAGGTATCTCCTCCATATTCATCAGTAACAATTTCTCCAGAAAACTCTGCACCTAATAAGTTATAAACATCCCATAGATTGCTTAATACAACTGGTATATCTATTGTAGTTGTACCTTCGGCGAGATTTTCTAAATTATAAGTATAATTATTATCTCCTTGTCATTTCAAGTTAGACACTTTAAATACTTGTAATCCCTTTCCTGGTTCATTAATTTGATAATATCCCATAATATTTGTTCTCTTACCATTAAAATTTTTGGTAATATCAAACCAACGTCCCCCATAAAAGAAATCAGCTGGAGTATAAGACTGTCTAAGCATTTCCTTTAACTTAAATCTTCCATGAATATTTTTTAATAGAAATGCATTAGAAATACCAAATGTTGCAGATTTATTTAAAGTAGCAACCCCCTTACCTTCAATCATAGAGTGTCCTAATGTTTTTCTAACAATACCTTCTACTTTATAATCGACTGTAGAATTATCAGATAATCATAAAGTAGTAATAGGTGCAAATACAGCTCCGTCCCATACATTCATTTCTTGCCCTGCAGATTTATTTAAATCCGCTACTGGGGAGTTGTAATCACTAATTGTTGCATAATTGGCCGTATTTGGCAAACCTGTTAGAATTCCTCTTTGGTATGCATGTCCCGTTGCACTTAAGGCAACCATACGTTTGGTTGAAGTAACATAAGACTGTTCGGTATTTTTTGTAAAATCATCAACAGTTAATTCTCCTATTGGTTTACTATATACAGCTGGATTCTTATACTTATGTGCAATAGTACTTCCTACAGTTAGCAAAATATAATTATAGGATAATAGAGCATGTGTATAAAAATATTTTTTAACATCATCCTGAGTCATTCCAAATCTATTCTTGAATGCTTCCATGATGTCACCTGTTCTAAAAATTTCTCTACAGTCTTTTAAAAATAAATTATACTCATTTTCAAAGAAAGAATCTGAGTTTGAAAAAGCTAAATAATACCCATATAGTAGTCTATTAAACTTAATACCAGAACCTTTAACTTTTTTATAATCAAATTCATTAGAAATTACATAGTTAGTATAATTTTTTGCATTGTATTCATCAACTAAATTATTTAAATCGTCTTCAGTTACTCCTTTCAATGCAAAATCAATATTGTTTATTCTATCTATATAATTATCGGAAGGAGTTATCTTAAGAATCCTTTCAAACAAACTTAAAGAATTCTCTAAGTATTTTGTTTGAATTTCTAGACCTCCAGTTCTAAAGAAATCTGCAATCTCTTTTCAAGAAGCTTGTGCAATACTTTTATTCCTACCTTCTCCTAACCCTTCAATAGCTTTAGTAGTATCAAATACTTGATACATAATAGATTTCTTATCAGAAGGAGTAATTCCCTCAATAAGAATCTCTCCATTATCCTTCATAGATCTATTATAATCCCAACCAATTGCAACTTGCAACTGCTCAGCATCAGTAAAATCCTCTGCTAATCTAAATTTCTTCTTAATTTTAGAAAAAGCATCTAGATGAAGTCGACTTTCTTTATATAAAGTTGGGTTTTTATATAAGAAAGATAGCATTAATGGTGATTCAGAACCAGTTGGGGAGTTTTCTATTCTATTTTGCAGATTTGCTAAATGTTGATAGAATGTATTGGATAAATTAGCTAAACGATAATTAGGAACTTTATTTCCATCACTTCTGGAAGTAATACTTTTTATAACCTCAGGATTCTTATCTAGATAATATTTAGCTAAAGCTACTAAATTTGCATCATCCCCATTAATTTTGGCCCCTGTAGTTATTCTAGTAATTAAAGTAATAATATCATTTAATGGTAGGTCCTGATTTTTAAATTGAAGAAAATCAAATCCTGTTAAATTTTTAAAATGATATAAAAGGGCTTCTGTTGTTAATTTTCCAATATCCTGTGGAAGTAATTTTTTACCATTTACTTTTGGAATGCCTTGTTTACTTATAACATAATCAATGTTATTGGCCATTTGTAAAGAGACAACACCTTTATTTAGTACATCAGTGCTTGTCGTTCTATTTTCGTCCCAATTATATCTTTGATATGTTTGTTTAACATACTTTAGCATTCCTGCTAACATTGTATCAAGATAATTTATGCCATCAGATTTGATTATTTTAGAAAAGGATTTTTTATAGGCTTCCACTAAATTAATACTAACCTTTCCACTCTCTGCCCCAGTTGAATCAAAATATCTAGTTCTTATACTATAAAGAATTTTATCAACATTAGAGTTGATAGTTTCTAATGAATCTGTATAACTAATAATTTCATCAACCAATAATCTGGGATTTTCAATAATTTTTCTAAATCTGGTTCAATCACTCCTGGCAATATTATTTAATAGGGTATTAGAAGCCTCATAAAACATTGCTGCTGTCAGATTCTTTTTAGTTTGCCTGGCAGTTCTTCTTCCATTTTTTGATTGAAATACGTCATATAAAGGAGTGCTTTCTATAAGTAATTTTAAAGAGCCTGAGGTATCATCATATGCAGATCTATCATCTTTTCTTTCCCATCCTGCGACATGATGGTGCCCATCATTAATCTCAAAATTTTCTTCAGTATAATTATACCTAATATAATGATTACTAATTTCAGGGATTAATTCTCTATTATGTAATAACAGAATATACTGATAGTACTCCCTTTTATCAATATTATTTAAATTCTCTTTAAATGCATCATTAATCCTATTACCATACGTTGCAAAGGTATCTCCAAAGGTATCACTTAAATCACATAAGAGCACTTCTAATGATTTTTGTAATTTTTCTTTACTATCAATTACTTCATACTCTCCAGTAGCATCATTAAAAATATTTAAGATTAATGAATCACCTACTCTTCTTGCAGCATACTGCATAAAGTCTCTATATGAAGTAAAATCAAATTGAATTTTTCCATCAGGTGTATTATATGTAAAGTATCCCTTTATAGTTTTATTAATACTTCCCGCATCAACTAGATTTTTTAAACAATATCTTTTTACATGTTCGGACAATGCTTGTACGAAATCTGGTTCTACACTCATGCCATTCTCAGACAGCTGAGTTAATAATTTAGAATAGATATCTGAGTCGTTAAAAAACGACCCAGATGTATCTATATCTAAACTTTTTGCAACGTCAACGATTATTGATTTAATTGTGCAATCCATAAATTAACATTCTTCTCCTGCAGTTAATATATCTAAAAGTTCTTTAACACTACTTACTAATTGGTATTTGTTTTTCATCTTTTCAAAGATTGCAACATTTTTTCCATTATTCATGTAAGCATCCAGTTTCTCTGCAACATCCCTACTAAAAGTAAACGATTTTACTTGATTTCCAAGTTGAAGTTTATATGTTACAGGATTTCCTGATTCTATATTTTGTCGTGTTACAAAGATACCATTATTTTCCTGTCTTACAAAATGAACAAATGAATGAACATAATCATTATATTCATCTAATAAATCCATACACTCTTCAGTAAGGATGTCCTCTTCTGGGTTAGATGGTTCCATTACTAAATTTTCTGCAGTATCATTGACCTGTTCCTTTACAGTTTCTACTACCTCTTGTGTTGGTTCAACTTTGGCTTCTTCAGTAACTTCTGTAAATACTGAGTTTAATCCTTGTTCATAGTCATAATATGACATTACGGACCATCCTCTTTCATATACAAAATTATTATCTGCAGTATAATTTAAATTAGTAGGAACATTATTAGTTCTATAAGTTTTATCAAAATCTGTTTGATGATAATTGGCAAAGATCTTAGAATACAATTTGAACATTGGCTCTGTATTTATACCCTCCAATAAACTTACAAAACCATCATAATCAGAATATATAGATTTATAAATATCCCAAACTTGATTAACTCTTAACTCAGTAATAGGGTCATTTCCTGCAAAGATTATTTCTGCAGATTTATCCTCATTTGAAAAATCTACTCTATTCGCAATATCTTGTAAATCTGAAATTGCAAGCTTAGAAATTCACTCTGGAAGAGGTTTTCCAGACTGCTTTAAAGCTATTAATCTTTGAGTCCATGCAGCAATATTTTTATAGAGTTTATTATGGGATTCCTTTGTTCCTATAATTCTAACATCCTCTTTGAATTTATCCTCCCAGTCAGCAGTTGGAGCATAGTTATAATATAGCTGAATTGGTTGTACAGAGATTCTAATTCGAGCTTTTCTTATAAATTGTTCCATAATAGCAGGAGACCATTCAGAATACTTTTTCATGTCTCTCACTAATTCTGTTAAAATTCTATAAGTTTGCTTTAAATCATTTATATATTGATTTATAGAATTATCCAAAGAGGCTGCCTTATCGGTATAATTAGACCGTAGTTTAGCAAAAATAGTTACAGCACTTGCTGTAATCTTTGATACTTCTCTAACCTTTTCATTTCTCTGCTTAAAAGGATTTCCTTCAGAAGTATGAGAATCTCATATATCAGAGGCTACTTTGTACAAAGCATCTATTTCTGTATATAATTCAGAAATAGAATATTCTCCTCTTTTATCAGTTAATCATTCATCATTAACTCTAATAGGTTTAGTAGATTCAAAGAATGAGTATTCAAAATCTGGCGTCCCAGAGCTATAACGATAAGGAGTTCAATACCTTTGATTATCAAATCCCTTATTCATTGGATCAAAGAAAATGGGTGAGTCTGGAGTGTAAAAATTAAGCTTTTCTGAATCAAATCTATAGTAAGTTGTTTGATTCTGTTTTGCATCCAATTCTTGAATTGCATCCAGTAATTTAGTATCTCCAGCAACATTTATGCCTTTACCTACTGTTTCTGCATTAGGAAAGATTGCTAAAGTTACTTCCTTATCCCCATCTTTATAAACTAATCTTCTAAAGATTTTAGCTTTAGATAAATCTTTATTTGGATCAAAATTACCTACTCCCCAAGCATTATCAATACTAGAATCATAAGGAGATACTTTTATTAAAAATTCCCCTGTATCTTCTACGCCGTAAAGATTATAATTTTCTGCCCCAGTTAACTTTAAATATAAATTATTTCTCAGGGCATTTAATTGAGTGGCTGCTATTTTGAAAGCCTCACTTCGAATATCGGCATCCTCAGTTAAAAATAAATTTATATCCTCAGTATCGTTGCCTCTATGATATACTTGTTCTGAATCAACCATTCCTCCTAAACGATTGAAGAACGTATGTACTCTAAGCATAGATCTGATTAATGGAACTTCATTAACAGTTAACTGTTTTGTTGGTGCTATATCTTCATTTGGAGCTTCTGTTGGATTCTCAGTAGCGATGTTTAATTCAGGAATTGATAATTTGCTTAGGCTTTCTTTTCTATATTCCTGATAAGTTTTAATAGACTCTTCGTTTATACCTATACTATAGACATCTTTCCACTCTTTTTGGGTTGTGGTAAATGCAGATTGCTTTGAGCTCTTTAATAATCCATGAATTATAGTGGCATTTTTACCTCTAGTTAGAATTGTATAAACATCCTTTCTACTTGGAATCCCTAAAGGTCCATCCTGGAAATTTAAGTCTCCATTGATTAAGACATAATCAAACTCTTGACCCTGTACTGCTACTACTTCTGTTTTTAATACAACATTTTTTGGAGGAATTAATCCATTCTTCTTTATGTCATATAAAAGGATTGTACTGTCAGGATGAGCCTTTGCAAACTCATTTAATGCTTCTTGAGTTAATACTCCAGCATTATTCTTAATGCCAACAACATCAGACTCATTTTCTGCATATTGAAGTTCAAATGTAGTACTGTCTAAGTTATATGGGAATTTAATTAATCTTCCTGAGTTCCACTTTCCAATGTTTGTAGTAACTCTTTTAGATTCATATAGACTACTGCCAATAAAAGTTAGACATCGATCAAAAGAGTCTAGCTCTCCTTTTTCATTACTATATCCAGATTGTAAAATATCTCCAGTAGTGACAATTTTAAAATTAAGTTGTTTGGCTAATTCATCTAATAGTAGATACTGTTCACGAGATACATAGGTTCCCTCATCAATAATAATTGTTAAAAAATTATTTTGGAGTATTCCTCTTAAATCATCTGATACAGCTAGTCCGTAATCCTTACTATTAAACTTAACTTCAGCACCTTCAATAGTTGTATATTTCTTAAAGTCCTCTATAGTATAGTTAATTTGCTCTTGAGCATTATTGTCTATAATTTTAACGCCATCTTCAAATAACTTGAACAAATTAGCTATTGTATATTTACTTGCTCTATCTGCATTTAGTTTTTCCAAGTTTGCCTCAGTAGGAGCAGAAAATAAATATTGAGAATTTTCTATTTTATTTTGAACTAATTGAATTAGTGGAAGTATAGCAACTGATTTACCAACTCCAGAACCTGCACAGAACCTAAACATATTCTCTAATACAGAATAAGATTGTGAATCCTTTGCTTTCTGCTGAACAACAGAAATAATTCTGCGAATTTCTACCTTATCTCCATTAAGATATTGAATAGCTTGTTTTACTAGAAACTCCTGAGAATAATAAGGGGCCTTTTCAAATTGTCCCTCTTCAATAACTTCTTTGTAAGGCTTGTAAAAAGTTGCAGGCTCGCTAATTAAGTTTGACATTAAATACCAGAAGTTTAATGCATCCATTGTATGAATATGATCAACATTCTGTTCTTTATTTAAACTTAAGTAGGCAGGTTCAGCAGAAAACTCAGGAAATAAATCACACAGTAAACCTATGAACGTATCCTTTTGTTCTGGAGTTAATCCTCTATAATAAGTAATTAAAGCAGCTTCATTATTAATTAGTGCCTGTTCAAATTTAATATCAGCTTCACTAATTGCATCCTTATCTAAATCATCAAGAACAATGTTATCTATGAATTCAAAGGTAGGTAGTTCTGGTAGAGAATTCTTTGTAAATATAGAATCCTTCTCATTTAATTGTTTATAAATATCAATCCTATCTTGTTTAATACTAACACTTAATTTTTGCTCTTTGATATTTTCATTATTGGCGTTAGCATCACTAATAGCTTCAAGCCCTGCAATTTGAGATTGAACTAAACTGATTCTATTAGTTAAAGCTCGTTTAACTTTGTCACTAATAATTGGAAGTTCAAAAACTGGATTTTTATGACTTTTATTAAAATCATTAATAACCTCATTAATACTGGTTAAGTTATCAACACTTCTTGTAACTGAAGTTGCTCCTCTTAACAATGCCTCAACTTGGAATAATTGAGTATTTAGGTTATCCAGCTGCTGTCTAACTGGAGTTTCAAGAATATAAGTTTGCTTTCCACTTTCATACTTAATTAGTTCCTCATCAACTAATTTAGTGGAATTTAATCCAAGTTGTTTTAGTATATCTTCGATATTATCATTTCCAATATCTCTATACACATTATTAACAACATTATAGACATCTTTAGCCTTTTCTAAAGTTTCCTGCCAACGTTTTACATCTGGAGCAAGATCTTGATGTTCAGTTGCGTTAGTATCAATAAGACCATTTATAAAGTCTGACACCATTCCAACTATTTTTGAAGATACACTTTCATTAGGATCCTCTGGAAGAAGAGAATTAACCCTTTCTTCAGTTGGCTGACCTTCATCATCAAGAATTACAACAGGATTGCCCTTTTCATCTAAATCATAAGCAGATTCTACAGCCTCTTCAAACTCAAATACATCGAATAAATTATAACTCTCTGGAATAACATTATCTCCATTATAAACACTATAAAGATAATTAGCAAGACTTTTAATAATAGGGAGATTATTTCTTAGAGAAGAATGCCCTACTAAGCCATGGATAATTCCAACTAACTCATTATAGGACATAAATCCATTATTCCTATCTTTATAAATAAGCCTTCCAGATGAGGGATCCATTTCTAGTTTATCCGCTAAATTTGCAAGCTTTTCGTCAAGAATTTCCCCTTCCCTATTTTTAAGATTATCTGCTATTAATTCAGACATCCTTCTATATAATTGGTATGAAGTGAATGAATCTATTTCTGACTGTTTAGATTCTACATAATTAGCATATTTTTCGTCAACATAAGCTTTAAGAGTATCATTTAACTTAGAATAGTCATAATTAAATACCTGTTTAGCATAGTTTTCTACATTAGGTGAATAAAAAAGTCCAAACACACTTGGAGTATAAGACGCCATCATTCTTCCAAAGTAGATTTCATTTCCTCCGCTTACTAGTTGATGAATTTGATCTTTATAATAATCAAATTGAGCTTGCGCTGCTTTTATAATTTGAGGATCCGTTTTTTCATCCTTTTGTAATCTGAATAACTCAGAGGAAACATCATTCAATTGTAATTGAAGTTTTGTCAGATCATCTGCCATTAGATCAAGAAGCTTTCCATCATCCCCCGCCTGTTGAGAAATTTGTAATGCAGTTAAACTTCTATAAATTGGCACATTAGCTAAATCATCTTTAGAATATTTAATGCCCTCTTGTTCCAAGAATAGATCTAACGTATTTATGTGATTTATAAAGGAATCTATTAAATACGAATTTTGTGTCTTTGACTTATCCGAAGCTGGGAGATATGAACCATCTTCTGCTCTTTCATCATATGATAATGTATTACTTCCTAGAGCCTTTCCTTTAAAAGATTGTGCTATTTTTATTATTTCATCTTTCTGACCAGCATTAACTTTTTGAAGAATTGCCCTTGCCATTTCTGGACGTTTTGATAGAGCCGAGCTTCAGTCCGCACTTCCGCCTCTAGTTCTCCACCAATTTTCTAATCCAAAAACAGTACCACCAATACCACCACCAATAAAACTAACTAAATATCGCTGAATAGGATCAGAGGCGGCATAATCAAAGTGACCTTGAGTTTCGTAGCCCAGTTCCTTTCTAATAGCATTTAATCCATTACCAAGAACTCCTTGAGCAAAGTCTGTCATTAGTTCTTCCATAACTTCTTCAGTTGCTTCAGATACAGTGCTGGTTAAAATTCCCCTTCTTCCACCATATACAACTGAGGTTCAAAGATCATTTATAGTTTTTGTGAAAGATTTAAACTTTCCTACAAAACCTCCTTTTACTCCTGCCTGAGTAAGTTCAGTCTTACCTCTATCTTTAAGATAGTTGTAGACTAGCTCTCTCAGTGCCATCCTTTCTTCATTTAGATCAACTCCAGTTAATAAGTAATGTTTAAAGTAATCAAACTGAAACAAAGTATGGAACCCAGTATATACAGCAGTTGAAATTACAGAAGCAGTTTGTCTATCAAACCCGTTTTGAATTGCGTCTCCATAAGTTTGGGCAGCTGCAGTAGTTACTAAGTAAGCTCTTGCAATTGCAGTACTAGCTTTTTGATATTTATTATAAGCATCATAAGCAGCTTTATATTCAGGCATGGATTCAATAATAGTTTTTACTTTAGCAGGAATCTGCCCTTTTTTAAGCATTTCTTTAGTAAAAACCAGTTCCCCTTTTGAAATAAGCCCTTTTTCAACAGCTTTGTCAAGAACAGTTCCTTGTAAAGCTGCAACACCTGCTTCTAATCTTCTATCCATTCCTAGCATTTTAGGAATATTTGCAACTCATCGTTGCTGGAATAGCTGTTGTGCAGAAGTAGAAGCAAATTGACATATGTTATCAAAGGAGAAAGAATGTGCTTGGTTATATTCAGAAGGGGTGCTATTAAACTTTTGCATAAACCCTTCAAATTTATTTAAAGCAGAAGAAGGGCGATATTCTGAATCTAATAATCCTCCAAATGTTTTAATAAGAGCAGGCATAGATTCACTTAAGTACATGGCTGCAGTCATTCCCGCTCAGTACTCTCCTACTCCAGGAATTAAATAAGGGGCCATTACAGCTAATGTTCTTGCTACTGACCTAACTGGATTAACCTCTATGCTATCAGTATCAAAAATATCTACTTTATTCCATGCACTTCCATCTGTTGTTAATACATCCAGAACACCTAGAACTTGCTTTCCATAATATTCCCTTCCATTTAAAGTTTCATAATAAAACTTTCCATCAGAATCATATTTGTAATCGCCTTTTGAATGCTTGACAATATTTCCATCAATATCTGTATGCTCTCCATCCTCATCTCATTGGGCTAATACTAAAGTATCACTAGTCAAAACTCCTAATGCACCAAGATCATTTGGGGTTTTATCCGACCAAGTTCCACTTTCAGTATCAAAGTATTTATTTTTTTGTGCAAGTTCTGCAATACTTAAAGCTCTTGGTCCCTCAGTTCCCTCATGGAAATATGAAGTAGTTTCAAAAGGATTGGATACCTTTTTAATTTCAAAAGTAGGCCCCTTTTTGATATTACTTTTGGCATCTCTGTTTATGTCAAAAGCATCATATTCATAACTATCTTTTAACCACTTTTCTGTGTCTAAGGTTGAAAAACTAGTATAATCCTGTAGTGCTTTTGCATAAAATTGATCAAATAAAGCTTCATTAAATTTTCCACTATCATCTTTGAAAAACTCTTTTACCTTATCGGATTGAAGATAGTCCTCTTTTGGACGAATGCTTGTATTTAAAGAGTTTATACCGTCTGCTGCTAATTTGTCAATTGTAACATCTGTATTTAACAGATTTATAGCAACCCAATCATTTTGTTTAATGTTATTATCCATACTTTTTATAAATCTCCAAATGAGGTTTGTAGCTTAGTTTGCCTTGGATTATATGCCCCATTATTATATCGTGGATCAACATAAGCTTCCTGCATCATTTGATACTCCGAACCAGTTCTTTTATCAGTTCTAGCTCGTTCATCAGATACTGCTTGAGAGGCTTGATTAACATATAAAGGAATAAATACAGTTCCGCTTAAAATTCCTCTATTCCAAATCCAACCATAATTAATCTTAACCTTATTTTTCTTTTCTCTGCCTTGATTAGCATAATTTACATCATTCATAAACTTATCTCTACCTTGACCTGTAAGCCTATCAATAGTAGGATTATCAGCTGAATATCCTGCAACTGCTCCTTCATCTTCTGACATTTTAGCATGCACAGCAAGGAATCGTCCAGTCATTAAATTTCCATCTTGATCTAGATTATTATCCAGAGCATATTTCTTATAAATTTCAAAAATTTCTCTAGGATCAGTTACTTTATTTTTGGATATTTCATCAACTGCCATTTGGTAACGATTTATAGCTCCAAAATCAGGCTTTCCATTATAGTCAACTGGAACATCTATAGTTTCGACACCATCAGAAGCATCAACTAAGACTTCTCTAGCTTTGTTAGGATCTATATATAAAGTATCTTGACTATCCCCAACAACACTTCCATTAGTTCCCTTTGCATTATACATACCTCCAAAGTATAATTTATCTCTATCCATAGCTACTCCATTTTTCGCAAGGTCATTAAAGACCTCATCTAATGTAGCTATACCAGTTACTATTTCATTATCTTTATCTCTTAGAGGATTATGCTTAACTTCTACTGTAAAATCTGCAATTCCATCCCGAGTTCTAACCCTACGAGTTCTACTAGCACCAAAGCCACTAATAAGACTTTGTCCATAACCTTCTTTATCTCCTGGACCTGAACCTTCTCCTGAACCACTTTTACTACCTTTTCCTAGTGGATCTTTAACATATCCTACTTTTCTTGAAGTGTCTGTATGTTCAAATAAGGCAGCTTTTAGAATACTTGTAACATCCTCCATACTCTCTGGGTTTAACCCCTCAGCAGCTGTAGTTGCACGTAATACATGTTTAGCATTATTATTTAAATTCTTATAAAGGTATATAATAGCTGCATTTATATCCTGAGCAGCTTTTGAATCTGAACCCTCTATTTCATAAAGTCCATCAGGACCTAAACCCATCAACGCTTCTAACCCCCTTTGAACTTGGCCTCCAGCCTTAATGGTATAACCTTTTTGGGAAGTGGTTCCAAATTTTTTAATAGTACCTATTACTTGGTCCATAATAGTTTTCATTCCTATTGAATTTGATAAATCATGTAGGATAGATTCATCAAATTTTAAATTAGGATCTCTTTCCCTTAGATGTATTAGTTCTGCATTAGTTAAAACTTGATACTCTTCTGGATTCTTACTATAATCTGTTGGAGTTACCTTTTTTACTGATTCCCCATCATATACATATAAATTTCCATCATTGGAAATAGCAACATCAGAACCAGTATTTTCTACCTTAATTCTATCTGTTGCATTTTTATATAGTGCATTATTATGTTGTAATCTATTTGCTAATGATCTGAGTCTAATTAATTGACTCATTGTATTTGTCTTTTTTCCAGAGAAGATATTAGTTGAATCTTGCAAGAAAGATTGTGCTTGGCTTAGAAAATAATCAACATCAGTAGGAATTCCATTCTCTCCTAATACTTTAATGATCTCTTGTTCTATTAGTTTATCGTCTTTCTTTTCAGAAGAAGGAGAAGTCGCAGGTTCTCCCTGCGACTGTCCCATTACTTCTCTTGAAATTGGAGTATATGAAGCTCCATATTGATATTTTTGAATTTTCATTACGAAAGCATTTTTAATAATAACTTTATTAAATTATCATCCATTTTCTGAACAGCTTTTCTATAATCCTTTGCTTTATCTAAGATTGCCTGCTCATCAAAATCACGATATCGCTGAGTTTTAGTTATAGTTCCTCCTTTTTTCTTAATTACAGGAATTGTTCTATAAAAAGAAGGATTTCTATAGTAATTTCCTATTGTACTTTGAGGCATGTCAATAGTTCTACGTCTTCCAGTGAATCTACTACGACTATTCAAATAACTATTTAACTGCGATCTCATCATCATGTCATTTTGAAGATTTTGAATAGAACCAGAGTAATAGTTCTCTAAGAATTTTTGACGTCCTGCCTCAGAGTCACCATAATCAGACTTCCAGTTTGGATTAGTAAGTTGCTCATTCTCCCAAGCCTTTTGAGCTTCTGCAGAATTAAATAACTCTAAATACGTTTTTTGAGCATTCTGCTGTAAAGCAATGTTATCCCTAACTGTAGCAGCCAATTGTTCATCCTGCTGGTCTCTTACTAAATCCATTCTCTTTTGATCAATGAAAGGATTTATGATCTGATTCCAAGCTGTAAATTGTTTAGCTGCTTTGTTTTGAGCTAACATATTTTCCATTTGGCCAAGAACTGCCTTATTATAATCTGCTATTTGAGTACGTTGATTAGCATATTCTCTTCTTGCAGCAAGATCCTTATCATTAAATTCACTAATAGTTTGAGATAATCTAGTATCTCTTTCATTAGCCAATTGATCAGCTTGCTGATCTCTCATAAGTCTTTCAGCCATTACCTGATTAGGATCACTTGTGACAGTTTTAAACTGGCGAATATCCTTTATTCTATCCCCATACATACGAGCAATTCCCATATCTGTGTATGGAGCATAGATTTCTGTTGGCATAGATCTTAATTGACCTTGAGCTGCTGCTCTGATTCCTCTTGCTAACTCACGTCTCTGACGAGCATTTGAAATTAATCCTCCTGCTAATGAACCTAAATCTAATAGATTTTTAGGGTTGAACGAAAAGCCTCTTCCATTAGAGGCACTTCCAGTAGAAACTACTGTATTGGCTTTTATGTTTTTAAGAGCCTTTTCCTTCTGAGCCTCCATGGCAGGTTGTGTTGAAGCTTTTATCTGAGCTTCCAGATTAGAATCTCTTTGAACTCCAGCTACCTTATTTCCAAGATTTATAGTAGGTCTTGTAAAAGTACTTTTTGCCACTACACTTACAGGATCAACCTCGAAGGAACCATAAGCTCCTTGATTATCCATAGATTTACCAAAGAATTTTGATCCACCTTGAGCTTTAAGAATTTTGCCTCCTTTTTTATATAAACTCTGAGGTCTATAAACCATTCCCCCATCATTAGGTAACTGTACTCAAGAACCTGCAGTTTTTGGTAACATTAATCTAGGTTTGGCGGTGCGAATTTTAATAGGCTTAGCTGGAATAGGATTAGGAAACCAGTAGGGATTAAAGTAAGCTTGATCTCCATTAATAAGTTCTCCTGTAGTTCTATAACCTCTTTCAAAGATATTAAGACCTCTAACACTAGGAGCATCAAATTCTTTTCTAAAATCAGCTCTATTTTCTAATCTTTCAACTACATTTCCAAATTCTCTATTTTGAGCCCCTCTCATCCAACTACGACCAAATCTGTTTTGTAAGAACCAAGGAAGTTCATCTTCAGTTCTGGCTCTTAATTCTTTTCTATCCCCTGTTAATCTATCAGTAATAGAAGAGTTTAGATTCTTTGTTGCCGTCTTAATCTTAGATAGTCCTTCCTGATAAAGCTTGTTCTTTGGAAGATTAGATAGTACATCAGCATCCTTTAAAGCATCTTCATAATTAATATTGCCAGTTTTTGCATCATACCAAGCCTTTCCCTTAAATTGACCTGGATTTTGTGAAACAGCATCATTTAATGCTCTTTTTTGAATATCTATTAATTTTTCAGGAGTGGCTTTTCCAGAAATATCTGCTGTTCTTCCAGTTTTCTTATATCCTATTGTTCTATCTAAAGCTCTCTTTCCACCTATTAATCCTTGAACACCCATTAATATATTTCTATAATCATCAAGAGTCCATTCTCCTTCTTTATTAATAGAGTTTAGAGCTGCTGATAGACCTAAAGCAGAGAATCCTGCTGTTAGTAGTGGTTTAATTCGTTTAATTATCCTAGCGGTTTTAGCTGCTTTTCCAGCTATTCCAACACCTGGTAGGAATGAAACAACATCTAGTCCAAGCCCCAAAGCTGCATTTCCTAAATCACCTAAATCAAAACCATCTCTTTTAACATCAGAAATAAACTGAGTTGCAGTAGAGCCTACTCCCAAAGCTGCTGCTACAGGATTTCCTCCCGTTGGTATAGCAGCTACTAGCGCTCCTAAATCAGCTGCTAATGCTCCAAGTTGTCATTTATCAGCAGCAGTTAAATCCCCACTTTTTATTTGAGATGTAGTCGCAGCCTTTTTTTCATCACGAGTCTCTACCTTTGGGGTTGTTTTCTCAGTATCCTTAGAAATCCAATTAATTAATCCTCCAGTTTGTTGTTTTGGAACTTGACGATTGTAATGAATGGCTGGAACTCTTTTCCCAGCGTATTCATCATTAAAAAATCCCGCATTCAACCATCTTCTAAATCCAGACCATTCTCTATGTTTAATAGCATTTATTTCATCTGCACTTAAATAATTATCATTAAGTAGAGATTTGAATCAGTTTCTATTAAATGGATGTAATTTCTTACTTTCAGTATCATAAAAGAATCCTTGAGTCTCATCCTCTGGATTATACGCAAAACTATATCTTCCAGAAGGATCAAAATCATCCCAAATATAACCACCTAAAATTTTATCTGTTGGATCAATTCTTGAATAAAAAGCATTCCCTGTAGCTTCTCCATTATATCCTGCAGCCCTAATATATTTAGAAATATCAACAACATTCCCATTCTCATCTAACCCTATAGAAGGGATAGAAGTAGGTACTCCGAACTCATTTCTAGGAGTATTATTATCAATAATATCCATTACTGTAACTCCTTTAGGAAGATTCTCATATAAAGGTGATGTGTAAGTATATAATACATTATCATCATTTTTATATGTTTTATTGAAGTATGGATTGTATTGAAGTTGTGAATTATATCTCTGAAAGGGATTATTTGTCCATAATACTTGCCACTGCCCATTCTTAACAGGATCAAATAAATTTTGACGCATCTTATTAAAAATGTCAACGTTCGGAGAATTTAAAATTTGATTAATTTCTGATTCTGGATTAGCCCACTCATTTTTACTATATAACCTGCCATTATAAAGGATATAGTCTTTAAATCTTTTTAATTCTGGGTGAATATTGACAAAGTTTTCTCCGAAATATGCATTTCTTCAATCCTTTCCGTAACCTTCTAGTCCAAATCCTTCAGTTAATAGTTCTCCTTTTGGCCCATAGGAAATTTTAAATTGATTTCTAAAATCAGTAGTAAAGTTATTATCTTTATCCCATTTATCCTGATTTGACTGAGCACCGCCTTCTTCAGAGGTTTTTGAAGTATTAGTTTTATCAAGAATACCTAATTTAGATAATGTATTAATATCACTATCTGTAATACTTCCATCTTTAATTCTCTGATATAAACCATCCCAATCTGTGTATTCTTTAACAAACCTTGAATACACATCTTTAGTTTGATTATTATACCCTTTCCAGTCTACAATATTTTCCTCCTTTTCAAGATTTCTTAAAAAGTCTAATCTATCAAAAATACTTGTATTATCAGTGTCAGTATTATATATTCTTCTCCCGTTATCATCAAGTACTAAGTTTCCGTCCTTATCTCTTTTATATGAAAGAAATAATTTTCTAGAAACATCGACACTTTTATTTTTATTCGCTTGTGGAGTGACTTGGTTATAATTAAATCCACGTAAAGCGTTTGTTGCACTTTTAACTTGATTTACTCTTCCATTAAAAGTACTATCTAATGCTTCTCCAGTTTTTGAGGTACGTCTTGCAGCACGTCTTCTTTGGCGGTCACTCATGTTGTCAAACGTTACATCTCCCCTTAACTCGTTAGTATTAGAATCATATGATAAATCGGCACCAGATCTAAGAGCATTAACAATAGCTCCATAATCAGCTCTAGCTCTATCATCTGTGATTGAACTACCGTGTGCCGCCATAGCCTGTAGAAAGTCGTCGTCAACTTGATATGTCACACCATCCTTAGTAAAGTTGCCGTACTTTTTTACAGCCCCTCCACCCTGGAGTTTTTGTATATTTACCTGTGCCATTTTATCAATGTATTATACTTAAAAAGGGAGATTGACTACTTACAATCTCCCTTCTATCTCTATTAATCATTAGTTAGATTTATTTCTTCTTAATGATATTTAAGTCTCCGCCTTTCTCTTTCTTTCCACATTTCTTACGTCCAGCGATTTTTCCGCCTTTCTTAAAGACGGGCTCTCCTTCTGGAGCTTGTCCTACTGGAGCTTGTCCGCCTCCCATAGCTTGCTGAATTAAGGCAACAAAGCCTTCACATACTTGCATAGCCATCTGGCAGTCCTGTCCCTGTAAAGCTTGCATAGCCATTTCTGCTAACATCTGAATAGGATCTTGCTCACCACCTGCAGGAGCACCAGCGGGAGCAGCTGTAGGAGCGGCTCCACCTTCTTGGAATTTCTTAATATAAGCCATATTACTTATTGTTATTTTATTAATATAATTTAGTTTTTACTCTTTATAAGACATATTGTCATATACTCTTTTTACTTCCCAAAATTACATATATTATTTAAATAATCCAAATAATTTTAAATTATAGTTCGCTTTACCTATACTTTCATATATAATTTTTATAGGGTTTCTGATTATGAATTGCATGACAAATAGTTCCTGAATTATAATTATATTTTCTTGTTATATCCATTAAACAATCGAAACTTTCAATTAAAATTCCATCCAGACTGTATTTGTCTACAATTTTTGATCTTTTATTTTCTTTACCATATTTCCTTGAAATATTTTTCTTTGAAGGGCAATACTTGCCAGGATAGGTATCTTTAGCTCTTCACTGAAAGCCTTTAGAAGTCCCTTTATTGTTTATTACACAATAAATTATTTGGGATGCACCACATCCAGTTTCTCGTTCTGCTTGAGCAGCACTAGAATATTCTTTAATAAAATTTCCTTCTAAGTCAAATTGCCATACAGTTCTAGATACACTTTGTTTTAATTTAAGTTTATGTTTCTCTGATAACTTTCTACCATAAGAAGGATGAGTGGATCCACTTCCTGGTGTAGACCCTCCTATTGTACAATTATATCCTTCATAATAACTATTATATTGCCCAATATAATATATTTCCATGTTGTCAAGAATCTTATGTACTTCATTAACATCATCAGAAATGATTGTATATAAAATTTCATAGTTGAAACTATCAAATCCATACTTTCGTATAGCTACATAAAACGGCAAATAATAATATTTACTATTTATATGACTACTATTATACTTATGTTGAAGCTTCCTTTTATGCTCATTTATTGTTTGCCCAATATAAGACTTACCTGATGGGGAAGTGTATCTATAAATTACACCTTTCATATATTAGTCTTTATCTGGCAAAGAAGTATATTCAGGTTCGCGGTTATCTTGTTTAGATAGTACTCCAAACATATACTTACCTAATTTTTTGTAATCACTATCTTTTTTAGATTTAGCTGCTTTCTTAGCTTTACGGATTAGTTCTCGTGTCTCTTTTCTACTAACAATACGTTCTCCTCCAACTAAGTCCATTTGAGGTTTTCCATCAGATCCAAGAATGTACATTTTATCAATATCATCCTCACTAATATCGTCTTCATCGTCCTCAAAATCTAACTCATCTCCTATTTGAATACCAGAATTAGCATTAACTTCAAGTACATATTTTGTTCTATCATCCTCTTCATCAGGAGTAGAAATAATTAAATCAGAACTATGAGCTTTACCTAATACAACATTATAAACTTCATCATCTTGATCTATGAAAACTAAATCAATATCGAATTCCATTTCCTCTGTATTAAATACAACCTGACCCTGATCTTCAGGCATAACAAATAGCATACCTTCATCATCATCCATAGATTCTACATTAGAGAGACCTTGAGTTCTTTCCTCTTCTGTTTCTGCAACTAAGACTTTATATTTCTTATCTGCTATTTCAATTATTATCTCTTTCATTATTTTGCTGCTTTGTTAAAAATTTCAATAATATCTAAATTTGGTTGCATACCTCCAAATAAATTTTCTTTGCTACGATTTGAAGTTAATCGATCTAAAAGAATATTAGTTGCTTCTTTAGCTCTTTCTTCTAATTTAGGATATAGTGCTTTTTGCTCAAATTTAGGAAGGCTGCTAAATTTTTCGAATCCATGAGATAATGTTGGAGAACTACTTCAATGCCGTTCATGTACATTTGGATCAATTCTAAATTGTATATCTGGACTTAATTTGAATAAGTTATTTCTTGATTTTAACACAAAGTTAGGATCATAATATATATTACTAGAATTTTTAGTTAACTCTTGCAATTCAGCAATATTAGAAGTATCATCAATAATCTGAGGATTTATATGAGTTTTAATTTTATTTCCTCTAAGTCTTTGTATTCTTTCTAATCATTTATACCCGTTCTTAGTAGGTAATACTGCCTCCTTACTGATTATATTATCTCATTCTAATGCAGGATTTTTTGAATTATTTATAGAAATTAATTTTGCCTGTAACCCATTTTTTAAGCTATTTTCATAAATATTAGAATCTGTAGTAATAACTTTAGCTGTTCTTGGTAATTTAAATTTACCATCTAAAGATAGAAAAAACGTATCCATTGGTTCTATTGAACTAGGATATATATTAGCTTTTTCTGCATCTTTAAATGGCAAGATAACTGTAGTAGTATTATCAGTTCAGTCTCCTCATGAATGCGGTCTAACACTGACTCCTGTTGTAAAGTGTGTTGTATTAGGTATACTAGAAGTTGTAGGTAAATTTGGCCCATCATTAAAATCAATATAATTTGTTCTATGTATCAAGCTCATGTTTCTTGCATTATTTATTGCTTTAGCTGTATTAATAGATCTTCTCACTAAATTAATTCCACCTCCAATATCTAACATATCTCCGATTCCTGATAAAATCGCTTTTCTATAATTTCCCGCCTTAGCTTCTCTATAAGTTTTCTGCACACCGTTATTACTAATTGAGTTTCTAACCCCATCAGCAGTTAATCCAACATCAACTCCTGTTCGAATTCATTTAGGTAATTGACTATATAATCAAGATGCACCTTTTCCTGCTGCTGAAATAGATGGAGCAGCTAAAGCACCTGCTCCTATCACTGCAGGAATATACATAGCCTTATTTAATCCTTCATATCCTCGTCTCTGCCTAGCCGCATCCTCTCCTACTTTTCCTAACAACTCTCTAGCTTCTTCATTTCCCCTATTTGCAGAAGATGTTAATGTAGAAATGTGTTCTCTATATTTACTAGGATTAGTTTCTTTTAAATCGTTAATTCTTGTCTCTAAAGATGTAGTTGGCTTTGGAGGAGTATACAGCTCTGGATTTTTATTGATATTATCCAGAGCTGTAACAACTTGTGATCTTATATCTAATGGCATATTACTCTATACTTTTAATTAAACCACTTCTATCGTCAGTATTTTTTAGTAATTCATAACAGATAAGTTTACCAGCTTCTATAGCTATATCATCAGATGAATCTTCTTGATATTGTTTGTATAGACTCTCTAATTCATCAGTAAACTCTTTACGAAAGATAACTTCTTCTTTTTCAATTTCTGCTTGCTGAATTACTCCTCCTTCTCCCTGAGCAACAACTGGAATACCTTTACTAGTAATTTGTCCTTCTAATTCAGGATTTACTTTTTCTAGATTATGTTTTCTAGCATGTAAAGCTCCTTCTGGTATTAGATTCATTTTTCCTCCAAGTTGAAACTTTTGAGGCTCCTCTGTAGATTTAACTGTCCATGAGTTAATAATACTTCTGGCTACATCTAATTCTGGGAATTTCATTCCTTTTTTAGATAATAATAGTTGTGGAGTATAACCAGCATACTTATTTTGATTTTGTGATAAATAAGTATCGCCAGCACTATTAGATTTTCTAAGTTTACTTTCTAAACTAATATCAGTTATTAGATTATTAACTCTATTTTGCTCTCTAATAAACTTATTAGCTTTACCAGTTCCTAACATTCTCTTACCGCTTAATGCTTGAGCGGCATTAATATCTGCAACTGATCCTCCATAGGCATTTGTCATTTGATCAATTTCTGCAGATTTATAAGACTTCGCAGTTCTACCTCCAAACATACCCACAAGCATGGATACCCCAGGAAGACTATTAATAAAACCTTGAGTGGCAGCTTTGCCACCAATACCTGCTCTTTTTGCAGCATCTGCATCAATATTATCTAAATTTAATCCTGTTGCAGAACCGATTGCATCTACTACTCCTGAAGCAGCTCCAATAATAGCTCCAATAGGGCCCGCAGAGCTGATTGCACTGCGGATACCCTCTCTTGTTGAAGCTTGTTCTTGAGTTAGTCCTGAAGTAGATAATCCTCCAAGCATGGAACTTGCTGCCCCTAAACCTGCCTGTAATCCTCCAGACATTCCCATTTTATTACCAGTAGATGCAACATTAGCTGCACTCTTGGCATTTTTTTGAGCTGCTTTAGTAAATTCTTTAGATGGTCCTGGAGCCCCTAGTTTCATTTTATTCATATCATCTAAGGGGCTTTTGGAAGTTCCAAAAGGGTTAAATCCTGTAGGTATAATTGAGCCTGATGACGCTTTTACTATTTTATTATGCATAACTTAACCGTAATAATGATTGAATAGCATTAATTACTACTAGTTTCTCACCAGTATATTTAATCCTAATTTTAATCCATTTGTCTCTGATTCGTGTACTTTTTAATCCAGTAGAACTGTCAGTACCTACAATTCTATCTTTATAATATATAGGAGTAATTGTAGTAAACCATCGATCTTCTTTGTATTCAATATTACCAAGTCTTCTGCCATAAGTTTTTATATTTTTAATTGGCTGTTTAACTTTTAGTATATACTGATTCAGAACATGGTCTTTTTCAATTTCTACCTGTTGCTTATCAAAAATTTGAGAGTATTTACCATCCTTTGCAGTTGCCTTTTCTAAATCTAATTTCTTTTTGGCATACCCTACACTATCAAAATTGCCATCAATATCTGAATTAACATGCTCTGATTTATAAAGTCCTGCTTTATTAAAATCATACATATCTCCGATAATCTCAAATTCTAGAGTTTCTGGCTCTACGTTATTAGAAATCATAACAAGATTATCAAAGATTTTATGGACTCCAGCTGGGGTATTTACAACAAATTCAAACTCAAAAGGTTCTTGTTTATTGTATCATTTAGTTGGAAGGATTTCATTATCAGGATTTTCATCAAAGTAATTAATCTCATTAAAGATACCTGCTCTGCCATGAACATAAAAACCATTTCTTAAAAGCTTTTCATAAGCTTCCTTAGAAGTTTCAGAAATATCAGTTATGTCTCTTATTAGTACTATAGATTCTTCTATAGTATTACTTAGAGCTTTAACTTTATTTTCCCCATCCTGTTCTGAAATATTCTCCTCATTTACGTAAGGATTATCAGTATGTTCTAATTCTGTATCAATAAATGGAGTAACCTCAAAATTAATTTTTAAGTATAGTAATTTATCAACTTCCTCGAAACTATTTACTATAAGCTTAAGGTCTCTTCCATCCTGAATTATTCCAATTTTCTTTCCTAAACGTTCTTGATCAATATCCCCAATTCAATATTGAGAAAAGCTAAGATCTTCAGCATTAGAAATCTTACATTTAATGTCGTATTCATTCTCAGGAACTTCAACAAATCTAACTGTATGTTCTACATCATTTTCATCCAAAACAGATGAAGTAATAGATGTAATCCTAACATTAAATTTATCAAAGAATTCATAACCCTTCATTACAATAGCTCTTGTAATGTCCTTATACTCTCAAAGATTTCCACAAGTTCTATCAAAGCCTGCTCTATCTTCAATATGAGGACCAGATTCAGTATTTATGTTATCATAAATAATACCATAAATAGAAGCTCTTTTTCTATCTAAAGATAAGAAGATATTATTAATATTCTCAGAAGCAAGAGGAGTTCAACTATACTTAGTTATCCATTTTTCAAGCCTTTCATTGTAGCATAGATTCCAAACTTTATCCCCATTATAGAAAGTAAACATTACATCTCCTTTATAGTTATTGAAGTGTGTTTTAACATTCTTTAAAGAGATAATTGGATATTTATCACTTTCCTGAAGAATTATATTGTCATGTAAGAACCTTTGAACAGACATATCAGAAATTATCTGAAATCCATTTGCATTATATCTCCAAATCTTTTTAGCATAAGTATCTACACCATAAATACCATTCGGAGTACGTATAACAGACTCTTGCCAAATACTTCCATAGTCTGGAGATATAGGAGTTACTTGATTTTGCAGTACTCCTGACCCATACATATGAATAGCTTGGCCTGTACTTGTTGCAATTAGTGCTTTCTCATTAATAGGAATAATAGCACATCCATGTTCAAATACACAAAAAAGATTTGCACCTAATGAGAGTAGTTTAACAATTGCTCCATATTGACGTTCAATATCCTTATAAGATAATCCTTGGAATATTCTATATGCATTTCTAAAGTCATCTTCAATCTGTACATTACTAAACATAACTCTAGTATCAAAGATGTCTTTAACATAAGGAACATTTGGCTGAGTAAAGTATTTCTTAAATGGTAATGAAGTTGAGTATCCTGCATTTAGTAATTGTGATTCGGGGATTTTTCCAGATGGAGCAGTTGACATTCCTTGCAATGGGAAAAAACTTCTTGCATTTCCCATCAAGGCCATCTCTTCCACATTCTGCCTATCTTCTGATCTTAAACCAAGATTATAATTACTTAGACATTTATAAGTAAATCACTGCCCCATTGGCACTGTATTAATATCAGCCCTATTGATATCTTTCCAATCTTCAGTAGACGTTTGATTATACCCTTTATAACCATCTTTCCAAGTGTTTGGATTGACAATCATATCATTAGTTGGAACTTCAGAATCAATAAAATTTGTATTAATTCTAATCGTTACTGTGGCAGTAAAACAATCACCTCTATATACATCTGGAACAATTATAGAATCCCTAGTTGTTGTAAACTCCTTATCATATAACTCATATCTTGGACTAACTGCCATAAACGGAGATAAATCATTACCTCTAATTTTAAAATAGTTTGTTTCATAAGTTTGAGAGTAATTACTAATTCTGATTGTGTACAAACTATTATTTCTTAAGTTTTGGTTAGTTCCTACAAAAGGACAATATACTCCCCTGACAATTTTAGAATTATTTTGATTGTAATCCTTACTTTCAAAAAATCTAAAATCTTTTGCATCTTCAGATGAACCTACCCTTGTAGAATAGCCATAATCATCCAAATACTTTAGGGGAATATCAGTAGGAATATAAACCAATTTACTTAATATTTTATTAGAGGAATCTGTTACTACATTATCGTTCAAATAATAAGCTCTTGGAAAAGATTCTTTTTGAGTAATTCCAAAACTATGGGATTCCTCTAAAAGAAATTCAGAATTATCAAACATAGATTGCAACTGCTTATTTACCATTGCATCTGTACAAAGTAACCCTGAACATTGTTTAGATGTAGTCTTAATTACTCTATCTTGATAGGAAGTTGTTAAATTTCTTGATTTATTTATAAAAGATTCTGCAAAATAGTATCCATTAGGATAGGCAGGATCTTTTGTAGAATCATTAAACATCATAGGAATATAGCTAGTCTTATCAATCCCAATACTATATCCTTGAGCTAATATGGTTGGAATTCTTTTCTGGCGGACAAAGAAAAATCCTTTAACTTTATACTTCTTAAAGAGTGCTGTAATTAATTCATTGTTTAATGTAAAACGTAATCCTAAAGGGTTTATTTTTTTCTCTTTATACTTAATTACATTTACATCTGGGAATTTAAATATTCCTTTTGTATTTGATAGATATGGAGAAGACGGCAAAAAGAAATCCTCCTTATTTATACTTACAATATTTCCATTACTATCATATAATGATGATAGAGGGCCTTCATTATAAACAAAATTTGTTTTGTTTTCAGAGTCAAACTTGCATCCTCTCAAATTATATACAGGACTTAAAGAATCATCTACAAATATATAAACAATTCCTAAACGATACAACTCAGTAGGCCAATATCCAAGGGAATAATAAATTTGTATAGGATTATAGTACTCACTTTTTCCAACATTCTCCTTTAATTGCCTAGTATATGTCTCTGGATTAATATACCCTATAGAGTCTTCTTTCTGTATATACTGAGCTTCAATAAAGTAGGAAATATTTTGTAAATCATCATTATTGATAATTGTTTGTTGAACATTTCCAAAAAACAACATATTTTGGACTTGAGCTTGGGTCTTTACTCCTGTACAAATATTATATTGAACATTTAATTCTTCTTCATTTATTTTAGAAACTTCTTCATAACCATCAATATTAAGAAGTAAAGAAGAACCCATGATCTTATATGGTTGTTTAATAGAATAAGTTTCTGTTTTAAGAATGCCATTAATATCAGAATAATCTCTTTTATAGTAAACAAAAATCTTTGCAAATGAAGTATCAATATTATTTATTTGTAAATTTATAGATTTATCTGTTCTTTCATCTTCTAAAGTTCCAGAAATAGAATAAATTTTCTCAAGTGTACCTTTATAAATACTTATTATACTAGATTCTGCAATAACATCTGTCTTATTAAAATCATTATCCGCTAGTTTTAAATAAAAAGTATAATTTCCCCCTTTTAATTGTCCATGATATGAAACATCCAATAATTCAATTTTTGGAATTTTATTAATATTTCTAAATAATCTAGTTTGAGCATCTACTTTTCCTTCTTTATATAAATTAGTTTGTTCTGTTTGATTTCTTTCAATTCTACGATATCGATTATCCTCAATAACAGAGTATCTAGTATTAATGATTCTTGGAGGGTTCATATCGTCATTAATAATTAAATTTACAGTTCCATCATAAGAAGGCTGGCATTCAATGTCAACAGGTTTATTTAAATCAATATTAATTTCTGAAGTAGTGAAATCTCCTATAGATCCATCAGAGTTCATTTGATTATGAAGGGGATTATATTCATGAGATAAATCCCCTTCTGGTTTATACTTCTTAGCTGTCAGTTTAATTTCCATATAATTTTTTAAATTCTGCAGAGACATTTTCTCTCAATGGTGTGATAACTCTACTTAATATATCAGAATATCCACTTAAAATATCACTAAAATTAATATATCTCAATACTGGAGTTCTATTGCCATCCCTATAAACTCCAATACCTCTATTTGTTTTTGCACTTCAATAAAAATTAGTATCCCTATAGGTCATACTATCAACAAACGTCTTTAAAATTAATTCCAGCTCCCCTCTATTAGATATAGATAGGGATATTTCAGATAGATCTGAATATATTGTGCCATTTACAGCTGTACTTTTCTCAAGAAACCTCTTAAGAATTTCTTTTAGTTGTTCAGCTAAAGCATATTTATAAAGAACAAACTCTTCTGAATCTAACTTTAAATCCCTTGGATTTTCATAATCAGAGCTTAAATTAGATACTTTTACAAGTTTTTCATAAGTCCCTAATAAATTATTTAAACTTTGAAGATTTAAATTGTAACTAGAGCCTGAATCTACATAAATAATTTTACTTAATTCATTTATATCTGTGTTTAACAAATCCGCATTTAGGTAATTGATTTTAATTACTTCATCATTTCTAACTAGGGAAATCTTTCCAGAATTTATAGAAGTTACTTCAGTAACCTGATCAACTGACAGCAGCTTCATTTTAGAAACATCCTTAAGATCATCATAACTGTAAATGTGCATTCCTATTGCCAAAAATAATGCCAGGATTATTATAGTAGCATCATTAGCAGAATACTTTCCTGCTTCTCCAGAAGTTTCCATAATATCATAAAAATAATGGCTTCATTTTTTTTCTCCATTTGTAGCAATAGTATATCCATTATTTGTAAAGAATTGAATAGCCGCAGGAAATATTTGATTTCCTTCAAGTACAGGAATGGAAAAACCTGCTGCTGTAAATGTAGTCTTTCCTTCAGGATGACTTCCATCAGGAAAAAATAATCCTATATCATCTAAATTAGAACTATTAATTCTATAGTTTCCTAGAAAAATGGGAATTAAAAAAGGCATTAATTTTGGTGTCCTATCATTAAAGAAATTATCAATCACTGTAGTATTATTTCCATCGTATTGACGATAAAAAAGAGAATCTGTTAAGTTTCTTTTTCCTATATTGTTACCACTTTCATTAATATAAAATAACCCATCCCCTCGTGCTGCAATATTAATTGTCATTGACATAGTTTCTCCACTATGTCGTTTTCCCCAGTCTTTTAGATATGCATAAGAATATATATCCTTTTCTTTCTGGGATTTTAATGGACTTCCATTAAGTTTAGATAAATTCCAATTTGCACTTCCTCCTGTACCAGGATAAAAGGGACTTCCAAAGGTATTACTATTAAATTTTTGAAATAGTCGTTCATTTAAATAAATTCTAGTCCCTTCTCTACTATATTGAGTAGAAGCACTTAAAAAATCTAAAAATGCATTTACCTTTAAAATATTAATATTTGTAAATTTATATGGGTTGGCCTTAGTTGTTTCCTCTCAATCACTTGGATCATATTCAATACTTTTAGAACCAAATACATACTTAGGTTTAGTTATTTGAATCTTATCCAGCATATCCTCTCATAAACTTTCCCCTTCAATTCCTTTTATAGGATTGAACTCTATAGATAGATCCTGTTTATCAATATATGCCAAGCCAGAGTAAATACTAGAAGTAACATCCATTTCAGTAAGAGTATTTATAGCATCGTTTCTAGACTTTTCTGCATTATTGGGATCATATATTCCAATAGACATTGAATCATTATACTTTAAAATATCCTCTGGAAAAGTTGTTTTAACATAGCTTTTTATAATTGGATTATTTGGATTATAAGGAGTTGAAATTTTATCTACAGTTAATTTAGGTTGTAACCTTTGAATCCATGAAGCCTTAGTTATAGTTTGAAATTGATTTACAGTAGAGTAAAACTCATTTAATAACTCTGAAGTAATTAAAATATTAGATTTTGTTGCATCAATTAATGGAGTATCCTCCCCTAATTGAAAAAATTCTAAAGTGAAAATATAAATATTCCCTTTTGCAAAAGATTGAGTAAAAGGGATAGTTAGCATATTTTGTCCTAATAAGTTTAAACTAGGAATATCTTGTCTAAAGTATTGAGTTATTGGGGATACTTGTAAAGAGGTTGAAGTGTCTCAATCTTTTAATGTTGGAAACGAAAAGATACTATATTTACATGTAATAGATTTGGTGTTCACTGTGGGAGATAAAATACTAAAATTTATAGTGATTTCATCTTTAGATACTAAATATTTATAGGTATCGAAAACTTTAATTTCTGTAAGATTATATAAATCATTTAAATTTATTTGATACTCAACTCTAAAATTATCATAAACGATTCCTTCACCATTATTTATTAAATAGGGAGTAGCTCTTACAGTTATAATTTTATCTTCATTTGATACAAAAATTTCTTCTGATGAAATATTATAAGTAAGAACATCAATCTTATTTCCATAATTTGTTGCCTCTTTACCATCTTGTATCTCTTGACTTCTTATTCTGCCCAACTCTATTCAAGAAGAGTCTATTTTATTCGATTTATACTCAAAGAGTACTTTTAAATCCTTATAATATGTAGCTCAAGCAGCATCAGTTGGTAGGGTGGCTTGTCCTTGTATACTAAATGATAATATACCACTATCCTTATTTTCCTCCGTTTTTGTTGTTAAAAATGATGGTAATGTTATATCAGTTAAGTAAATATTAAAAGAATCTAAATTAAATAATGTTGGCTTATATCCAAGTCATCCTGGAACTTCCCATTTAACATATGGCATTTCCTCATCTATTATAATGTTTGTTGACTTTTCTTCTACAGCCTCCTCAATTTCATACACTTCTTTAGACTCAGTTAATGTGTAATATTTACTCTTTTGAAACTTTCACTGATTTTTCTCTTGTTTATCAGAAACATATAGTCAGTATTTATCCCCAGGACTTAAATAGGTATCTTCTAAATCTCCTTTCTCAGGAAATAGAACTATTAAATTTTGATTAGGGCTATATTTAGTAAATAAAACATCAGTAGTATTTCCAGGATTAATAGCTGAACCTTCTTCATTTCATGTCCAAGATTCTGATAGTTCATGTATTTTTATTCCATGATAAGAAGAATTCTTAGAAGGTCTTGGGGTATTATCAAATAATGTTTGAGGAGAAGGATATGAGCCAATTTGGCATTTTTTATCAATTGGATTATAGGAAACTATATATATAATATTTCCATATTCTTTAATTCCCACAGGAATATAATCTGCAGGCAATTGAGCTTTCTTTAATTGGTAGTTGCCCATATCATTCTGCAGAATATACTCATTGCCATTATATGTTATAACTGTACCGTTAATACAGTCTGTTAAAATATCATTAGGTGTTGTTAATGGATGTAAATCAGTATTCAAACCACCTGTAAAAGTATTTATTGCTTGTTGTTTAGTATTATTTGCCATACTTAAATCATTTGTATATTTCCATTGTCATCTCTATAAGCAAAATATCTTGCTCTTCGAGTGGTTCAATTTTCTTTGTAAAACATCCATCCTACATCTTCTGGATAGTCAACTATAAAGAAATATTTACGACCTCGATCAGCAAAAGCTTCTTCTTTTATTTTGTAAGCAAACATATAGGGGTAGTGAAAGACTTGTCGTCTAGTGCCTCTATTTTTCTTCTGAGATTGATAGTACTCAAATTCCTTTTCAGTCATCCCAAAATAGTAATGACCATCATAGATAGTTTTTTGTCGTCTATAAAGAAATCTCAGCTTTCTTTTGTACTTTAGTCTTCAATAATGATAATGCGTAAAATCATCGTTGAATAATTTACCTGTGTACATAGTATAATATGATGTCATATTAATGGTATCTAACCCATTCCTATGACAAGTATTAAACATCTTCAATCCATAATTTAATATCTGTTTTATCTCATGTTTGCTTAAAGAAGGAAACTTCTCATTAACTTCATCAATATAATCTGTATAGTACTTAATAATATCCATTAGAAGTAGCTTTTTCCTGCGTTCGTATTATCACTAATAATATCTTTTAACTTCTTATTGACATAGATGGGTTTTTCTTTCACTCCAGATTTAGTTTCAAAAGTATAAAATAACTGATGGCCTTTAAATCCAGATAATACAAAGTCAATGTCTCTAAATTTACCTTTTTTTCACATTTCTTTGAATTCATCTCCCTGAAATGTTTTCATAGCAATTTCAGAATTAAATCCAAATGTATCAGGTAATGCAAAAATAACATTATTATTTATGATATCCAAAACTACTAAATACAAACAATAGTTAAGTACTTTAGCAGCCAACTCTTGCCTTGTATCAGCTTTATATTCCTTTAAATACTGTTTTTTCGGAAGTTTTATTTTATCCTTCTTAAATTTTCTAAATAATTCAGTAGAAGTTACACAATGGTTGGTAAAATAATGCATTTAATTATATTTTTAGTCATAAAATAGGGTGCCCATTATATTTTCCCGCACTTTTACGTTTTCCTGAACAGACCTCACTAATATTACTTGGCCTAATTTTAAAATGTTTTCCAGCCGTGTATTGAGACTCAAAATCTCCAAGTATCTTATTTGTAATAATATCTATAGCTCTTACTCTTGTTTTTGGGTTAGATTTTATCTTATTAAGAGCCTGAACTTCCGTCTCTGTAGGATACTCATTAAAATATCTAAATATATACCTAATTCCATTTATTAATACAAAAGAGGTTTTCTTAGAACAATTATCAGTAATTCTTATGCGAGAAATATTCAATGCTGTAGAAGCCTCAGTAATAGTTGTAAATGCTTGCAGAAATTTTCCATTTGTATCATACATACTTACTGAAGCATTATAATGATTTTGTCATAGTTCTTCTAAATCCTTCTTAGTAACTGTATCTGTATTATATCTGAATATAAGTCTGATTCCTTTTCAAAGACTATACATTGTGGATCTACCACAACACTGATAAATTACTGATTTAGAGATTTTATAGTAATCGGAAGCTTCTATTGCACTAGAAAATGATGTTAGCAGGTCTCCAGTCTCATTATAAACATTTATACTTTTACATTCTTTTCTAGAAGTATCACCTCCTTTTGTAGAATTATATCCTGTATTATAAGAGTCATAATATTTAATGTATTTGATTTCTAATTCCTTTAGAGAAGCTATCAGCATATTTCTAGATTCTGATTGTACAGTTTTTATTATAGTTCATGTAAAATTATCTTTTCCATATTTACGAATAGCTCTATGAAAATAATGATTATAAGAGTTAGAATTAGGATTAAAAGAATATTTTATATGATCTTCTCATCTTTTAGTATAATTTTGAATAGTTATTCCAACATATACTTTTTGAGTTACTACACAAGTACTTAAATAGACATATCCTACCATATTATAATATTGGATGATAACTTTTCCCATATTGCTTACGATCCCAACGAGTCTTGACATCAAGAATTGCGTCCATATCATTTTGTGTAAACATATCTGGAATTCTAGCTGCCGTACAGGCTTTCATCCAATCCGCCTTAGCCACTTGTGCAAGTTGAACAAGATTTCCATCCTTCCTCATTAATGCTTGTTTATATGTATCCGAATACACAACATATGCAGCTAAAGCTCTAACTTCTTTATCATTAAGTAGTGGTAATCCATCTTCATCAGCAATAATTCCATGATAAAGAATGATAACTTTAGGAAAATCTCTATCAAAAACAATCTCGTCCCCTTCCTCTCTATATTTAATCATTTTTCCAGCTTCATATAAAGTGGACTCATCTCACTTTCAAGCTTCAATATATTTTTCAACATATTGATTATATACTTGAGGATAAGTGGTTTGATTGGAGGTCATTTGAGCATCCATATAAGGAATTGTGACTGATTCTATCTCCACTAAATTGCAAGGCAATTGAATGCGTTTGTTAACTGTATTTGTAATATACTTATGCAGCTTTGTGTGCCTATTTCCTATTAATTCCCATCCTAACATTGCAACATCTTCAAAGTTAGTTGGGTCTACTGTGATTCCATAGACAATACTTGCCATGGAATAAACTGAGTTAAAATTATGTAGTTTCATATTTGTGTTGTCCTCTAAAGTAATAAAACCCTTTATATTCATGGTTATTTCTCCCATTACAGTAGGTACTAAAATTACTTAAACTATATCCTAATTCCTTAGCTGCCTCTGTAATAGAAGTTCATTGTTTTAATAAAATTCCATCTGAATTATATTGATATACAGGAAGTGTGGATCCTTTTTGAACTCCTATAGAGATCTTTAATGGGATTTCTGTGAAATCTGTTTTATATTTTCATATAGAATTCCCTGCATGGTTTCTATGCCCTTTGCAACAAGTGGTTATTCTATTTGCATGTATTCCTAATGCTTCTCCAGCTGCCTTCGCAGACTCCCATTCTCTAATAAATATACCTTCAATAGAAAATTGTAGTACAGGTTTTCTAACAACACTCTTATGTGTAGTATAATATTCTTTTATTGCTTCCGAAGTTATATGTCTATTACGAGAATCTTTATATCTCAGTTTTGCACGCTCTGAAATTTTTTTCTTGGTTTCTGCGGAATAGATATGAAGAGTTGAATCTCCACCTATCGAAATATTATATCCGTTATAGATAGAATCAAACAATTGAATATATTGTCTTTCTTTATTATTTAACATCTCAATTACCTCTTCTTTAATTAAGGACTCTATTCTAAATATTACTTCATACTCAAAATTTTCAGGTAAATATTTCTTTCTCGCAGCATTAATTTTTGGGCCCGCATATGGGCGATTTAAATTAAATCAACTTTGGCGTCTTTTCTTCTCATTTAAAGTTTGTCCTATATATACTTTTCCAGAAGGAGATGTATATTTGTAAATAATACCCCTAATCATTATAAAGGTGTTTGAGTATTTGGTTGTGCAGGTAACATCGCAGTTCTGTAATATCTAATCTTCTTCTCAGTTAGTCTGTGAATAATATCATTAGAGATAATTCCACATTCTGTTATAGCTTCTGGATCATTACAGCAATCAAATTCTAATAGTTTTCTTGGATCTAAAAAAATTGCAATTACTGAAATATATTTTACAAAAGGAACATTAAAGATATAACCATCAATGTTGCCATTAGAGTTTATTGTAGGATCTATATAAACAAATGGTTTATCAGCTCCTCTCTTTCTAAAGAAATGAAATTTATAACTTACATCAGTATAAACACTATATTGTTCTTGTCTATCTATACTTCCTACAAATTGAATTGTGGAAATTCCATTCATAAGAAGAACAGGAGGAATTTCAAAGTGAAGGGCTTTCTTCCCAACTGGAAGATCACAACATTTTGACATAAAATCACAATTAACTTCAACACAGTTTACTGCATTATAAAGTTCTTGTAAAGTCATAACTCCTTTTAAAAGATATTCTTTTGCAATATTATTTCTTTCTGCAACAACCTCATCAGTTAATTGTTCTAATGACATTGCTGGGTTACTTACAGTTCCTTTTAGGCCGTCGTAGACATTGTTCCATACGGCACTAGCTATGGCTTCTATTGTCATAGGTTGTAATATTAAAAATTAATGGCAGGCAGGAAAAAGACTCCCACCTGCCATTACTGTGTAAATTATATATTTATTCAACAATTACTTTAATTGTTGTAAATGCATCCTTATATGATGCTGATATAATTCCTTCATTTCCAGAAACTACATCATCAACATCTTTACTAAGAGTCCATGCTTTTGTATCAGAATCTTTGTTTACCTTAAATGGCCCTGATACATGCTTAAACTCAACTCCATCATCAACTTCCATTCCAACTACTTCAGAATCACTATAAGTAGCCTTTAAAGAAACGGTTCCTGCATTTACATCTGCAGCAGAAACAACCATTGTCCCTGGTTCTCCTTTACCTGCATTTAAAATGGTTAACTCAGGAGTAACTGGATATACTACATCCTCACCAAATGCTTTTTTAATTTCAGCTTCAAACTGTGATGCAAGTTCATTAAGAACATAAAAGACATGATGAGTTACAGAAACCAGAGCTTGGCCAACAGTGCCTTGACCATGTAAACCTCTACGAGGTGATACATACTCAAATGCAAACTGTGTATATAAAGCACCTGCAACAGGCTTCTCATCATCATTAACTCCTGCGTAACGTAGATTAGGATATGTTGGGAAACGTAAGTTCTCAACTAACCACTCACCAGTTCCAAAAGGCGCAATATTTTTTGTAATATCATCTTTTGATGCAACAATCACATCTTCATATTTTACACCAGAACATCCATTAAGACATCCATCTTCCTCTACTTTCTGGATTTTAGCAGCTTTAATAATCTGATAAGGATCAGACATTACTAGTTTTACTACACCATCTTTACTTGTAACTACAGCATACTTATAATCAGAAGGAATATACGATTTTAAAGCCTTCACAGCTGCATTTACCATAGCTGCTAAATCCATTCCAGAAACTATTTCAAATTCTGCCATAATTGGTTTATGGAATTCTGACCAAGGATATTTATAATCACTATAGTAGCGCCCTTCAAGACTAATATCAACTAGAATGCGATATTGCCCAATCTGATTAACTAGAGGATTTAGGTTAAATGCAACTTCAGCTACCTTTCCTCTGCGTCCTGCAGTTTTATATACTTTTGGTCCTTTAACACCTGATTTGGTGTAATCTGCACAACGTAAAACACGGAATACTCCTTCTTTAGGGGCGCGATAATGTGCAGGATCTGAGCCGATATCTTCAGCTGCGGTATCTGGGGTAAATGCATAGAAACGCTTAAATGCATTACCAGCAGCATCAATACCTTCCTCTCTAGGAAGAGTATCTGAGTTGATTATTACCTCTTTAAAAAAATCAAACATACTTGTGTATTTATTTAAAATTAGTACTATTAATTCCTAGATTGTGCTTCTGGAATAGTTTGATTAATTGGAATGTTTGTTTGTAATCTAGGATCACTTGCATTTTCCATAATTAATCTGACGAAAATATTCAAAATTTCGTAACACATATAATCTGGGAATTCTAAAATTTGGGATGAGTCAACAATATCATCAATTTGTTCTTGACTCAATCTAATGTACATAGGAGCTTTGATATACTCAATATACACTTCTGTAGGCGTATATAAAGTATCGTCTCCGAATCTTAATTCCAGTCGTACATTAGAGGGATTTGCTAAACGATTGCCAGGTTCTCCTTCAATACCAGATAAATTTTTATCATTAAGATAATGAGTATTAATTAAAGCTCCATCTTTATCATATTCTCCTTCTGAATATTTTAATAAAGGAGTATCAGTATTTTGGTTTGTAATTATACTATCCTTTATGTTAATATTATTTAAATAGTAATAGGGCCTTTTATACGAAGGTTTTTGATAATAATTATTAATTACTCCTCCATACATATCTGCAGTAAGTCGTTTAGCAGTAAAATAAACTTTGGTTCCAGCCTCATTATCACAATGAGTTTTCTTATTAGGATTTTCTGTTCTTGTAAAACCTACAATACAATTAAGCATATGCATATAGTCTTTTGGAAGATCCACATAATAAGTTGATGATAGAATTCCAGAGTTTATTTTTTCTTGAATAGATGCCAAATCATCAGCATCTTCTAACTTTTTTGGGTTTTGTAATAACGCTGTGGTTTTTAGAACTCGTAAATCGTCAGTAGATTGCTGATTAGTATCGTATCTATTATAGGTTAAATTTATACATTGTTGAACCGCTTTATTTAAAAAATAAACATAGTCTTCAGTTAAGAGACTTGGCGCTTCTAACTTATTCAGTTCTATTAAACCATATTCATATAAATTTCTAGCGGTCATAATATTCTAATTTATTATTTTTTGGGTGCCTTGGGTTTTACTACAACATCTTCTGTCTTCATATCCCCAAATACCTCATAAACAATTGAGTCATAAATAGCCTTATTCTTAGGATCCTTTAGGAATAGAATAGCGGCCTCATCTGTAACTCCAAGAGCTGTATCAGAATACATTAAAACACCACTTTGTACTCTAATAATATTTTTTTGTTTGCCATCAATTAGCAGAAGTTTCAGACTTTGATCTGCACTGGTATAAATATCAATAATGAGTTCTGGGTTTTTCTCTGCTTTTTGATATAAATAATCCTGAATATCCGTATCAGGAGCATTTCTCATTGTCTTTCCTAGAAGTTTGCAAATAACCTTTCTATGTTCTGAACTATCCTGTTCAATAAAAGTATATGCTTTTGTTACTTGCTTAATACGAGACACACGTTTCTTAGATTCAACTCCAGGACGCTCTACATATAATTCTGCTAATCCGTAACGTCTAATATCGCCATCAATAAGAAAATTTCCATGCTCATCTTTTGCACCTCTTTCTGGGGCAATTAAATGTGAATCTTTAATACATTCCCAAAGATTTGCTTGGTATTGATCATTTAAATTAAATGTTGTTCCATCAGTTACAATAATTTCAAGATCTTCAGGGATAAAATAGTCTCTTTGCTCACTATTTAAGTCTTGTTCACTTAAAATCATCTCTGTATCACGTCCATCAGCACTAACTCTAACTCTTTTTACAAAAGGAGGATACATTCCATTCTTACCTCTCATTGGGTTAAAGTAGTAGGTTTTTACTTTTCCATATACACTACGCAGTGTTATGATATTACTGGCATCATTAGTTTCCGTTACATTATTCATACTATTCATATTTTGTCTTATTCAAAATTTATCTATACATCATATAATCTATTAATGGTGATAAGATTCCCCTATTACAAGGGGAATCTCTCACACATTTCTTTTTAGTTCTCTGACATCAGGATGAACGATCTATAAGGATTGAATACACCTACACCAGCGTATCCCCAGTTGATTAGTTTAGCTCCTGCTACAGGAGTCGAAACCTCACCACCTGATTTACCATCACGTCCACCAGGACCAGTTAACCAGTTATGAACAATCTGCAGACCTTTAAATGTAAACATTGAAAGTGCAGGACGTCCAGTTTTTCCATCAGCAGTTAAGTCAAGGAAGATACCAAATCTACGAGGCGATGGGAACTCAATATCAAAGGAACGGTCAATCTTAAATGCGATGGTATTACCTGCAAACTCATAAGCATTGTAAGTAGCACCAAGATTAATGTAACCATTAGTAGCCTTTGAATAAATGAATGCACCATTAGTCTTGTAGTCACGAATCCAATTTGACATTACTCTTTGTACATCATTCCACATTGCAGTGTTGCAAATGAAGATATACTGATTTCCAGTAGGCTTCTCTGATTTAGCAACCATTGCCTGTAGAGCAGTCTCAAAGATTCTGATATTTAATTTCGTAAATACATATTTACCTGCAAAACGCTCGATCTGAGGAATAATACCATCACCAGAGATAATAGGCTGGCCAGTTTCAGGATCGAAGATCTTAGCTTTACCATACTTATCTACGTTAGTTTTACCCCAAAGTAATGAGTTGTTACGAGCTAACATGAAAGTATCCAAACAATCCTTAGCAGCAGGATTCATCTTATATGTTACATCATCTTTTCCATCACCCTTACCAATTGTGATAAACTGATCTTCCATTGCAGCATATTTAGCTGAGTAGGAAACATCACAACGGTGCATTGAGATGAAAGTTCTATGTTTCTCAGTATTGCTCTGATATTTCGTATAACCTTCCTCATGCAGCTCAGGCTGATAGTTTGTTAAGAAACGGGTATTCATACCAGGCTGGCAAGCTGAGAGATCTAGCGTTGCAGAATAGTCAGAATCCTGAATCTTACAAATCAGCTCAAAGTCAGCATCGCTTCTGCGAACTGGACGGCTAAGAACGATTAATTGCTGACGTGAACCTTCGATAATAAACACGTCATTTTTTTGATAGTAGTTCTCAGGGAAGTGAACTACGATGTCTGTTCCCTGTGCACCATCGCCTTCTGGCACTGATAAGAAAGGAACACGCTTGATGAAATTCACATCAATATCCCACTCAACCATGAATGAGTTAATTGATTGAAATGCATTCTTACGATCTTTCTCCATCGTATAAATGTTCATCAGCGATTCTGTAAGGTAAGTTGCCGTATACTGATCATATAATGACGATACGATACCTAGTCTAGCAGGATTAGTGCCTAAGAACTTAGAAAAGTCTTCATACGTTCTTGTAGAAGCCATTTCAGGGCGTATGGTAGTAAAACCTGTAATTTTCATATACTAAATTATTTATTTTATTTATAATAGTTCGTCCCATTTGGAACTAAGAGAGGTTCCCTGTGATTGGGGTTTAGTTTCTTTTTTTATAGTAACATTAGATTTTGGTTTTGGAGGAGTTGCTTTGCGATTTTTCTTCAACTCTTCTTTCCAATAATTACTAATGTCAGAAATTGTATCTTTACCAAATAATCTATACCAAGCTAGCTCAACAATTACCTCAGGTTTTGATAAATCTTCAACAAATTTAGTTACACCTTCTGGAGTTTGCTTAAATACATAATCATAAATTAGATTTTTATCTTTCTCTTCAAGAATTAAACTATCACTCTTAGGATCTTTATAATCCAAAGAAATATAGTTAAAATCATTTAATGTATCTACAAACATATTTTGGTATGCCTTCTGTTGCTCTTTTTCAGCCTCTTCCTGCTCCTTGATATGATTTTCTTCTTGTTCCTTATATTGTTTTCTAATTAAATCTACTTTCTTTTTAAAGAGATCTTCATTAGATTTAGCTACATCTAGCTCAATTTTTAATTCTTCCTCTGTCATTTCAGGGAATTTGGCTTTTTGATCTGCCAAATATAATTCCTCATCAGAATAACTATCAATGGTATAAGTTTCTTGGCTGTTGTTTTTAGCCTTATATTCATCGATAGCCTGCTGCTGATAATACGTAATTATATCTTGAAATGACGAATTCGTCTTACGAAGTAAATTGATAGTTTCAATTTCATCTTCTGAAAGACCTGGATCTGTTAAAGATTCAAGAATTGAAAGCTGCTCATCCTTACTTAGAGTTCCAAAATCAACCTCTTCAGTCTCTCCTGTTTCCTCGTTTTCATAAATGATAGTTTTTCCATCCCGAATTCCGCGACTCTTTAAGAAGGATGAAAATGCGTCCAGATCATCTTCTTCCTCTGTTTCTTCAGTTCCTTCTTCAGAAGATGAAGAATCTTCTTCCTCTTCCTCAGTAGAATTGCCTGCTGGTTCAATAACTTCCTCCTGAGTTTCAGTATTTAGATCCTCAGTAGTCTCATCATCCAGCAAATTGTCAAATTGATTATGTTCAAATTGCATATTTCTTATTTTTCCTTATTAGTTATAGATTATCTATTCGCTGCAAATATAACTACATTTATTTAAATGTCCAAATAAAATATTAGAATATTTTTTATTTTATAATACAGGCTTCTGGAATTTGAACTTTACCATCTGCGGTAATAGTAATTTGTGTTTCTCCACTACCAATTGTTGCTGAACCATCCTCTTCAACTCTTATAGGTCCAAAACTGCAAAATGAAAGATGATTGTTAATATTATACATCTTATCCCTTTTCATATCACAACCTCCATCAGTTTCAATGGTAATCCATTTTTCATTTTTCTTATTAATGCCAATGAAAGATTGTTCTTTATTATAGAGCTTCAGGTAATTTAAATTGTCAGTATTAACTAATGCAATTCCAGGATTTACAAAGTAACAATTACCTTCAGATGTTAATCCATAGCCCTCCAAAGTACCAAAAATGGAGTTTTCAGTCCCAGAGATATTTCCAATGATATTACCAGAATTTTCTGTAAACAATACATTTCCAGAACTTAAATCAGCAGAAATAGTTTTTCCTTTTTCTGCAGAATTCTCTTCTTCACAGATTTCTATATCTTGCTCCAATGTATCAGAGGAACTTTTCATGTATAAAAATTCACAATCAGTTCCAGATACAATTATTCTCACTACAGTCTCAGTTCCTCCAACTAATAATCCTTCTAACTTACCTCTTGAACTTTCTCCATTAAGTTCTGCACCAGAATTTAAAAGATTACTTTCAACAACGCATTCAAAAGTTACACCTCCATATTTAGCTTTTATATCGGAAGTATAATTAGAAATATTATACCAACGATCATAAATTTTTGTAGCACAAGTATCTCTAACCCCATAAGGAACTTCTACAAATACAGCTCTATTTTTAGGTAAAAACCTCATAGACATGTAGGAAGGCTCACTACTGCCAGAGACAAAATCATCTTCAATAAGATCATGTAAAATTCATGTGTTTGAAGTCTCGTCATATTTTTCAGCTGTAGTTAAGGTAGAGAAGTAATAGAATAAGGAAAAATCAGTATTTAAATACTCATTATCATATGCAGATTTAATTAACTCTGCAATAGAAAATCCTCCAACTTCAGAATTTTCATTAAAAGATTCTCATTGATTATTATCTGTTTTAAAGTACCCATCAACTTTACTAATTTTTTTTGCAGAAATTATTTTTAAACCATTACTAAAATAAGTAGGCTTACTTAAAATATCAAATTCAGAATTAGAGGTATTGTCTTCTAAATTTCCCTCATTATCATCGGCATTATTTATATGATTAGCATTAATAGTATCAATAGTTAATACACCCTTTATAAAATCCAAACTATTAATATTTTTTGAATCTTTAATTAGATTACAAAAAATCTCATTAAAAGCTCAATTTCCAGTGATATTTTCTGCAGTATCTTTTTTTGGGAACCTTTCTGAAGAGATCCCATTTAAGTATTCTGCATTAAAATTTTTAACAAGTTGAGATGATGTAATTATTAAAGGAGGTTCTTGTGTTGCAATTGTTATTGGAGTTGAAAAAATAGATGATTGATTAGTCTGAATTATTACTGGAGTATATCCTTCATTTTCAGTAATGAAGAGCTTCCCATCTTTAGTTAATATAAGATAATTATCTCCAGGATATTGTAAATCAGTTAAGGAGTCCTCATTATCTACAAAAATAACCTGAGGAGTTTCTTCTTTTTCCTCTTCTTTATCCTCTTCATCCTCTCCTCTAAAGTTAATCTCATAGAACCTATCCTTTACCTGAACATATACCCTACCAGATGTTTGCAGAATTAAATCTTTACCTTTATCTCCAACTTTGGAGTTATTTGATAGTGTTCCCACTTAATTATAATCTGTATTATAAAAAAGAAAGGAATGATATAAAAAATACCATTCCTTTCCATCTTCTGATTTCTAATGCGAGAGCATGTCTTTTAATTCATTTAGATCTTGTTGATTCAAAACCAAAGATTTATTAACCATTGGGATATCCATCTTTATTTTTCCTGCACCTATTTCAAGTTGCCCAAGTAATCCAGTTTCCACTTTAAATGGTTTAGTATTAATTATGTTATCTGACATTTCTGTTAGAATACCTTCAACATCAACTAATCCATCTTTATCTGAAATCTGTTTTAGCAAAGCTTCAACTTTGTACATGTTATTATCAATTATTCTAGATGCTAGAGGCTTCATTAAAGCCATCATAGGGTTACTTTGTGATAGTGAGGTTAATTTAACACTCACAAAGTTCCTTAAATTATTCATTATAACGTCTACGTGTTGCGCCATTGCTTACAGAATTCTTCATAGGTTAGACTTGGGTTATCCTTAGAAAATTCACGGAACTTATTAAACATTGTCAGTCTCTTGGACGATCTTATTCTTCAACTTCTTAACTACTGATAATTGCCTTTGTAATAACTCTCTACCTTCTTGCGTGCCTTCAATTTTAGCTTTAACTAAATTTAAAAGCTCTATTTGAACCATTTTTTGAAGTGATGTAGTGATTTCACTATATTCTTTATCTTCAAAAAATCGATTCTTTTGACTTTCAGTTAGAGCATTCATCTCATTATCAATAGAATCCCAAATAAGCTCCTTTGAAGCTGTTTTCTGTAATTGCATTAATTGAGATTCATAAGCTTTTACCCTTTGAAGTTGATCGGTAATGTCAGAAGCTAATAATGGATCTGGATTACCTAGGAAAACTTGATTCACAGGATACATCTTAAACTAAGATTTTAACTAAGCTGCAGGAGTTGTTGTAGGCTCAAATAAGATGCTATTTGAATATCCTGAGCAAGGGCATAAAGGATTATACAGTGAACGCTGTACTGTGTCAGTACCTACTTCAACAGCAGCTACACGAATAGGATAGAATGTATTATTTGCATAATTTACTATCTTATTGTCAGCACACATTCTGCGCTCAGCCTCAAGTCCTACCATGCCAGCTACACCAGCAATCTCCATCTTAGTTACTTTGCTTCTCCAAGGTTCTACAGCAGCTTGTACAGCAGCAGCAGTCTCAAGTTTTCCAATACGATCGGCTAATACGTCGAATTGGTCTCTCTGATTTTTGTACAGTCCGAAGTCTGCATCAATTTGGCTTTTGTATAAACCAAACATCTCTGAATTGATTGTTTGACGATCGTTGAAACGAGCGTTAGCTGACAGCAAAGCAAAGTCATAAAGAGCTTTTTGATCTGCTAATTCAGCGTTGCAAGAATGCTGCCAAGCTTGGAAAGCTGATGGGCCTGAAATAGCCTCAGCTGCTAAAGCACCTGCAGCGGCACAACCTGCATTTCCAAACAGGCTTGATTTGCTAAGAGCCCAAAGGCCCAGAGCAGTTCCTGCGATACCAAGACCTAAGCCAGTACCAGCGACACCTTTTGATGCATATCTTTGCGATCCTCGTCGTACTCATGTACAATCTGTTTTTCTACTACGTCCATAATTTGTTTAATTTTAAAGTTAATGAAAAATACTACACTGAATTCCAGTGTGGTTATCAAATAACACGTTTTATAACATCATGCATGGACATTTTGGGAACTCACTTGTCTAATTACGAATTTTCGTTAAAATTTTCCCTCAGTCTGATACTATATCACTACAAAACGCATTCTCGAATCCCTTTTATGTATATATTCCTCAAAGAACTTGTTTTGCGTTATATGATATAACTTTAAAACTAAATATGTAGTAGAATAAACTTAATTTTGAATCAACTCTACAAAATCAAGAATATTATCTGTAATGACATGCTTCTGATCCATTATATTTATAACAGTTCGTAAGAACTCTGTCTCAGAATCATTAAATTCAATTTCAATGTCCTCAACATTTGGAGTCCATGAAATTTTTCCATCGGCTTCTTTTAAGTTAAGAGAAGTTATCTCCTCACTTGAGAAGTCTATTTTCTTGCGGATGTTTCTAGCAGAAATCATCTCAAGAACACTTCCTTGTTCTGGCAGATTAGTTAAAATAGCTAATCTGGTTGCAACATTCATTTTCATAACCATTAAAAATTCATTTTTTCTATCTCTACAAAATTAGAGATTATATTTATAAAATCAAAATTTTTAGTGCAAAAATATTAAAATTCTTGCACTAAAAATTTTGAAATTTTATTAGCCATAAATAGCACCATTAACTAACACTAACCCAGTATTAATATAAGTTATACAATAACACTTATAACTACCTCCAGTTAAATCATCTAAACCACTCATTTTCACGTAGTTACTTCCAAATGTTACTGTTGTTGCAGTAGGAACTACAATAACTGCATCAGGATTACTGCTTGTTACATATACAGTACTTACTGAATATGATGAAGAAGAGCCATAGAATATACCCGCCTTACCTGGAGTATCTACACTAGCTAAAGGCTTTGAAAAAATACTATCTAAATTAATAGTAGATGCCGATGATCCAGTATAGCTTGTAGTTGAACCTCCTGCTGTAATGTTTAATGCATATGGGTTTGGAAGAGCTATGGGGATCTCTGGAATATCACTAACATCTGCTGGAGTAAAGCCTAATGCTGCAGTTACGGCTCCTTTAGTAACAGCTATATATGCTTGATTTGAACTGTTTAAAACTAAAGGTAAATTAACCCCTGAAGCAGTAGCTCCAATCTTTATACCTCCAGCTTCTGTTGATGTAGCTATATAATTAAATCTGCCGAAGGCATTAAATTCAAGAGAGCTCCCAATGATAAGATCTGAAATATCAGCATCCTGAGCTGATATACCTCCCATAAATGTTTTTTCTCCTGCAAATGACTGAGCTCCAGTAGTTACTACACCAGATTGTGTAGCAGATGCCACAGGAATAGCATTAAAAGATACAGCAGACATTCCAACTCCAGTCAAAGAGCCTGTTGGCCCTGCTGTTGTTCCATTAGTCCAAGTAAACGTTGTTGGATAATAATTATCTCCAGCCTCTGTAATAAATCCTTGTGAATTGACCCAACTTTGAGTAGCATATCCATTTAAATCAGTCTTTAATGCCAAATTAGAAAGTGTTTGGCTAGAATTTTTAATGGATTTAGTTCCTGCTCCAACTATAATGTAGTCTTCTTCAAGATTTCCACTGGCTATTACATCACCTCCTCCAGCAGAAGCTATCTTATCATTAACTTCCTGTTTTGTGTAAACTTCAGAAGTAGTATAATAATTCCCTAAAGTTACATTTAAATCAGCAGTTTTAACATAACTATTTAGAGCATTAGTAATAACCTTATTTTGAACAGGATTTTCAGATGTTGTATTTAAAGCTGAATCTACAACGACTCCTTCTGGAATATTGAAGTTTAAATCAGATTCATCCACTTTATCTTTAGAAGCTAAAGCTCCAAGTGTAGGAAAATCAGTTATCTGACTTACAGTATGTGTATGGGCAGAGGGAGTAAAAGTTGAAGGCTTATTAGCTATTTTATCCCATTCAGGCTCAAATTGATTTACAAACTCCTTCGTAGCAAGATTAGTTAATAAGATTCCAGAATCCTTAACAGTCTTTCCAGCCCCACCTGATGTAATTACTCTGTCAGCCGTTGTAAAGGGAGCTTCTGCGATAACATCTCCTAAACTCGTATCAGATAATTTTTCATCTATTTCAGATTTAGAATAAACTGAAATTCCTTTTACTGCAGCAATTTTATGTTTATTAGAAGCATCAACGTCAATAGAAGTAATAACATTACCAGCCCCAGACATACTAGTCTCTACATTAGGAATAGTTGGAATTTTGCCCTCGATTTCAGTAATTAATGTGCCTACTTCTTCCTGACTGTAAGTTTCAGATTTAGTATATACTTGATCTTTTGTATAATAATTAGAAAGATCTACTTCAGTATTGCCAATCTTTTCCCAGTTTTCTTCCACATAAACGTATTCATCATGTACATCTGGATTAGTTCCAGCCTTTTTAACAAGATAAATTACATTAGTTTCTCCAGTTGATGGAAGTTCATTCACTACTTCAATTCTAAGATTAGCTAAATTACTAATCATTGTTTTTAAAACCTTTCCTTGAGTAGCAGACAATGCTTTATTTGAATCTTCTGTGTCTAAATTATCTACAATTGCAGCCTTAATTGCATTAGGAATGGTAGTTGTTTCTATCTGAGTAATCTTAGTAGTAAGATTAGTGTTTACAGTTGAAATTTCAGTAGATAGTGTACTATTTACATTAGAAATTTCATTTAGGAGCTCTTGATGAGTTTCCTCAGCAGAGGTTTCTGAATCCTTTAATGCCTGATATACTCCTCCAGAAGTAATCAAATTTTTACTTCCTTCAGTAGGATAACTTTCAATTGATGAGATTATTACTGGTATTTTAGATAATACTTTATTAAACTCCTCTTCTGTTCCTGTATATCCATTTAACTTTGCAGTTTCATATGCAGAACGCCCTTCTGTAGAGTATAGAGGTTCCCACTGTTGTGTCTCCTCATTAAAATATTTCTTTGAATATGTTGTCATGTCTATAATATTTTAAAGCATTAAGCATATACTGCACCATTAACAGCAATTTTTCCATTTGCCATATAACTTAAGCAGTAGATATAATAAGTTCCAGATAAATCTGCAAGACCATCCATCTTAATTGCATTAGAAGCAGTAAATGTAAGTTTAGCAGTGCTTATAATAACTGAATCAGGATTACTTGAACTAAATCCACTCAGAGAAGAAATAGTTCTTGATGAAGTATTATTATAACTATGTCCTGCAGAAACTGTTGAACTCCTTAAAGTAGACGCTGATAGTATTCTTGCAGTATTTATAGATACCGCAGATGAGCCTGTATATGAAGTTCCATTAATTGTTAATGCGTATGGATTAGGTAATGCAATAGGAATTTCAGGTATATCACTAGTCTTTGCGGGTGTAAATCCTAAAGCAGATGTTACATTAGCTGAGGTTAATGAAATAGTTCCAGAAGATACTGAAATATTACTTCCAATTTTCACTCCACCAAGCACAGAAGCAGTAGCTGTAGGTAAACTATATGAATATGTACAATTGATTGTAGTTCCACTAATACTTATATTAGTACCAGCAGTATATGTAGTATTTGTATCTGTCCAGGGAACATTAACATATGCTTTACCATTACTTAATTGTACTGCATAGTTTTTACCACTTGTTGTATAACCAATTTGAATTCCTCCATATGCACTTGATGTAGCAACAGGAATTGAAGTTAAATATCCTTGACTGGTAACTCAACTTTGCGTTGCATATCCTGATAGTGATGGTATCGTTGGTTTATTACTGAGATCATTATAACTTCCTGAAGTTGCTACTGTTGCAAATGTAGGCTTTCCAGTTATACTTGCTCAAGATTGTGCAGGTACAGAAGTTAAGAAACCACTATCATTTGTTAATTGTGATGTTTTTGTAGGTATAGTTGCACTACTAAAAGCAAGACTTCCAAGTGTTTTTAATGTCCATCCATTAGCTGTACCATTAGATACAATAGCTTGATTAGCTGTGGTTGTAGAGCCAGTTAAAGTTGTATAGGATTGTGTATGTGCACTAGGAGTAAATGTAGAAGGTTTTCCTGTAATGCTTGCCCAAGTTTGTGCTGGAACTGAAGTTAAATATCCTGCATCGTTACTAAACTGACTTAGCTTTGTAGGAGCATTAGTCACTCCAGACCAAGGCACACTTGTAGCAGCCCCTGCAGTAAATACTTTAAATTTAGTAGCAAAAGTAGATGCAGATTCTGATACACAGAAGTACATAGGACCTCCTGAACCAATCTGAACAACATCTCCTTCTTGTATAGTTAAACTCATTGCAGCTGATTGGGACTCCACTACATATAATCTCTCCATTGCAGCCGCAGGAATTTTAGAAATAGGAATCTCAGGAAGTCTATCAGCATTAAGAGTTCCAGAAGTAATTTTAGATGCATCAAAACTATTTAATGTACTATTAATACTTACGTTGCTAGAACCATCAAAAGTTGCACTGCCAGATATAGCTCCTGCAATTGCAATTACTCTTGGAGTTGCTAATTTAGTAGCAGTTTCAGCATTAGTTGGCAAAGCTGCTTTAGTAACCGTTACATTATGCCCTGATACTGTTACCCCAGATACATATTGCCCTGAAGTAGCAGATGCTCCACCAGTTAATGAAGGAATATCAGCTTCAGTAATATACCCCTTAGAATTAATAAGGGCTATAACTTCAGCCTCACTAATATCACATTTATAATATGTTCCATGTGTTCAAATTTCATTTGCATCCTGGATGAACACAACGCTTGATTCCTGGATATCACCAGCTCCCAATCGAGAAGTGAAACTGGCTTTCGTCTTAAAATGGACGAACCTGTTTGTTATTTTTGCCATTTTAACCTTATTTAAAAATTAAAAATAAGGGAATGAGAATACTCCCATTCCCTATAAATATGTTATTCAAACTCAGCCCAAGTCATTAAACTGTCAGCATAAGCTTTTACATCACTAGCTTCAGCAAGGCCTTTAGCACTTGAACTTGCACTAGCTACAGCTTGTATAGTTGAAGAAACTGTTACAGTAGTACTATTTTTACTAGCTGTTATATAGTTAGCAGCAGTACCATTAACCGCCTGAATTGCAGTATCAGCTTTAGTACCTTGAGCAGCAGTTGCATAGGCACTTGACTCAGTATAAGCTGCACTCTTAAGACCATTAACAGAACCTTTAAGCTGTTTACTAGACATGCTAAATTTAACTTGTCCATTAGTAGTATTAGCAGTATCTACAGTAATAGCCCCAGTTTGTCCTCCAAATGATTGAACTCCAGAAGCAGCGGCAGAAGTAATTCTGCTATCCATTGCTTCAATTGCAGTTTGAAGATCATCCTCACCATATGTTCCATCACCTCCAACTAGAATATCTGCACCAGCAAGCACCACATTAGCTGATAATGGTTTACTATTAACGGTTCTTGTAGTTGGAACCTTTCCGTTAAGAGCAGTATCAAGTCCAGAGATTTTAGAAGTAGCTAAAGTAGGTATATCAGATACTACAAGAGCTCTGCGGGAAACAGTAATGATACCATCAGTTTCAGAGACTGCAGAAACAACTTGACCTGTAACAGCAGTGTCAGCTTTATCTAAGGTTCCTATCTTAGTATTAATTTCACTTGTAACAGCAGTTTTAGTAGCATAAGTATTAGCTACATCTGCAGATTTAGCATAAGCAGATAGATCAATTGTTCCACCTAACTTATCCCACATTCCTGTCTGAGTTCCTGCACCAGCCTTAATAGCTACAAAGTTTGAACCAGCTTCAAAAGCTTCTCCATTTAGAGTACCTGCAGCAACTACGTTATAAACATCACCAATAACAACTCCTGTAAGGGCAGTAAGAGCTGTAGCATCATCTACAGAACCCTTCATCTTGTACACACTACCAACAGCAGAGGCTACTTTATTGTCAACTTCTTCTTTAGTATACGTAGTAGCTTGAGGAGCTGCTGCATCAGCTGTAGCTTTAACTGCGTTAAGAGCAGTTATAGTAGCTTTAGCAGCTAAGTCTGTAGTCAGACTAGTTACTTTACTTTGAGGAATTTCTCCTACAGCAAATGTAACAGTACTAGTTCCAGACTGAGTAACTGTTGTGCCATCTCCCTTATAAACAATAGCGGCAGGAATTTTGCCAATCTTGGTGTCTGTATATGATTTAGCTGAACTAATTGCAGACGATTTTGCTTCATCTGTGTATTTCTTCAGTCCATAATAACTCTGTACAGTTGAGGCATCTCCAGATGCTCCAATATTTAACTTCTTTGCTAGCTCTGTAGTAACTGCAGAAGCTGAGGCTACATCTGATAGATTTAGAGAAATCTTTTCTCCGCTTTCATTAATAATTTTAAGGGTTTTAGCACTCTCATCCCAGCTTGCAGATTTGACGCCATCACCAAATTTATCAACAGCAGTAGCACTTGTTGCTACTTTAATCATACCTGTTGATGTTTCAAAATATATTCTACCTGCTACAAGACCACTTGCTGGAACTGTAGCAATTTTTTGAAAACTTAATTGCATTCTTTTTAAATTAACTCCCCCCCCCCAATTTTCATGGGAGGGGAGAAGAATTATTTACCCAATTTCCATCCAAAACATATCAAGCTTGCCATCTTCTCCAATTTGGATAGCTGAACTTGTTGATACTAATTTAGATATATTTACAGCTAAAGCTCTAGAAGTACCTGTACCTGTAACAGTAATAGTCTCATCAGGACTTGTTAGTGATGTAATACCTCCTGATACAGCAGTTTGGATACTATCACTAAGAGCCTGCATACCAGCAGCGATTGTTTGATCTGCACCAATTTCAGCACCACCAGTAATGGCAACTCCAACTTTTACAGTTGAGCCTTTTATTCCACTAAGATCCAACTTAAGACCTTCGGCTGATTTTGATAGTGCTTCATTTGAAGCTGGATCTAACTTAACATCAATAACATTTTCTTCTGTAATTGAAACTGCATTACCAGGAGTTAATTCGTCTTGCTTACCTCCAACAGATGTTTGTAAAGATTCAATGTCAGATTTATTAGTTCTGATTTGATTTAAATCAGTATCAGAAATTAAACCTGAACCTTCAACCTTATCAACTTTGTTATTAAGCTGATTAGTAACTGTAGTAATCTGTCCTTCTAAAGCTGTATCTGCAGCCTCTAGTTCTGTTTTTGCTGTAGAAATTGCATCATCTACTTGTGTCTTCGTATAATATCCTGAAAGATCTACTGTGCCTCCCAGAGGATCCCATTGAGTTCCATCCCAAGCATAGTTAGTTCCAGCAGGAGTAGTTCCATGAGCTGCAACTACATTCCATACATCACCTTTCTTATTACCTTCAGTAGGAAGAGCGTCATAAGTATCTTTAGTACCTTTATAATCAAGAGCTGCAGCCACAGAAGCTTTCAGATCATCTATAAGAGTTTTTAAAGCTTTACCTTGTGCTGCAGAAAGAGCAGCATCTGTTTTATCACTTTCAAGTGAATCAATAATCTCAACTACTTTTCCAGTAGCAACAGTTTCCCAAACTCTATTAGAACCATCAGGATCAAACTCTTTAAGGATATATGCTGTTTTATTCTCTTTTACGTAAACGAAAAGACCTTCTACTAACTGAATAGTAGGCATTGAGTCACGGTCAGCTAATGTAGCTTGAACCGTTCTATTATCTAATGGTAGATTCGCACCTAAATCAAAACCTGAACCTACCGAAATACCTTTACCAAAAAATTCTGCCATAATTAGTTAAAGTTTACATAGTAAGTACTAGGTTGCGTCATCTTACCAGATAAATATACTGTGTAATCAACAGCTTGACCATCTAAACCAGTAACCGAAACTGTACTAGTTGCATACGAACTAGTTACATCAAAGTTGTTACTGTCTTTAATATTTGAAACTGTCCATCCTGCTGGAGCTGCAAAACAGATGTATTGTTCAGAAATAGGACCAGAAACTTTAATAGTTTTCTTTGCAGAAACTGTTTTAGTCATTCCTTTAATAACCTCTTCTGTAATTGCATTTGTAGAAACTAAACCTGAATAAGCTGCACGATAACCTGTTACAGTTGTTTTTCCAGAATCTACACTTCCAGCAACAAGTGGAGTTTGATAATTGTTTCCTTTTGAATCTTTAGGTTGAGGACCTTCTGCATAAGCTGCACGATAGTAGTAATCCATTGCACCAGCTACTACTTTCTCTGGAAGAGATTCTACTTTACTCGAACCATATAGAATCTTAGAAGCTTCCATATCCTGTGCGCCTGCTCTGTTGTTTTGTTTCTTTCCTGCCAGAGTAATTGCACCTGCATTAAAACTTACATTAAAGTTTGCTGCAGTAGGAGCATTTGCTCCAATTTCCTGTACATTTTGATAACTCTTTAAAGAGATACTTGCAGAAGGAGCAGTAAATGTGGGATTAACTGTTGGGAAGATAAGAGTATCAAAGATTTCATCATAACTCTTACCTGTAAGTTGTGCTACAGTTGTACCTGCATCGATACCTCCAAGTTTCTCTACAGTTGCTACTGTAGGATCTAATGAAGACTCATAAGAACCACTTGCTGTAGGATCTAAACTATCAAGTTTAGCTTTATCCTCTTTTGACATTAAACCATCGACTAAAGAACTTGCTTTTGCAAAGTCTAAATTCGAAGTGATTGAATCTGTGTATGTAATCACAATGCCATTAGCATTCTCATTTAAAGTTACATTAGCTACTTTTTTGCTAGAATCACCTCCATACTCGGAGCCATTCAGCATAATTTTATGAGTATCTGTTGTAAAGAAAATGCCATTAGCATGGGTTACAGGATTATAAGCAGAACTAAGTCCTCTATAAAATTTTATAACACTTGCCATTGTTTAAAATTTAATTAATAACATCATTTCACACCATAGACGATGCATCTTCAATAAGCTCTTCTAAATTCTGTTTAATGTCATCTACCTCAGCTTTTGTGTAATAGTTAGATAGATCTACAGTTATAGTGCCACTTCCCCATTTCTCCCACAGATATGTATCTAACATAGTTTCGGCCTTAACCACTATATATTCCTCATATAAGTCATTAACTCCAGTTTGGGAAGCAGGGACTAACCAAATTATGTTTTGTTTTTCTTTTGTAGGCTCTCCAAGAGCTTCAAAATTATCAACAATTTTAATTGAAAATCCTGAAGCATTGGTTAAATTAGCAAAAGCTTCGGCAAATTTAGATTGATCTAAAGCAGTTCCTCCAGCTTCTTTATATGCATGATATACAGCATTTAAATGATCGAAATCAGCTTTATTTTTGGTATCAACCCAAATCATTTGTTCAGCATTCTTGTAGGCTTCTTGAATGTCTGCATCATCTAAATGAGAATTTCTAAAAGTGACAGGATCTTCTGGACCAACATGCACAGCATGTTCTCCAGTAAATCCTCTAGGTATATAAAAATCCCAAATAGGATCTTTAATTGTACCTACATTTTCAATTTTAGGATCTTCCCCTGGTTGTAGCATTTCTACCTTACCAGCGGTAAGAGTAGCGGCTGCTTTGCCTTTAGTAATTATAGTTGATGGGATTCAGCGATCATATATGATATTTCCGTTCTCATCTTTAATTGGATTTCCATTTTCATCTGGTGTTCATGTATAATGCCCAGATGAAAGCGTTACCTTAAGATGAGCATCATCGGTAATATCTACATCATCAATACTGACTCCTCGTAGATAGTCCATATAACAAAGAACTGTCCATTGACTAGGTAGTTCTCCATCATATCCTCATTTAATTGTATCATCTGTAAAATCTCGATACAATTTTAATTGTTTACCTTTAGGGCCTTGTTCTCCAGTGTCACCTTTGTCACCTTTATCACCTTTAATGCCCTGAACTCCTTGTTGACCTCTAGGAATAGTAAATCTGAAAGCAGCTTCAGAAGCGGTTCCAACATTTACGATAGAAGCTTGAGAACCAGGATCTCCAGTAATAACAGAATCTACTCTGATAGTTGCTGCAGTTCCAGCAGGTCCTCTATCACCTCGATCTCCCTTATCACCTTTATTTCCTTTTTCTCCTTGAATTCCTTGAACTCCTTTATCACCTTTATCACCTTTATCGCCCTTTTCACCTTTCTCACCCTGAAATCCACGGATACCTTGGTCTCCCTTATCACCTTTATCACCTTTATTTCCTTGGTCTCCTTTATCACCTTTATCGCCCTTTTCACCTTTCTCTCCTTTTACATACATGGAAGGAATAGTTTGAGAGGGGGCTTCTTCTAAGACCCAAGTAATAAATCCAGTAGACTCATTGTACTCAGGCACGTACACCTGGCCATTTTCACCAGTTGCACCAGTAGTACCCGAAAATACAAATTCCCAGAAGGGTGAGTCTACACCAGTTGGTTTAGTAGAATCCTCAGGATCATTATAAAGTAGTTTTGGCTCAGATAGACTACTAGACAAGTGACTCTTATGGCAAGCTAATAAAGTTCCTCTATAAGCTACAAAATCTTGGATATAACTATCATTATAGTAGTTAATTCCTGGTGCTCATCCTTGAGCAAAGTTAAAAGATTTTCCCTTATAAAAGTCTCTTGAATTAGATGCTCCATAATATTCTCTTGAATTCTGAAGGTCAATATCTGGTTGTATATTAATTTTTTTCATATTTTACTTTGAACCTAATATTAAAAATGGAACACTAATACTTGATGTTGGTACTTTGCCATCTCCAGTTCTTACATCTAAAGAAGCCCCATTAATTCTGCCTCTTGCAGAACCATAAAACATTTTTAACAAAGCCCCATCTCATATAGGTTGTGAAATAGCTACAGTAGTTATTGATAGAGTTCTACCAGGATAAATACTTGTTAAATCTAAATTTGCAGCAAAATTTCCAGATTGACTCACAGTTAATACTAAGTCAGTTCTACACCTATAAAAAGAAGATAAAGATGGCACACCAGATGAATTAAAATAGACTTCTCCACATGCTAAAAACGAATCACTATTATAATCATCATAACTTCTATAATAAAGATCTGAACGTAGTGTTCCATTTTGCTTTCATGTTTTCAGCTCAAAATCTGATGTATTTTCTACCCAAATTGTTCCAACATAGTAGTTACTTACTATTGAGGATGGAACGAATTTAAATTCTACTACACCTCCTGCAGGAAGCAAAATTTGGGAAGCATTAAAAAGAATTGGTTCATCATAAGAGAATAATAGCCTACCATTGTAATATCCACAAATTTTAATAGATTCATCATCATGGCCATTATCAAATGGGTATACAAATAATTGTTTATCCGACTTGTTATAAATTGCACCAGAATATGAACCATCAATATTTAATTGATATTTAGAAGCATCTATTTTAAGTATTACATCTTCATGTATGGTTGGAGAATATACAATTTCTGAGTACAATGAATCTAATACATGTGGATCAGATGATTGAGTCAGTGTATATTGTTTAGTATTTTGAATAAGTGCATTATTAATTTTAATATTTGTTAAGTCAACACTTCCATCATCCCCAAATTTAATTTTTCCTGCAGCCATATGTCCAGCTCCAGTTCTAAAATTAAATAGTATATTTGGAGTAAATACACCTCCTGTAGGAGTTTCTGGATTAAAATTCTGGTATTGAGTAGATACTTGCCCACTAGAATCAATCCCTTGCTGACTAAACATATAGTCTCCATTAAATACAGCAGAACCAATAAGACCATTAGCAATGATTCCAATTTTAGTATATAATGCTTCAAATGCATCCAATTTAACTCAACTATTACTTGTATCAGTACTTGGAGATTCATTACTATGTAATGTTCCTTGCCATGTTCCCACTATATTTAATACATAATAGTTAGCATCATTAGAATCATATACATAAGGAGTTTTATCTACAGTTCCTTGATATACTGTATTAACATTATAAATACCTTCAGGATAAATTATTTGTCCTTTAGAACCGTTCTCTCCATTTAACCCATTAGTTCCACTTAATTTAGTGGGAGTACTCCAGCTACCTTCAATTGTGCCAACTTTATCAGTATTACTTGTATAATTTACTCTGGCTTGAATAAACCAAATATAAGGAGTCTCTTCAGTAGGAGTTGGAACTGCTAAATTCCAACCTGTTGGTTGTCTTGTTGTTCCAGGAGTACTTGTTCCTTCATAAGTTGTTGTAGTTCCCAAACAGTAACGAACTTCGATACCAATTCCAGGTAAACCATCAACTCCGTCTTTACCTGCAGGACCAGGATCACCAGTAACTCCAGGTTCTCCTTTTATTTTAGTTCATTTATAGTCAGAAGGATCATCACTATCATTTATATTATAATCTACATAAATTCCAATTCAAGAACCTGGATCTTCTCCATTGTTACCTGTAAAGGTTACACCTCCGTCATTAGAGTATTTAATATGTAGATAACTTGTTTTTCCATCTGCTCCATTAGTACCTGGGATACCTTGGTCTCCTTTTTCTCCTTGGATTCCTTCAAATCTTGCCCAAGTATAGTCAGAAGGATCTGTACTATCTGCTTGAGTAAAATCTACATAAGTTCCAATATATGTACTTGGAGTTTCAGTCATTTGACTTGAAGAAGTGGGGTTAGCAACAGCAGAATATTTAATATGGAAATACGTAGTTTTTCCATCTTCTCCTGGAGTTCCAGGAATTCCATCTGTGCCGTTAGTTCCATTTTCTCCACTTATAACAACTGGAGTAGTTCAGTTTGTATTTAAAGTATCATCAGGATTAATAGTTGCTGTAGTCATCCAAAGATATCCATCTTTAGATTTTTCAGGAGGAACTACAGATCATCCTGAAGGAGTTCTTACTGTTGCATTTAATGTAGGAGGATTTGAATTACTTGTATTTACAGCAAATCTAAATTCTGTAAATTTACCATCTTGAGCTTGGCCATCTCTACCATTAACTGGTATCACTTCTGACCATTCAGTTACAAGTCCTGTTTCTCCATTAACTGTTCCAATGCATTGCCACCAGCTTCCATTAGTTGTGGGATAATCTTCCCATCCAGATGGACTAGGACTATTTCCTGTGGGTTTTGATGGTTTACTATCACTTAATTTATAAACATAAGTTTTCCAACTTGGTATTATTGCATCCTGTCCTTTTTCTCCTGTCATTTGAACAGGATCTGACCATTCTCCAATAAGAGTAGAATCTCTAAAAGATGCAGTAATTGACCATATAATTTCAGAAGATGTGTGGATTGGAACTGTTGTACTTCATGCAGATCCAGGATTTGTGTTAGTTTTATTTACAACAGGAGGAGTGTTAACACTACTACTTTTTGCATACATTAACTTAATACTTAATCCATCTTGGCCATTGGAACCATCTGTTCCATTTTGTCCGTTTGTCCCATCCTTACCATCTTGACCGTCCTTTCCATCGGCACCTTTGGGTAATCCAAAACTAAATTTAAACACATCTCCTTCTAAAACTACATTAGCATTAGCTTGAGTTGTTGAAGAAACACTTGCTACTTCTGCATCAAAGTTAGGGATTTCTCCACCCCCAGAAATAGTTTTTCATTCTGTATCATAATCAGCATTAGATTTTTTAACCAAAGCTTGACCAGTAGTACCTCCTGGAATAACACCCGCTCCAGGATCTCCCTTATCACCTTTAGGACCAGTAACTGAATCACCTTTGTCACCCTTATCACCTTTATCCCCCTTTGGACCTATTGGGCCTTGTTCCCCAGGGTCTCCTTTAGGACCAGTGTCTCCTTTGTCACCTTTTAACCCTTTGCCATTTGTTCCCATGACAAATTTCCAAAAGATGTTAGGATGAATACCAACAATAATATCGTTTTCAATTATAGGTACAGGCTCATTGGATTCTGATGAAATATGACTTCGTGTACAATACAATAAGCACCCTTCATATGATACAAAATCAATAATGTTTTCATCATTGAAATATCGTGTATTAAGATCCCATGTAGACATCTTAAAAGAAGTTCCTGTATAAAAATCACGAGAACTTCTTAATTTATAGTATTCATCTGAAAGTGCCTTCTCCATAAAGGGATCCATATTATATTTCTTCATAGTATTGTATTATTTTAATTATTTCTTCACTAGAAGGATTTCCATTCTCGATATAATCAATGGCATTAACTAATTCATTCATTGTAAATAATGTTTTAGTATTAAATTCGTAGCCAATGTTTAAATTTAACAATTCATTCGAGAATAACCTATATAGTGTATTATATAGAATTTCCACAGCCGCAATCGTTATTAGAATTATTTAATAAATCTCCGCATAATGAATCACAAGAAGACATACTATCTAACACCCTCTGAGCCTCAGTTAGATTCCCTATATCCTTTAAATAGTCAAAAACATACATTGCACTTAAAAGAAAATCCCTTCTATTTCTCAGAGTATTGTCTGTGTCGCATTTATCATAACTACAATGTTTGCAGTTAATAAGTAATAATTGCCGTTGTAAATATACTAAACATCTTTGCAATTTACAAACACTGAATATCTTTTTTACAGGGCAATAGAAAGTTTGTGATGCGCCATTATTGTGAACTATTTTGTATGCATCTATATAGTTATCAAGTACAATACTGTTTTTTATCACCTCTTCATATGAATGCTCATCATCATCTTCAAACTTGCATTTATATAAAGTTTTTCCATCAAAAAATAGTTCATTACTAAGGTTATTATAGGTAGTTTCTCCTATTTTAAAATAATCTAAAGTAGGAATTACTAATTTATAGTAACAGTAAGTGCCATCTTTATCAAGAATGAATTCAGAGGAAAATCTCGAAAGTAATTGACCTCTCTTAACTACCTCTCTTCTCATTCTGATTGTTTTATCAATTGGAATTTCAGTTTCATTATAACTTAGGAAGTCTAACATGATAAAGTTTATCATGTCATCTCCTAAGCTATAATAATCACTGTTATCAATTGCAATTAATTTACAATCAGGTCTGACAATCGTCTGAATAATTAAACGTTTATCCATTATTCAACTTGTTTTATTTTATCATTATAAGGATTGTTATCGAACATTTGTGCAACTTGAGCTTGCAATTGTTGCTTTTTAACTTCAATAGATTGGTCCTGATAATCTTTATCATTCTTAATCTTTTCATGGTCAAGGGCAACTCTCTGTTGCTCAATTTCAATTTTAGCCTGCTCCATTTGGCTAGCTTGATTTTGTAATTGAGATAATTGAGACTGCATTTCTTTATTTTGTTTCAGTAGCTCTTGTGCCTGCTGTTCTGTTTGTTGTAGTTGCTGCTGAAGTTGCTGAACAATAGATTCCTCTTCTTTCTTCATCTTCATAGACTGCTCAACATAACGTTTAAGTTCAGTCATATTTTTTGCAGCTACAATATTAACAATCATTTCGGGATCAGAATAACCTGCTTTAACTAACTCTGTACTTAAAGCCTTTATAGTTTCTCTATCCTTAAATGTTGCTGTACTATCCTCAATATGAACATCAAAGTCTGTTACAGTATAATGTTCAGGAAGTGCCGAGAATATTTGAGAATATCGATCCCCCAAAATAATAACTCCCTGTAGGCCATTTGGATATACTAATTTAGCAAGATTAAGTAAATCATAGTTTACTTCTTTATAGACAGTATCCATGCAATCAAAATACTGCTTAGTTAAAAGACCAGAAGTTGTAACTCCCAATTTAACATTACTAACAGCATCTCGTTGTTCATATTGTGCAAGCATTTCTGGAAGTACTCCTGTGATAGAGGAGGCTTGCTGTTCAATAGATTGAATGGCTAATTGTATAGCCTGAATACTTTGTGCTTTAACAGTATCATCAAACCCATTGAATATTGTATTTAATGGTTGCCCATCTTGAGAAGAGTCAAGAATTCCAACACCATTTTTCTTATAAGCTAACCATTTTTGGATTCTATCTGGCATGCTAACACCAAGAGCAATTGGAAGGTTAGCTAAGTCTAACCAATCACCCACTGTGCCAGAAGAAGCAATTAAGTTATCCCTATAAAAAAGTAATAGGTCATATTTATCTTGGAGATTCATAGTATTTAGTACTAAACTAAAAGGATCTCCATTATGATCCAAGAAAAACATTCCATTTACAGATAACCTACATTTACTTGGATAGTCAGAAGATCTTACTACATTTTCTACTTCTCCTCTAGTAATGTAAATCTCATTTCCAATTTTAACTCCTTCATGTCTTGTTAAATATCCAGTTTTTTCATCTACTTCAAGCCACTCCACCTCATAAACTGTAATTAAATGAGGATTATAATTTGATAATAGGGCCTCATCTCCTGGCATTGCAGGATACGCTTCAAGACCTCCTAAAATACCTGGAGTTAAGTCAGGTCTAGGTAATCCATCAGGAGGAATAGCAGAGGTTCTTACTAAATAGGTTGTTGTTCTAACATCCCCCATTTTTGGAGCCTCTTTTAGTTTAGCAACCGCCTCAGTAGTTAATTCACTGCGATATTCATTCAAAATCATTTCTCTTGTCATCATCTTACGAATAACTACTCGTCTAGAATCTGCAAGATAAGGAGAATTTGGATTTCTTTCTATAAATGTATTTAAAGTATTTAAAGCTTCAAAATTAATATTTTCTCCACTTTCAGTAGGCCTTGTTCTGTAATAACAAGTTCCACTAATAAGCAGATCTGTAAATAAGAGTCTCATCTTATTTTTCATATCAATATTCCTTGATTGCTTTAAATAGCGCAATATATTTTGAGCAGCTATTTCATAATCTGAAATAAATGTTCTATCTAAATTATCCTGAATAGTTTTTAGTTCCTTTTCTATAAAAGGATCATTAACAACCTCTTTATTGTCTAATAATATAGAAATTATATTATTTTGTAAATATTGATGTAACTTTTCATATAATGCCTGATCAATCTTTAATTGTTTTTCTCGCATTATATTTGTTACTGTTAACGAGTCCTTACAGGAAATTTTTAAATCTGGTTCTAACTCAAGATACTTTCCAACTAAAACATCAATATGTTTTTTAATTAGTGGAGTGAAATTTACTGCTGTTGGAGTACCTACTCCATAATTAAATTCAAGACTTTTAAATTGATCAGCATCTCGATGACAATGATAGTACTGATAGGCCTTTCTTAACCTAACTTTTTCATATACTAATTCATTAATAGCATCATCTATTAATTGGATTTCTGTCTTGTTCATTCTAGTACAATATAATAAGTATCATCGTTACCAGTATCTACCATCATTCCTTTGTAATACTTAGCACGATCGATTTGTCGTTGTCTTAAATCTCTTAGTAAGTAATCAAGAAAACCATCTTCACTTCCTTGATAAGAAAAATACATTGGAGCTTCATGTTGATTTAAATCCAGCTTTAAAGTATAAGAATCCTCATCATGCAATATATCTAAATTACCAATATAGTCAGAGCATAAAGCTTCCCTTATCACATTTCGTATTTTATCTTCTAAATTATTCATCACCAATAACTCCAAATTGTTTATAACCTTTTGAGTTAATAAATCATCCAAAATCTTTCCATTCTTTTTCTACACTATGTGCAGGCTTTGGATTAAAGCCCATTAGTTCCTCATCAGCAATTTCTGCCATACTCATAGCTGCAACAATATCATATTTTCTCTTATTTTCATAAGAATAGTTTAATAGTTGTTCCAGAATCATATCAGAATCTATTGTATAACAATAATCGTTTACATAAGTATTAATAAGTTCCAATCCATGCTTGATAATAGTTTCTGTAGCAGGGACTCCAATCATTTGTGAATTACCTCTCTTAATATCACTTAGACTAGATTTTGGACGCTTCATAAAAAGATTATCTTTTTTCTTACTTTTAAAATAGGTCAATATACTGATTTTAGTGTGCTCAAGTAATGCTTTACAATTATATCAAGTTAATAACTTCATTGCATTATCATACGCAAATCTAATATCTCTTGGCCTTTCTTTATACACAGCTACATATTTCGGTTCTTTTAAACCATAAGCTCTACGTTTTATTACAATACAAAAGTCTGATACATCTTTTTGAGTTGCAGAGTCTTCTGTACCTTGGTCAATAGAGTCAATGCCAGCTACATATAAATTTTTATAAGGGTCTTTATCATCAAGCATTGGTTCTTCATAAATAAGAATATTACTATCCACTTTATCATAGACCTTTACTTTATTTAAAGTTTCATCCCCTTCACTCTTATCCCAAAGAAGTGCTACACGTCTGGGTTTAACTCCCATTTTATGTATTCTAATTTGAGTAATTCTATCTGAAATAGCAATAGCATCAAAGATATTATCACCCTGCCTTAATAAAGCTTCTGCTGGGGTAAAACAATACTCTGAACAATATTCAAGAAGGCTCTTTCCACTTTTAGCAGCTCTTTGCTCTTCATAATATTTCTTTGCTTTTTCTATATTTGTAACTCCTCTATGATCTGTATACTCAGATCCCAACATAAATGTATAGGCAGGAATAAAAAATCCTGTATATTGAACAGTTCCATCTGAGGAGTAGAAGTTCTTATAAGGTAAGACATTATTAGCTTTAGGATCACTAAATATCTCAGATAATCCTGTTAATGAAGGGCCTTGGTCACCACCAGTTCCCCAACCAATCTTAATGCCTCTACGTACACCGCCAATTTCAACAAGGGCAGTTCCCTGTGTTCAAGATGTTCTAGATACTGGATTAGAACCAAACTCTTCAAACATCAGTCTATCACAACGAGCACCACGAACCTTACGAGGATTATCTGCAGGAATGCCCTCAATCTCAGCCATACGACCAGATTCAACACCCTCTTTATCAAGCTTTGATGCACGCTTTTGTTTAATATTATCAATTTTCTGACGTACACGCTTCATACCTCCGTCAGTGTTGTTGCTTAACCAGTTTAACTGATATCAACATTTAGTAAGTACATCATCCACATAACTCTCTAAAGATGCTGTATATACTGTTCTAAAGTTTCTTGTGGTAATAAAGGGCCGTACTCCCAAACATGCTCCAATTTCTGAGAAGCCAACTGCACGAGCTTTAAGAGCAACTACGTCCTTTTTTAAATACTCACAAAGTTCTACATAATGAAAGAATTCGTATTGTTTAGATGTAAAGAAGGGGAAGGACTCTTCTGAACCAGCTCCAGCTTTCTTTTTATCGTTAATAATGCCCATTCTATAGAAGTTTAAGAAGAAATAATGATCTCCTGTAACCCTATATTTCCCTACTGTATAACCTTCAACACAACGCCTTATCTGTTCTCTTCAAAAGTCCACATAAGGTTTGCCTCCTTTTTTATGTGCAGTGTATCTTCCAGTTCTCTGATATACCTGCCCAACTTCTATAAAAGGAGTGGGATCAAAATCTAATCCTTCAGTCTCATTAATAGGTCTATATCCTGTTATTTCATAAGACAATTCTGGATCAAAATAATGAATCTCATCTTCTAATATTACATCTCATAACCCTTCAGTCCTTTTCTTATGTACTTCTACTTTATCTTCATAATAATATGGGGACTCTTCAGTTTCTTCATCTATAGTTGAAGCAAGCAACTCCTTCCTTAACTCTTCCTCAGTTTTTTCTGTGAAGGTCGGAAGTCTGTCAACTCTCTTACGTAATTCGTCTTTCTTTTTCTTTGATCTTAGTTCAGCCATACTTTATTTATTAAGGATTTAATCGTCAAGTCCGATCTCTACATCTCCTCTATAACGAGTATTTGTAGATTCCTGATCTTTCTTGTAGTCATTCTCCAATTCACGTAAGTAATCATTCATCTTTTTAATCTGCCCAATACTTTCAAGAACCTTTTTAGGATCATTTAAGTATTTTCCATTTCCATCCACATCAGTGAATTCAATATTGTCTAAAAATACTCGCATTTTTTCTAATGTCCTAAATGCGGTTTTAATCAAACTAAGAATTCTAGATGAGTCTTTAATCTCCATATATTTCCGACATGCTGCTCTAAAATCAGGATCTTCCCACTCTTTGTCAGTTAGTTCACTATCCTTCATAGCTTGCTCATGTCTTTCTTGTTCTATATACTCTAAATAGGGAGATTTAAAATCCAACATTAAGAATATATATTTAAATTCTCTCCATGCCCTCAATCTATTAATACCAGTAGGATCTTCTTTACATTTATTCCTACTGGTATCATAGAGTGCTGCAAATTCCTTAACTAACAGTATCTCATACTCATTTAGAGTAATTGCTCCTGTAGAGTTATCATAAAGGAAAAAATCAACCATTATTTCACTTTCTTGAATTTATCTATAATAGTAGCTTTTCTTAGTTCCTCTCATTTTAAAGGTTTTTTCTCTTGAACCTCACCACCATTATTATATCTTGGGGTACTGTATCCAGCTATACTATCAATAGCTCTATTAATCTGATCAAATGGAGAAGTTCCTGTAACAAACTTTCTAATAGATCTTCCTAAAGAATTACTGTAAAATTTCCCATTTTTAGATACTAAAGTATCTGTAGAGAAAGGATAAAATGTACTTCTTGTATAGATAGGACCTCCAGGTAAAGCATGATATGTTGAATCAGATCTGAATTCTTGTTCAGCTAATCTATCAGAGGCTCTTTGAGCAGCCCTCTCTTTAAAATAACCTTCTCTATATCCAGCATCCCGTCCATCAATGTCTTTGTATCCTCCTTCTCCATCACTATGAATTGGACCTTTAGGGGTATTTATAGTTTTCTTTCCTCCATTTTTAAACTTAGTAACTAAGTAGTTAAGCTTTCCTCCCTTCTTAAACATTCCAGTTTCCTCTGGTTGAATTGCAGCATTTTCAGATTTAAATTCCTGAATAAGTGTTTCTAATTGCTTTTGTCCTTCTGGAGTTTTAGAAAGCTTATTTAAAGTCATTGCTATCTCTTCTGGAGATTTATTTTGCAGCTCCTTTACACGTGTCGGAATCCATTTTATGAATTCCATTAATTGAGTTTCGTCCATGATGTTTCTTAGTATTTTCTATAATAATTCCTTTCTTTTTTAGTTCCACCCATAGCTTAATACGTTCTTCTATAGTTTCTCCTAAACATTCAGGAATATCCGCTAAATCAACCCATGTCAAAAGATTATTTCCATCCTGCAGTTCAATAAATTCAGCAGAGGTGCAATCTACATGGTCTATATTTCCTAGTCTATTAAAGTATACTTTCATTATTTTACCCTTTCAAGATCTTTAGAAGAAAAAATTTCCTCACAAAGATCACCATTTACATTAAACCATCTGCATTTAATTCCCTTAAAGGAATTCACTGTCTCATCGTTATGTTTATATGACCTTGTCACTTTTTCCACAACATACATCACTGGAATATTACTTAGTTTACGATGTCTAACTCTAACTAAGTCTCCAGGATTGTAAAATATTTTTTCAATTTCACTAATCATTGTTTACAATTCTACATATTACATTTTGTTCACTAATTGCCCAATATCCCCTATAATCAAAAGGAACTGGAGCTGCTCCAACATTTCTTATATAAATATCATCACCTTCTTTGACATATTTACATTCTGGGCCAACTGATACAACATGGCAGCAAATAACTCCCATCTCATCTTGCTCCATTTCTCCAGCTTCGTTTAGATGGAACGAATCTACATCCATAATTAGGCCTGCTCCAGACTTATATTTACGATAAGGATTTTTCTTATACTTTGTAAAAATAACTGTAAATCCTGTTGCTTGAACTTTCTTATTTTCTGCAGACTTCCATCCTTTATTTGCTTCTAATTCTGCAGAAGCTGCAGCTAATTTCTCCATCTCAATTTGTTCTTTAATATCAGCAGAACTAATTCCAGAAAGATTTTTACTTAATTGTGCGCCATAGCCACTCATACCAGTGGCATCATTTCCATTTAAAATTAAATTACTCATAATTTTTACCATTTTCCTATAATACATTTACCGTGAATTAATCTAGTCTTAGCAGATAATCTGCAGGAACAGCCACGGACATAACCATCTTTTTTATATGCTGATGTTTTCCCTTCTTTATTTATATAAAGCTTAGGGTTACATATTGGGCCAACAGGGGTTTCTTTATATAATGGACATTCTTTGCATATTTTCATTCTTTCCTCATATAACCCCTCATTAGCATTAAACATCTCATTTACATGTCCATCTATAATATCAAATATACTTCCCATATTTAAAATACAATAGGACGATCTCTATCAAGTACAGTCGTCTGTTTTAAAAGCTTTTTATAATGCTTTAACATTCTCTCTACATCATTTTTAAGATAATCTACAGTATATTCTGTAATTTTATCATCGTGATCAATGTGTATTAGCATTAATTTTTTAATATTTAATTCTGGCTTAATTTGCTGAAGTAAATATGCATATGTTGATAATTGCAGCGAATAATGATAAAAATTACAATCCTCTATATTATTTAAAGGGTACTTCATCATTATTCTACTAAACTTATTCTTATCAAAGTAAGAATGTTTCTTAATCTCCTTATTGGTTTTATAGTCTGCAATTATTATATCATTTCCATCTTTAATTAGTAAATCTATTTGTCCAGCAACTCGTAATATTCCATCGGAAGATTTTAAGCTAACTAAAAATTCTGGGTATACTCCTTTTTCTAAATCAAGTTCGTAATATCCTTTTTTACAAGTAAAAACTCCTCCTAAACCAAACTTTTTTAAATCTTGCTTCTCTGAAGTATAATACATCTCTTCAAAATTAGAGTGTATTTTTGTACCTCTTTCACAAGATTTATTTCTCTCATCATCATATCCTTTTTGTATTTCTTTTCTTGTCTTATCAAAGATAATCGGATCAAGATGAAGTTTTTCAATCATATCATCTGTCCACCTCTTTGTAGCTAATAAAGTTTCTTTAAGTACATGAAAAGTTTCTTCCGACATTAACTTCTCGCAAGTTTTATAGGAAGACCAAAAAAATACATCAAAAGGATTCTCATATTTGCCAATTAAAGTAGTAACAGAAACATATTTTTGTTGATCTGTTTTGTCTATATATACATGAGCTTCATCAGAGTATACTACATCCTTTGTCTCTTTGTCTACTTTAAGGCCATTTACATATTTTTCCTTAACATTTTTTAATTTAGGCATATTGCTTCTCGAAATTGATTGATGTCAACTTCTTTCAAAGAAGTTAACGATAATAGTATTTGAACCCTTCTTCTCACCTCAAGCATATAATCTTTTATTTGTTCTTGAGTAAGTTTGGGGGAATTTTCAAAAGAATAACCAAGTATTCCCATAAATTGATTAGCAGAATTTTTTCCTGGAATTCCAACAGCTACTAAGAAATGTGTGCCGTTGATATTAATCATTTGAGCTAACTTAGAATCTATTTGGGATAATTCATCTGAACCCCCATAAAAATATCTGCGTTTGTCCAAATAATTGAAGAAAGGGAAAATACTGGTTGGCATATCTTTGTATTGCCAATATACTGCTTGATCTAATGAGGGTTTTCTACATCTTTCATAAGTCATATCTATGTAATAAAAACCTAATCCGCTACCATTTGCTTTTCCATTGTGCCCTTCCATAATAAAAGCCCTATCACATCCTATATCCCGTATAGAATTATCTAATAATTCATTAATAACAGGATTAACATGCCTGCGAATTTCTTCGCTTGTAACATGCTTTTCCTTCTCAATTGCATGAACCCATTCAATAATGTTTTTAATAGTTTCTTTTGGATTGAAGGCAATGTTCACAGTAAATGCAAATAAAATTATTAAAATACATGACTTAATAATATTTAAAAACCCATAGTTCTTCAAAAACTCCAGAATTTTCTCAATCCATTGAAGGAAATTTTCCATAATTTATTGAATAATATGTTTTATGTGAAACTATTTGTTTGTTGCAAATATAATTATTATTTTTGTAAAAGCAAAACAAAGATATATATTTAACTATAAATACATTTAGAATAAAATGAGTAAGTATAACAACGAGATTTTAGATAGTATCTACGAGAGATACTCTAAATTCAATAACGAAAACACTCTAAGTCTTAAGGAAAGTAAGGATGAGTATGTATTAATGATGAAGAAAGGAGCTAAGATCCACATCAAAAAAGAAAATAGAGGAAAATTTAGTGCTAGTGCAAAACGGGCAGGAGAAGGTGTTCAAGAGCATGCTCATAAAGTAATGAATGATCCGAACGCTACAACATTGCAAAAGAAAAGAGCTAATTTTGCTATACAGGCCAAAAAATGGCATAAGAAATAAAAACAAATAGTAATGAAAGAGTTCTTCCTAAAGATGTTTACTGCTCATTCAGGGTTGAGTAGTAAAAGAGTATGTGGATTTTTTGGATGACTAGTTTGCCTATTTATATGTGTTTATTGTACCATCATGGTAATTCCAGCTCCAGAAGTTGTAGAATTATTATTCATATGCAGCACATCTTTATTAGGAATAGATAGTATTACAGGAATCTGACATAAAAATATAAATAAATAAATGAAAACATATAAGATATGATACGTATTAGGCTTGTTATTTATGGGATTATTTTTCCTTAGCACATTATCTACAGGAACTCCATTATATGTCTTAATAAGCCTAATATGTTTTTTAATTAGTGCAAAATATTATAAAGAATAATGATTAAACAATTTATAAGCCAAAATGTTTGGGGGGGGGTTAACTTCAAAATTAATTTTCAAGGAAATATTTTAGCAGTTAAATATGGAACTGAATTAGAATTCTATGCTGGAAGTACTACCACTCCATATAAAGTTAAACAATGGGTTGGGGCATTAACTACAAATACTCTTATACTCCCTTCATGATATGTTAATGATCCTAATGGTTGAGGCTTTATTTTATATATTGTAAGTAGTGAACTTGCATTAGATATGCCTAGAAAATATTATTTTAAAGCATATGTAGATGGAACATATATAGGAGACGCTACTGCAGATAGTATTAATGGCGGGTTGTCTTTTGCAGGAATATGTTCAGGTTCATGTAAAACAATTGAACTTGTATGAACTATACTTCCTACAAATATTATATCACTTAGATATGACAAATATACTCCAGGAACTTGAACAATGAGTACTAGTGTGTTAGCTAAATACCCATTAGCTACCAATTTAAGCTTAATTGTAAGATATAGTGAAGGAGAAGGTACCAGTTCTATAGCTACATGGTCTATGTCAGAAGGTTCCACGAGTTTACAGAACAAAACCATTGCATTATTTGGAAAATCTCCAAAATGTTTAATAATTAATCCATTACCAGAATATGATAGTACATGTGTTTATGCTCATAATCCGTATTCAAACTATGTATGTTTTAATATAGATGATTGTCCAATGTATAAGGATGATCTTGGACATGAAACATGAATGGATGTTGCAACAGCATTATGGGGAGGTGTAAGCACAAAGAATGGATGGCCTGATATAACTATGACTACAGAAAATGATGAGATGGCCCCACTTAAATATCTATCAGATGATGCAAAAACTTTACTGTTTATGTGGGTTCCAGAAAGTATGATTTCGATTAAGCAAATAAAAACTTTAATGTGGGAAGATACAAAATATCCTGGAGGTACCCAATATATTTATTACTACCCAGATTATCCTGGAACAGAATTAGGAGAAGAAATTGTAAATAAAGGAATCTTCTTATCCTTAGATCTAAATAAAGCAACTATGGAACCTGCTAAATGAAGAGGACCAATAGATTAAACAAAAAAGGAACCCAATTGGGTTCCTTTTGTTTTAAGTTCTCATTTCTACACTAAATACTTCGAAATTAATCTCTACATTTTCTCATTTTGGAAGACTGACTGCAGTTACAAATCCTCATGAAGAAGTCATAACTAGTTGACAATCAACATCATTGTGTGTTTCTGTTTCATTTGTATCTATATTTCTTATTGTAACATTAACTCTTCCTATATTATCCATATCATGTATTTCGATTCTATCTACTTTTATTCCACATATTGCAGTAAATGTAAAATAAGTTAATTGAGGTTTTAATGATATGGGGCTTCCCATTTCTTTTACTAAAGAGTAATGCGCATTTTGTCCTCAAGGTTGATGACTTGTATATACTTGTGGTGGATAAGATACAGGTGTAAAATCAGAGTACATTCCTTCATCTAATGTCAATTCTTCAGAAATAGTTATTCCACTATCTTGCGATAATAAACATAATTTTGCCTCCTGTGTGTTTGGAACCGCAATTAAAGTTCCTGTACCTCCTTCAGTTCTTTGGGCTCCAAAATCATTTACATATACCTCTATAGATTTATATTGAAATGAACCCCCCCCCCATTTTATTTTGGGAAATAAATAATTTATTCATATTATGTTGTTATAAAATCAGTTCCTTTACATATACATATCCACATTATGTACAAGTGTATTTCTTTGATAAATTTTAATCATGAGTTAAATATAATGTTCCTAAATTGATGAATTCTCCACTTTCTCCGCCAAGGAATACTTCTAATTCTAATGTTTGTGCTATAGAACTAGACACGGGAGAATAGATATTAAAATTACAATAATAGGGAGCATTAAAGCTTCCAGAGCAATAAAGTATTGAACCATCATTAATAATTGACTTCCCACCTTCAGTAGACTCTCAGGAGAATGTTCCTTCATTTCCTCCAGTATAACGTAACTCTAAATAATCAGGATCTCCTACAGGTCAAATTCGAAAATGCATTGGTTCTCCAGGTTGATGACCTGCATTGCTCGTATTATATCTTACAACATTTTTAAATGGATATGCATCTTCTCAACGACTTCCCTCAGCATTATACAATTGAATTGAATAAGGAGATGTTTCTTTTCCTATATTTTGCGATATAAAA